CTGGGATGTATTGAACGTTACGGATACGAACCCATTTCTTAGGAGCGTACAGTGCAAGAGCGCCGTACCAAAGGACAGTGAACGTAGTTGTAGCATTCATTTGCGCTAATGGTAGTTTCATCATTGGTAGTAACTCTAGTAAGCTAAGAACTTGAGGAGTCATTTCACCAACGAATACATCAGTTGTTTCTGGAATTGTTTCGTTGCGGTCGATTACTACTAACTCATCTTGGTCGTTACGTTTTGAAACTGGGAAACGAGCGATTAAGAAGTAGTGACCTGTTTCATTACCACGACGGTATACAGAGATGAACTGTGGAGATGCTTGGTATAAGTTAGCTAGTTTAACAGTTAACTTAACTTCACTTTCAGCTGCTGCAACTGTAGCAATAACTTCGTCAGACGGTAATGATTCTGCATCGTCAGAATGAACTACAACTTTGTAAGCTTGCTCTTTGATATCTTCCGGACGGAATTTACCTTTACCTGCTGCAACTGTTGCTACAACTGATGCTGGAGCTTGAGGAGCGTTAGGTTCAATCATACGACCTTCTACTAAGATATTATCATTCTCCATGATTGTTGAACCGTGAAGATTGATAGCACCACGAGTAGATAAGAATTGGTTGATTGAGAATCCAGTAGAGAATCCACCAGCTTGTGACGGTTGAATTACACGTTGACGGTCTAGTAAGTTATTCGTGAAGTCCGCTTGCACCCCAATCGGCATAAACGCATCTGTAGCACGACCGTAACCTTTACCAACGATAACTGCTGCTTTGTTTAAAGTTTCTTCAGTTAAACGTTTACCAGCTAAGTCAATTACGTTTGTATCTTTATCAATTAATTTAGTTAATCCATCAAACTCTAATCCTGCTTGACTATCATCTTCTGCCGATAATGCTGCATCTCCGTAGAAAATACCCCACTCGATAGATTTTGCAATAACAGAGATTGCGTCTTCTGTCAAGATTGACATTGGGTCAGCGATGTTATTCACAAGACCAGCTGCGATAGATTGTTGTTTAGTGTCAGATAAGAATTTCATCTGTACTGTCTTTTGACGGATATTAGGGTCATTGATACTAGCTACCCCAACCTCACGAACGAAACGTGAATGACCTGTACGACCATGTTGGTTAAATACAGCATACTTAGCAACAGTTGAATTTACTTGCTGCTTATTAATTAATGGATAAATCGTAAAGTCTGCATTGTCATAAGCAAGCATTTTTACTTGGTCTTCTAGTAATTCACGACGTAATGCAGCTGCGTTTTGTTGCGTGTCAGGAGTGATACCTGTACCAGTTGTAAACGACTTGCTTACAATCTCAGCTAACTGGGCTTCAGCTTGCTCAGGCAACTTAACCTCTTTTTCTTTTTCTACTTTTACTTCAGTCATTATTTTTATCTTCCTTTCAAAGTGGTTTGTATTTTATTCACAATATTCAAAATATTCTGTTTCCTCACTATAAAACTAGTATATCATAACAAGAGGAAGTAGCTTAGGAGGAGTCCACTACAACCTCTTCTGTACTTAATATAACACTTAGTACTACCTTTTTCTAATTAGTAGCGTCCTTCTACAATTGCTTTGACAGCTGATTCATCTTGTTCACTTGCATATCCACCTTTAACACGGTTAACTACGCCAAACAAGAATCCTTTTTCTGTAGGATTAGCTTTACCAGACTGTACATAGTTAATTACAGAACCGATATGGTCGGCAGCTTTAAATACTTCCTCTTCTACTTCAACTTCAACTTCCGGAGCATCAGCAGATTTAGCAACGTACTCTACGCCTTTACCATCTAAGTCTTCATCTTCATCCATAGATTTAGCTACAGCTTCTGTTTCTGGTACAACTACAACTTCCTCTTCTACTTTGGTTTCTGGAATTTCTAACTCTACCTTTTCTTTATCTTCTTCTTCTTTAACTTCGTCGACAACCTCTGCCTCTTTAACCTCTTTAGCTTTAAGCTCTTCAACATGTTTAGCGATGTTCTCAATCATAGGAAGTACTGATTTTTCAATTCTCTCTAAACGTTCAACTACAGATTCTTGATTCTTGGCAACAGCAGTAGTTGACTTGACAACTGATTCTAGGAATGTAATAAACTCTGCACCAATTGGTAATGCTTCCGCAGATTTAGTAACTTCCTCTTCTTTGTCTTCGGATTTCTCTACTTTCTTTTTATCTTTCTTTTCAGTCTTTTCTTCTTCATGCTCATCACACTCTTCGTCAGACTTTTCTACGTCCTCTTTGTCTTCTTTCTTTTTATCTTTATCTTCTTTCTTTTCTTCCTTAGCGGACTTCTCAACAACTTCCTCTTCTTCCTTAACCTCTTCTTCTTTTTCTTTTTCTTTAACTTCCTTTTCCTCTTCCTTCACTTCAACTTCCTCCTCTACTTCTACTTTAGGCTTTTCTGGAGCAATTACTTCTGTCTGAGCCAACTCCATTGATTTTGTTACTTCCTCTAACTCTTTGTTTAATCCTTCAATTGATACTGTCATTTTACATTCTCCTTCATAATTTTATTTTTAACTTCTCGTAATGCATCGTCTCGTGACATACCTTTTGCTAATTGTAAAAACAATACTGCACTTTCTGGTTTGTTTCTTCCCATATCATCTAAGTGTTTACCAATCTTTCCCCATACATCCTTAAACTCTTTATCAGACTTTCCTTTTAAAGTCCAAGTTAGATTGTAAAGACTTCTAGCGAAATTCTCTGGACTTAACGCACCAGCATCAATTGAATCCTCAGGTGAAATGCCATATCCAGCTGTGAACGATTTTGCGAAGTGTTCCCACACTGCATTAGGATTAGCTGGGTTAGTAGTAACGGCTACATTTGTTACGCGTAGTTTACGCATAATACGAGGGTCGTCTGCGTCACGTTGTAAACAGAATCCCTCAACTGAGAATCCTAGTGTTCTAGGGACACCGGAAGTTTTAATATTGTTTGCTAAGTCCCACATACTTTTAGCGTATGGGTTTTCTTTGTAAAGTTTACATTCTACGTATAACCCAATATCTTCATCGATGTATGTCCCATCTGTAGGGACTCCTACTTTATAGAAGTCTCCTTGTTTATGTTCATAGTTTATATATCCATGATGCATAAAGTAAGAGATGTCAATGCCTTTAGGGTCTACGATATCGTCCTGTCTATCTAAATGTTGTGTAGTTGCATATCCGCGTAGATACCAAGAACGCTCATCAGGAGAGTCGTCATTCTTCTTAATAGATTCTTCAATATCAATCGGAACGAACATTGTAAATGCTCCTGTGTTTCTATCAACAAGTGTTTGCATCTTTCGTCTCCTTTCTAGAGGTACTTCCCTTAATATAGCAAAAGTACCTCTTTGTTTGGAGTTTTATTTAAAAATTCCGACAACTTTGTCTTTAATATCCCATACGAGGTAATAAAGACCAGCAGCTATAGTAACTAAAAACTCAAAAGCGTTATCGCGCATTACTTCTTACCTCGCTTTGCATCTTCATTCACAGTTGCTTTATTCTCACTCTTACCACCTTGCTTCATAGCAGTTCCGGATTTAACGCCCTTCACTTGTCCATCTTGCTTAGGTTTTCCTGCGTTACCATTAACAGCATCAGACTTACCATTCATCCCTTGCTGCTTCATCTCGGACATCTGTTTATCATCTGACTGACCTTCGGCTTCTTGCTGCTGGGCAATCATTTTCTCTTGCATGATTTGACCTTTAGACTGAACGTGGTATGGACTGTTGATTACATCTCCACCTTCGATTGCGCCGTATCCTAAGATAGCTCTTGCCTCGTTGAATGTTAATCCAACCTGAGTACGGAGTTCTAGTAACTCTAGCGCTTCTTTCTCTGTAGCGGCGTCCCCACCTACGAATTGGAATAGATACTCATCACCGAACTGTTTTACGATGTACTTGTTAATTGTATCTTCGATGAATTTAAGTAACGGCTCTAGACCTTTATCACGAGATATACGGTTCTTCTCTTTGGCAGACGTTTCATTTAATGAGCTACCTGATGAACCTGTGGCTCCTCCTCGGTTAGGGAAGTTAATCTCTGATGGGTCAATTGCGAAAATACTACACATAACGTTGATAAGGTAGTTTAACCATCTCTCAAATTCCATATCCTTAGATGATTGTGTCATATTGATAAAGTTTACATCTTCAGCAGATACAACTGGAATCTTCCAAGCTCCGTTTACACCAGAGAACATTGATTGCCACTCTCGACGGAATGATTGCAACGCAGAACGTGATTGTTCTTGTCCGGTCTTAATGTGTAATAAGCCTCTTGTCGTACCGCCCTGAGCGAAGTAACGAGCATTGAATAGTTCGGTATTCTCATGATACTGAAGATGCTGTAAGCATATCTCAAGCTCGCTATAACCGTATTTACCAACTGTGATATCTGTACGAGGATTGTGAACCTCCCACGCCATCTCGTTAGATTTAAAAGATGCTACCTTCTGGTTATCAATCATCTGTACGTATTTATATGCGTCTTTACCTTTTGGTAGTTTACCATTAGAGTCTACTGCTGTAAAAATTGTTGATGCATCTCGAGCAGCAAACCTAGCTAGTTGTTTCTCTTTATTATAAATAAGTTCAAAGTTAATTTTATCGTATATTAGTCTATCGCGAGTAATCTTTTTAATGAACGTCCTAAACGTGTCTCTCGTCAAGTCTCCGTTATCTACGCCAGTGTACTCTAGGAAAGTCTCAATCTCTTTAATCTTCGCTTCCTCCGCCTTGCTAGGGTTCTTTAACGGGTCCTTAAGTCGAACCTCATATCCGACACCTTTAGTTGAGTACCGCGATGGAGTACAGAACATTGATACTTGATTGACACGTGTGTTTATGATAGCGTTGACTATAATATTCTTTCTGGACCATAACTTAAGCGTATCTAATAATCTATAATCCCCATCTCTTGATGGTGCTTCTTTATAATCTGGATTAACTGACATGGATGCGAGATACGGTTCCTCATAACCTTTTGTTCTACCTATATCTTTTTTGTCTCCAGATTTAGATACTACTTCTTGCTCTAGTCCGTTAATCATGACTGAGAAGTCACCCATGTCTTCTGGATTTAGAATATCCAGCTTTGACAGTGTGGTTGGTTTCTTCTTTCTAAACCACTTAAACGGATTCATTTATTCTCCACCTTTACTTTTATTCGCTACTAAATATTTTCCTAGCGTTCTTTACTTCATAGTAATCGGATAAAACAACTTCCCCTAAACTATCTTTTAGCTTCACTTTTGTATCATCTTCGTCCGACAATCCTAAAAGTGTATATCGGTTATTTTCTAGGAATATATAAACAGTGACTTGTGTACCACCTAATAGTTTATAGTACGTAACTACTTCAATCCAAGAATAACCTCGAGATAATAAAGTTTTAGCTGTTTTCCATTTTGCATCAGTTACATGAATTGACAAATGGTTACACCTCTATCTTGTATAATATAATGGTTACTCGTATGTATTAATTATAACACTATTCTATGTTATTACCTATTTGTGGACATAAAAAAACCCTACTATAGTTACCGAACTAGTAGTAGGGAAAAAATAACCAGAGGGGGTGTTTCATGAGTACCGAAGTAATCATAAACGTTCAAACAATAAAAGGGGTTGAACAAACATGTTACCGCATACTTGTTCGAAAGGGTGTATAACAAACAAAAGAAAAAATAATGATATCCGTTCAGTCGGAGGAGAGAACATTGATATCTAGGGTTGTAAGGGGGAGCAACCCTTACAATATCTATATACCACTATCTTAATGAAAAGTCAATACACATTTAAAATATTTTATTTATATTTGACAAAGGTGAATTGCTTATATAAAATTAAAACATACAGCTGAACCGGATGTTTATGTTTTACGAATTTCTCTATATATTATATTGTTAAATATATATTATTAATAATTAATTAGTTATTATATATTATTAAACTATATATAAATAGAAGACTAGTTAAAACATAAACCCCCAACTCCGTCGGTGGTTTTAAATAAGAATATGAATATATTAATAATACAATATACTTATTAACAAAAGAAATGAACAGTATCAGATTAGGTTTACAATATATCAGTTAGTCTATTATAGACTACATCAAAAATTACATAATAGTTACGTGTTTTAAACCGTTGGTATCACTGGGTTTGTACGGGTTTTTTGTTAAAAACAAAATGTTTTAATTACAATAAAGAATACACTAAGCATTACGCCTAGTGTATCAGTTTGTTAACGATATACAATTTTAAACGATTGGATATTTTGTGCGACAATGTAAGCAGCATCAGTTTTAACTACAGCTGCTTTATATGCTAAAAATACAGGTGAGTTAGAACCTCGAACAGCGTTACCAATTGTTGCTTCTGGTCTATCTACGATACCTGCCGTTACGAATAAATCATAATGCAAGAACCAAACCTCACCGTTTTGCATCGTTACTTCTACATCAAATTCTCTCATTATAAAAACCTCCTATTTATTTGCTAAACTAAAGATATAACTTAGTAATCCACCAAGAACAACCATCAAAGCATTCTCAACTAAAGCCCGTTGCTTATCACTGCCTTTCTCTCCGCGCATCTCAACAGCGTTAAGTTTTTGGTTAAGTACTTCAATCTTGTAAGCTAGCTGAGATTGTTTCTCTCCATTAAGTGCGACGTTTTTATCAAGTTCATGAACAATATCTTCTAATTCCTTAACAACTTCATTCATCTCATCAGAAGTACCTGCATGTTCTTTTAAAATCATCTCAATCTCTTTAATCTTACTTTCTAGTTCCATAGCTTTCATATAAATCCTCCATTCAAGACTTATTTTCCGCATTTTATAATCCAAGTATACCATTTATCAAAGAAACTTTAGAAAGCTAGCCGTGTTTAACACCTCCTTTATCGCGAGAAGCCGTTAAAGAGCTAACCATAACCGTTGACATAACCCCATTTTTAAAAGCAACAGAGTCGTACTTCTGCGCGTTGAAGAGGACGATATCTGCTATAATAGAGGTATACACGATAACAATGAACGTTAACGCTTTTACCGTAGGCATCAGTAATCTAAAAATAAAACCACGATGCAGTATAGAAGCGGTTACGAATGATATGTAGATTGCAACTACATACATGATTATCGTGAAAGCAATAGACAGTACGAAATATAGCATAAGGGTACCTTCTTCCCACGTTCGTTGTGTTTAATATAGCGGTTGCTTTTCCAATAAAACACACTATCTTCTATATTAGATACAGTAAAGATATTTCTCAATGGAGGTTATTGGAAAATGTGGAGTAAACATACACGAGAGAAGTTTATTATTATGCTGGTTTCACAAGTAATTGGTTACGAAATAGTACACCTAGTATCTCAGCATCACTCGAACGTACATGTAACTACAGTCTTATCTGTATGTACGGGTGTCGTTGTAACATGTTTAAGTCTATTGGTTTACGAATTAGCAATTAAGAAGGAGAATAAAAGAGTTCGAGACAGATTAGAAAGAATCGCACATCAACACAAAATTTAGGGAGGATTTAAAAATGAAAGATACATTAGAAGAAATGTTTGAATCGGTACAGGACTACGTAGAGACTAGTTTAATGGTCACTGTAGATAAGCATAAAGAAGGAATAACACCCTCATATATGGTTGGCAAGAATAGAGTTGCAGATTTAGATGGGTACCAAAAAACGAAGAACGACTATAAACATGTCTTGACACTTGTTATGACTAAGATGGCTGTAGATTATTACAACAAACCACATTTCCACGACAAAGAGAGACAATCCATTAAGAATATTTTTTACAAGTACAATGTAGATTTAGAAAGCGCCATTGTTCGTGAAGGGTTAAGCTATACTACAGATTTACTGGATGAGCTATTAGCAGAAATGATTGTGGAACTTCCATTCACATATGCGAATGCGCTGTTCAAAAACGATAAAGTATATGAAGAGTTCCTAGAAAGTATCCTAGATGCATACGAACCTTTCATCATTTTCTTAAATGCAGAGTAAAAAAGAGGTTCTAAGAAAAAGAAAGTATTTGTTTAGTATAGCGAAAACGAAGAATAGTTTTAATAAAGGGGATAAACGAGTACACACTCCTCGTATATGCTCATCTTGCGGGAGAGCTCTAGCTGAGTTCTCTCCTATTAAACAGAAGTACGTAACAGCAGTTACGCATATACATTGTAAGATAGAGTCCTGTGTATCTCTAAATGTTTGTAAGGACGTACAGAGTTGCTACAGGTACCTTAAAAAGAAAGGAGAACTAGAAGATGGCAATGGTGGATAACATTAAAAGAAACATGAAAACTAAGAACAATTTGTTTGATGCACAAGAGGAACTGCGTCAGAGCCTTAACTTAGGATTCTCGGAGTTGATGCTACAGTTTGCTAACCGTGTGCAGAATGGTGATATCAAAATAGATAACGTAGCAGATGCTGTACGAGCGTTCGGAGTGTTCAAAGAGTTGAATGGTATCGAGGATGTAATGGCTGGGCAGAACAAGTCAGGCGCTTTACCAGAGCTTAATATGCGTCAAGAGAAAGTTGTGGATGATTTTGTTCGAGAAGGTACGTTAATCAAGTCTGATGAGGATGGAGAAGAAAGAATCGATATTGGTAGTTTACAAGATGACGATGTAGCTAAGATGATTCGTGATATGGACATCGCACAAAATACAGAGAATGAGGAGACGTTCTAATGCAAAAGAGACCTTGGCAAATTGATATTATTGCGAACGACGATGTAACGCAGTACAAGTCCGTTAAAAAGTCTCGTGCCATGGGACTTAGTGAAATTAAACAAGAAGACTACAACGTGCTAGCTAAAGCGCGATGTGCAATATTTAACAATGTCATTATGGGAGTACCATACGATAGGAAGGAAGATTAGTAATGTCAAACATCACAGGAGAACTAATACAACGAATAGCTAAACAAACTTTCGGAAGGACAGACCTGACAAAAGAAGAACTAACATATATACTAACAATGGTGAACTGTTCTTCTTATTTATTGAAGAATCATAGTGTTAAATCACACCCAATTACATTCCATGTATCAGGTAAAGATGCGGCAAGGAGACAGGCTCACCGTCCTTGGCAGGTAGATATAATCAACGATACTCACCCTGATAAAGCTGTAATAAAATCTCGTCAGTTAGGTCTGTCAGAGGTTGGTGTAGGTGAGATGATGCACTTCGCGGACATTCACAGTTACGCAGGTGTTAAATGTCTATATACGTTCCCAACGAACAGACAGATGAAAGACTTTGTATCTACACGTATAAATCCGTTACTAGCTTCCGGATACTACGGTTCTATCACGGACCCTTATGTAGATTCGCTAGATAAGAAGAAAATTAGAAATAGCTTCTTAATCTTCCGTTCTAGTTCCAAAGCAGCAGCGGTAGAGGGTATCGATATTGACTACCTATCCATAAACTTACTTGTGGCTTGATGGGGCGACCCATCTCGAAAACTCCGTTAAACGGGGAAAAGCTAAGTCCGAGAGGATATGCCAATCCCGTACCAAAGAAGCCTAACGGCAGAAAAGGTCTAACGACTAAATTTCTAGGTAACTATCAAAATGGTGATAGTGAGAACTAGATAAGAAAACCTTGTATTTTAAGATAGTTGATGGTATTCTGTAGGAAAGGAGATGTTTGAAATGGCTAGACCTACAGACGAGTATTTAAATAGTAAAAGAAATAAATTCGCAGAAGACTTCATTAGGCAAGTCGAAGAGTTAGAAGGAACTAGGTACTCAGTCATTGGTGAGTATACTAAAGCTAAAACTAAAATAATGATGAGGCACAACGAGTGTGGTTTCGAATGGGGAGTTACACCGGACAATTTCTTAAGAAGAAGTTCTAGATGTCCTGACTGTAGCGGTAACGCTAGATTAACGACAGAACAATTCAAAGAAAAGATGAAAAGAGAAATAGGTGAGGAACATAAGTTTCATGGTAGATTCTATAGCATGAGAAAGAAGATATTATGTGAACACATACCTTGCGGGAATAAATGGTATGTCATACCTTACTCTTTACAGGCAGGGGTTACTTGTCCAACGTGTAATGAATCTAACGGCGAGATGAAAGTTAGAAAAATACTAGAGGCTAACTTATTATCTTTTGAACCACAGAAATCATTCCATAAATGCCGAACAACTAAATCCCTAAACTTCGATTTCTACGTACCGTCTTTAAACTTATGTATTGAGTTTGATGGAATACAGCATTTCGAACCAGTAGACTTCGCGTCTAAAGGTACTGCATGGGCGAAAGAACAGTTCAACGGTGTAGTTACAAGAGATTCTATTAAAAATGAATTCTGCGAATCTGAAGGAATTAACTTATTAAGAGTTAACTATAAAATGAATGATGAAGAAATAAGAGAAGCCATCAATTCTACTATTTCTAAAATACAAGGAAGTAAAGCGGAGAGTCTCTAACCTAAGCTAGAGATTATGATATAGTCTATCCCGTCTCCCTAGAGGAGAGTTAAAGTACTAGGAAACTAGCGGTGTAAGAGGGATGAGTATGACCGTGTACCAGCTTCAGCTGAGCAGTCTGCTATCGAGTCGATGGCATCATCTCAGTTCAAGATTATGCGTAGATGGTCAACACCAACTGTTCCGAACTACGGTATCCATAAATTGTTTGAAGAGTCAGACCAGCGTATTTATATGCACAAATGTGATGCGTGTAATTACACACAAGAAATAGACTACGATTTAAACGTAGAGTGTTTAGACCAGTCAGGCGTCGATACACTTGCAAAGACAGTTAGAGATGGTACGTATCGTTTTATCTGTCAGAAGTGTAAGGCTCCATTAGACAGATGGTATAATGGTCTATGGGTACCACGTTATGCAGACCGTTCATTAAACAACCAAGGTAAACGAGGATATCTAATCTCTCAATTAAATGCAGTATGGTTATCCGCCGATGATATTAAACGTAAAGAAATAAACTCAGAGTCAAAGCAGCATTTCTACAACTACGTTTTAGGGTTCCCTTACCAAGATGTAGCGTTAGCAGTTCAGCCGGACGATATACTAGGGCATAAGCGCGAGTACCTACCTAAGCCGCTTCACAATCGTGGAGACTACCGATTCATCTCTGTAGGTATTGACTGGGGTAACCGTCACTGGGTTACTGTACGGGGATTTAAAGATGACGGACGTATTGATTTAATCCGTATGTTCTCTATCGAGCGTGCTCGTGGCGTTGCTAATATCGAGGCAGACTTATGGCAAGTCATCAACGAGATTGCACCATACCAGCCAGATATTATTTGTGCGGATATCGGTGACTCTGGTAACTATGTAGACAAATTAATCCAACATTTCGGAGAAGGTATTGCTTACGGTGTTAAAGTTAACCCTAACCCTCGTTCAACAGGACAAATTGTTCCGGTATGGTCAGAGAACAGAAATATGGTTACAGTGGATAAGTTAACGCAGAATAAAAAGCATATTGCAGATATGAAGATGGGACGACTAGGATTCTATCAAGAAGAGGACCAGTTGTTAAAGTTGTATCTGGAACATTGGCAAAACGTAGTTATCCGAGATGAACAAGATGAGAAAACAAAAGAAATGTATCAGGTAATCATGGATAAAGGTCCGGACCATTTCGCTCAATCGTCTGTATACTCAATGGTAGGAATGGAGCATGTGCTAGAACCTTATATTAAGAAGACATTCGAAAACGCGTTCGACTACACAGCATTAGACGTGATGGGTTCATCGGCTAAACCTGACATATTTGAGAAAGGTTGGTAAGTTCCGCTATATTAGTAAAGTCAGCAGGATACATGTAGTCTTTACTAATATAGATAAGGAGGTTATATTCTATGAATAAGCATGTGCGTAACGAAGTTTATTCAAACTTGTACTCTGAAGCAGAATCTACACAAAGCGGAGAATCAGGAAATTATTACACGAGACCTGAGACAGATGAATTAGTAAGAAAAGCAGTAGCACCTAAGGTAGATAAAGCGTACGTAACAGATGCTATAAAAGATTTACCAACAAAAACGTTTGTTGAACATGAGTTAGGTAAAAAAGCAGATAAAACTTATGTAGACGAAACTTTCGCCACAAAGAAAGAACTATATGATTGGGGACACCCTGAAGTCCCTCAAGGAGAGTCTTCTGAGGCGAATGTTAACACGCTAGATACTATAAAGAATGTCGGAAGGTATTCTCTAGCGTTTGATTATAAAGGAAACCCGCTACCTTCAGACGACTATGCTTTCTTGCTTGTAACTAGAAAGGTTGACAACGGTGATATCCGTCAAGAGTACTCGCACATCAATGTGAACTTTGAAGCAGATACCTCTACCGTAATGTTTGCTTACCGTATGTATGACACTACAAAGCAAGAGTGGAGCGGTTGGGCGGTCATTGATTCTGTTTCTGGAGGAGACATTACAGAGACTCTTAAGAATTACTATACTAAGAAGCAAGCAGATGAAACTTTCTCAACTGTTCTCGCTCATGATGCTTTGGCTACAGCTATCACTGATATTTATAACCAAAAAGTAGGGTATGAGGAAATATACACTAGAGAGGAGTCTGACGCTAGATTCGCTCTTAAAGGTGAAATCGTGGAACCTGTACCAGCTAAGAGACTACAGTTAAATATCGGGGACCGATTTAATAACGCATACGGAACTAGTAACTCTTATGCTACTCACGAAAACAACGAGGTATCTATTCATGTAGATGTAGCTAACGAGATAGCAGGAAGTGTGTTAGACGCTCAAGGCGAACATATAGAAACCATACTACAATCTATACTACTGTGTAGTTTAGAAAAAACATTTATGGATGAGTTAACTAGTAAAGGTAAGACACTCCAAGTCAAGAAAGTTTACATCCCGCATATGCTAGAATACCCTCAGGGTGATAACGCAGGGTACGCTTTTATGGGGATAACTACTGTAGAGGTAGACCAGAATGGACAAATATCTACAAAATCGCCTCTAGATATAAATAAAGTCCTATACTTCAGATTTGATATTGTTGCAGAAATTATAGATAAGTAAGGAGATGTATCCATATGCCTAAAACTAATGGAACGGCTGATTTATCTAAGTACTTGTTAAAGAGTGTCGCTAAAGAATTGTATTACAACAAACAAGAATCTGATGGTAAGTATGCTCTTAAAGGTGAAGTAGGTGAAACTGCATCATACGAATATCAAGACTTGAAAGATGAAGAGGGTAACTTCGTTTTAGAAAATGGCACATGGGCTATTGATAAAATCAAAAAGTCTGGATACTATTATGGCGGAGTATATGATGATGGTGACAATGGTCTTTGGTCTTACTACTACGTCGCGCACTTCCATCCTACAGACCCCTTAAAAGATATTATCATAACTTATAATGTATACTATAGTAGTGATATCAATAAATGGTCTAACAGACATCACGCTATTGAGATAAGTCGTAGAGTAGGGGCTTCACAGAAGTTCACGGTAACAAGTTATGTACCTTCAAAGGGAAACATAGAAGCTGTTAAATTTAACATTGAGAATATGTACAAGGCATATGTTAAAGCTTATTCATACTCAAAAGAAGAATCTGACGGCAAGTATGCTCTTAAAGGTGAAGGGGGTGGAACGCTAGACCCTGCGAATTACTACGACAAGAACTGGATTGACTCCGAACATGCAAAATTCCGGAATACTTTAATGAATCATACAGATGAACTTGGTAAGACGATGACTAGAGAGTTCTTTGACTCAGAAATTGTCAAGTACCTTAGTATACATGACTTCAACATAAAGTATAAAGAACTGGAAGGGAAGATTCCATCAACACTAACAGAAAATGTTTATAGTGCTACGCATCCCGAAAGTGTACATGTAGATGGAGTTAATCATAAGAAAGTAACGGTTATCGGAAAGAATGTGTTTCCTGACCTTAAATGTTTCAATCTAGGGACTGCGGCAATAAACAAAAATGTCTCACTGTTCAGTTTGCCAGCGGCAGCTAGACCTAATACAGTTAGGTATGTTAACGGTACATTGGGTAACTTTTCGTCAGGAGCATTCTCGAGTGTGGTCGTTAAAATAGATACTAGTGGAGCGGTAATGCTTATGTCAGGTAAAGATTTTCAAGTAGGGGATTTCCTTATCGTAACTGAAAGGTATTCTCTTGACTATATAAACTAGAAAGGATGATTTATTAATGAATATTAACACACAGTATTTAGTTACTGATAAAGCGCGATTAGAAGTTATCGGACCTAACTGGATGAACCCTACGGAGATTACGTTCCACAACACGTATAACGACGCTTCAGCTTCAGCAGAAGTACGTAACGTACGAAACAACTCTACAGGAACATCCTTTCACACAGCTGTAGATGATTTTGAAGTTCAACAAGTAGTACCGTTTGACCGTAACGCATGGCATGCGGGCGATGGTGGCTCCGGTAGAGGTAACCGTCATTCTATTGGTGTTGAGATTTGCTACTCTAAGAGTGGCGGAGAACGTTATCGTAAAGCTGAGTTAAACGCAATTGACCACATCTCAGATTTAATGGTACGTTTTGATATCCCAATCTCTAAAGTTAAGACTCACCAAGAACGTAATGGTAAATATTGCCCACACCGCATGTTAGATGAAGGTCGTGTACAATGGTTTAAAAACCAATGTGAAGCTATGGCTAACTCTAAACGTAACGGTGGAGGATATGTACCACCAGTAACAGAGCCATCTAAACCAGATACTAAACCCCCAACTAGTAGCGGTGGAGGAGCTTACGATTCTAGCTGGTTCACTAAAGAATCCGGTACATTCAAAACGAACACTGCGATTAAATTACGTACAGCGCCATTCACTGGTGCAAGTGTAATCGCTACATTACCAGCTGGTTCTACAGTTAACTACAATGGTTACGGTATCGAGGCAGAAGGCTATGTATGGATTCGTCAACCACGTTCTAATGGATACGGATACTTAGCTACAGGTGAATCTAGTGGTGGACGACGTCAAAACTATTGGGGTAAGTTCTATTAATAGATTAAAAGAATCCTTCGGGGTTCTTTTTTTTTTGTAAATAAGTGTTGCAATTTAAAAATATGTATGTTACTATAAGTTTGTAGCAAGGAACACAAACAAAAGGAGGAGAAACAAATGATTAAAGTAAACGATGAGTTAGTAGTAGTTACAGAGTTTCCTAATAAAGAAATTCTATTAAACGGTGGAGCAATTCAAGCGGCAGCGAGTCGTACGGATATCCCAGTTATCGAATTTAAGTACGAGGACAACAGCGACTTAATTAAATTGATGTTCGTTAAACGTCATCTTGATAACCACGGTATCAATGATAAAATGATTTTGAAAGTGCGATACATGCCTTACTCACGGATGGATAGAGAAGAAGGAAACTCAGTATTCACACTTAAATATGTAGGTGAGTTTATTAACAGTCTGAACTTCCATAAGGTAATGATTATCGAGCCTCACTCAAACGTAACGCCAGCAGTTGTTAACAAAACATTGTCGGTCTTCCCTACTAAAGTTCATTTCATGGAACAGACGTTGAAGATTATTAACTTTAACAAAGACGAAGATTACTTGTTGTTTCCAGATGCTGGTAGCCAATCGCGTTATAAAGATTTAAAGGGGTTTAAAACTCTGGTTGGTCATAAAGAACGAGATTTCCAAACTGGTAATATTACAAAGTTCGCAGTTTTAGGTGACATGGAGAAAGGTAAGAAAGTGTTAATCGTAGATGACCTAATCTCTAAAGGTGGAACGTTCGTCGGGTACTTCAATGGAAAGTATTCTGGAGCAGCAGTTACAGCTAAAGAGATGGGAGCTCAATCTGTATACCTATTGACCACGCATTGTGAGAAGACAATATTTGACGGCGAAATTCTTAAGACGGATTACATTGACGAAGTTTTCACATCAGACTCAATGCTAGATGAAACAGATGTACATCCTAAATTAACAATTTTAAAATAGTAGTTGACTATATTGATAGAAAATGATAGTATAAAAGAGTAGAAAAATAAAAAAATGAAAAGAGGAATTTATTATGACAGCAACTAAAAACCCTATGTTAAGAACTGATTTCTACAAAACAGGACATGCACCACAGTATCCAGAAGGAACAGAATTTATTTATTCAGTTTGGGTTCCGCGTTCTAATAAATATATGCCTTATACAAAAGGTGTAGTAGCTTGGGGAATTCAAGGGATGATTAAAGAAGATTTAATTGAAGCTTTCGAACAACACTTCTTCGGATTGCCAGAACATGTAGCAGTACGACAATATACACGAATCTTAGAGTTTTGCTTAGGGGCAGATAAAGCAAATGGAAAACTAGTAGCAGAGCTCCATCAACTAGGTTATCTACCAGTTCGTATTAAAGCAGTTAAAGAAGGTACTGTAGTTCCATTGCGTACACCTATGATGACAATCGAAAATACGCATAAACGATTCTTCTGGGTTACTAACTTCTTAGAAACTATTATCTCTAACCAGCTATGGCAAGCGATGACGTCTGCAACTATTGCTTACAACTACCGTAAAATTATGGATGCATTCGCTAAACAAACAATGGATGACCCAGAGCAAGTTAAATGGTTATTACATGACTTCTCAATGCGTGGAATGGGTTCATTACAAACTACAGAGAAATCAGGTTCTGGTCATTTACTATCATTCGTAGGTACTGACAGCATTCCAGCTATCGTATATTTAGAAGAATACTATGGTGCTAACGTTGAGAAAGAGCTAGTAGCTGGTTCTGTAAGTGCAACCGAACACAGCGTAATGTGTGCATCAGCAGATATTAATTTAGATGAAGAAGAAACATTCCGTCGTTTATTGACAGAAGTATATCCAACTGGTATCGTTAGTATTGTATCAGATTCATTCGACTTCTGGGATAACGTATCGCGTGTACTTCCTAATCTTAAAGATGTGATTGAAGGTCGTGATGGAAAACTAGTGATTCGACCAGACTCTGGTGTTCCGGAAGATATTTTATGCGGCGATGCTGGTGCGGATAACAAGTGGGCTCGTATGGGACTAGTAGCATCATTGGCTGAAATCTTCGGATACACAGTTAATAGCAAAGGTTACAAAGTATTACCACCATGTATTGGAGCTATTTATGGAGACTCAATCACTTACGAACGTATGCAAGAAATCTATAACCGTTTAGAATCTATGGGATTCTCTATTGAAAATGTTGTATTAGGTGTAGGTTCTTACACTTACGCTTACAACACTCGTGATTCTTTAGGATTCGCGATGAAAGCTACTTGGGCTCAAGTTAACGGAGAAGAAAAATTAATCCAAAAGAATCCTAAAACAGATGATGGTACTAAGAAATCTAACAAAGGACGTGTTGCAGTAGTTATGCGCGACGGAGAAATTCACACAATTGATAACTTAAGTATTCACGACAAAGAAGTAGAAGGAGACTTACTAGAAACAGTATTTGAAGATGGTAAGTTAGTTCGTGAACAAACATTAAGTGAAGTACGAGAAATCTTAGAACAATTTTAATTTAGAACCCTTCGGGGTTCTTTACTTTAGGAGGAGAAACAATGGATACTTATATGAATGAAAGTAACGCAGCATACAGGTTAGTAAAAGAATGGGAGCAATATGGACGGATAGTAGTAGCTTACGATTTTGATAATACAGTATACGACTACCATAAAGAGGGACATGATTACAGTGAAGTTATAGAACTGATTCATGAGTTACACGAGGCTGGTGCTTACCTTATGGTGTATACGGCACGACCTAACACAGAACTGTATAAGGTTAGCAACTACCTAAAAGAAAATATGATTCCGTTCGACTCAATTAACAAGATGCCCGATTTCTTACCATTTACCGAAAATAAGAAACTATATTATAATATTTTACTAGATGATAGAGCTGGTTTGAAAAGCGCAGTAAATATTTTAAGAACAGTATTGACTGTTAGGGAATTACGTGGTAACATGTAGTTAATGAGGAGGAGATATACATGTTATTCAAATTTATAGTAGAAAGTTCAAATGGAAAGAGTTACGAGTTTACTAAAGCAGCAGATACAATGCAAGAAGCTGAAGGTAACATTGACCAAGAGGCACACACTCGAGGTATTATTGGAGAATTAACCGTAGTAGAAAGGTATAACTACGAACTTGGAGGTAAATGGACAAGCCTAGAAGGAGTACCTTATGAAGACTATGACATTGTTGAACAAGCATTAACAGAAACTGTGGAACAAAAGTATGCAGAGTACATCGAACCAGAACCAGAACTGGAACCTTTAAAAGAGGAAGAAGATGGGCAGTACTCATTATTTTAAACTATGATATAATTGAATAGAGGTGATAAAATGAAAATAGTTAAAAGTGTACTAGAAGTACTATTAGTAATCTTACAGATTATAGTTTGTGTACCACTGTTAATAATCATGGCTTTAATATCAGTAGCACTCGTTCTAGGAGCTATCGCTTTCGGTTTAGCTTTAGTAATAATTGCAGCTCCTTTCGTTTTAGTTGGAATGGGATACGACTATATTAAAGAGAGAGTAAAAGGAAGACGTTAATGTGGCAGAGGCTCTCGCTGTCAATTATCTAATAGTGAAGATTATTATAATTGCTTTACTAGGTTACACGCTCATTCTGTTTTTTGGAGTTAAGAAATCAGTTAAAGAGCATAAAGAAGAGATACACTACAGCGATTCTATTAAAAAAGCGCTAGGTAAGCTTAGCGAAATAAAAAACGAAATTAAAGGAGAAGGTAGAATGACAAAATTAGACACTAAAGTAGAAGGCGTTAAGAATACAATGAGTTTAACAGATATCGTAACACGTAAGGCGACAGTATCTCAATACGGTGAAGTTATTGAATTAGTTGCGCAGCTTATTAAAAATAGATTTGAAAACTATCAGTTCACTCTGTACCCATCTTCAGATGAAGAGAAGACTCCACACTTTATTCAAATTGTTAGTAATTGGCATGATGACCCAGAACTTCACAAAAAGATTTTTGCTAAAGGTATGGACTACGGAATTGATATGAATACCTTACAAGAATTGTTCCGTAATCATATTGCTGATGGTCATGTAATTGATTTAGGTAGTGATGTAGTAGTTATCACTGATGACGGAGAGAAGTCATCACCTACTAATCTAAGCCCAATCCAAACTGGTTTAGAGGGCTCTGAGGTAGCTGTAATCATCTCGTTCGTTAAGAAAGAGCATTATAAGGAATGGGTTAAGAATACCTTCGAAGAAGAAGAAAAAGTTAAAGAAAAATTACAATTGGTGGTGAACAACTAATGGAACTAGGTAAAGAGGTAAATGAAGAGTTAGCCTCATTGATAGACGATGTTAAAGTTGAGAAGTTTCCGTCACGACGAACATTCTTGGAAAATTTCATTCTATCAGTTGAGAAGTTTAAGAGACGAGAAATACTAGGAGGTACTGTTCTTGAGGGTGCAGTATTCCTCCCAGCTGAGTTAGTACAAGCCAAGGACGCAGAAGTAGTCAAGATGATGAAGACTGCTAAACGAATCAAGAACACACCACACATGAATACTAGTGTTAGTATGGAAAGTAAGACTATCCCTGTAACAGCTGGTGTAAGTGTGACAGGTATCGAGATTGTATTCGGATTCAAACAAGATAGTGATTTTGATGATATTATTAAAATCGCAAACCATTTTAAAGAGAGATAGTAATTCTCTCTTTTTTTTTTATATAAAAGTATTGACATATAAACTCCTTTAGTGTATAGTAAACTTATACAAAAGAAAGGAGATAAAAAAATGGCTAGAGAGAAAAATACACACGTAAAGGAGACCAGCCTAAGATGTAGTGAATGTAACCATGTTACACGACTATGGAGAAGTGGAGGTCGAATGAAAAAGAGAGACCACACAAAAGACCTGCATTGTGTGAAATGCAATAAGACAACGGCACATAAAGAATTGAAGTTGGAAGAGGAAATACCAGCTTGGATTGTAGAATTCCAAAAGAGACACGAGGATGAGAGAGGGGATAGTTAACATGTTGAAGGTTACTAGAGAGTTATTAGATATCCAAGTTAAAGAGGCGTATAAATTACACGGGGTTACAGATGTACAGAACGACCAAACGTTCCGAGAGTTCATCCGAGAAAGCGAAAAAGAGTTCGAGATGGCACCACGAAATCTAGATGCGCTATCAGACGATGAGTTAAACAGCTATAGCGACTTCTTGGACGAGTTATGGAACAAGTAAGACTACTAATAACTGCATTCTTATGCGTGTTCTGGATGTTTGTTAGGGACATGAAGAAAAGCCCTTTCTTAAGCGGCTCAGAATACGCTAGCAGTTTTAAAAGAGCATCATTCACCTGTTGGCTGCTAGGTCACTGGTGGTTTCATATGAAAACGGAACACGGTTACTACTCAAGACACAAAACATATTTCTGTCCTGTATGTGGGGCTAAATATTTATATCATTGCTAAAGGAGCAAACAAATGACAACATTACAACAGATTAGAGAAAACGACGTAGACTATTTAACGAATGCTATGTTTAAGGATGTATTAACACATGGTGAGCGCAGAGAGGACAGAACTGGGACAGGTACTATTAGTCTATTTAATGTGAATCACACATTCGATTGCAGCAATAAGTTCCCTGTAGTTACAAATAAGAAGGTACCACTGCGAGTAGTATTCGAAGAGCTTATGTGGTTCTTAAGCGGAAGTACGGACTTAAAGTGGTTGTTAGATAGAAATGTCCATATATGGGATGCAGATGCACATAGATTCTATCAAGAACAAGGTGGAGAGTTAGACTTTGATAGTTTCATTGAGATGGCTAGCATCTACGGATTCGATTTAGGACCTATTTATGGCAAACAATGGACTGACTGGAACAGTGAAGGGTTTAATCAGATTGAATGGGTAATTAACGAGATTAAGACAAACCCAGAATCAAGACGACTGTATATCAGCGCGTGGCACCCGACAGCTTTCAAGAAGGCAGCATTACCTTGTTGTCACGTATCATTCCAATTCTATGTAAGTAATAAGGATACTTTGAATCTTAAATTCTCGATGCGTTCTAACGATTTATTCTTAGGTTACGCATTTAATGTAAGCTCTTATGGATATTTGTTATTCTTAGTAGCGGCTATGACTGGATTAAAAGTAGGCTCGCTAACGTATGATGCAGGGGATGCACATATCTACTTAAATCATCTAAAACAAGTAGAATTACAAATTTCTCGTAAACCATTCCCGCAGCCACAACTTAAAGTTAACGGCGTGAAAGATAAGATTACAGATTACAAGTGGGAAGACATGGAATTCACGGAGTATCAACACCATGAAACTATCAAAGGAAAAGTATCTGTGGGCGAGGTGAAAGCATGACAACTAAATTCGAAGATGATATGTTAAGCCTATACATGTGGATGGACCGTAGAGCGAAGAATGGACATGTAACTAAAGATATGGTAAAGTACATGATAAAAGAGTTCCAAACGGCGGTTAAGCGAGATTTCCCAGAAGAGATTGCGAAATATAAGGAGGAAGCAAAATGAACAACGTACAATTATTAATTAATGAGTTAAAGGATATGCAGGTGTTATTTGATAAAGGGTTTATGAGTGCAGCGGAGTTTGACCGCATCAAGACCACGATTAATCAAGAAATTGAATTATCGGAGGTAAGATAATGAGTTATAGTGACATCCATCACCCGTTTGATAAGTTAGGTATTAAACATAAAATTGCGATTACAGGGTTAGCTCGAACAGGTAAATCAACAGCAGCTGACTACGCTAGTGAAATGTATGGTTTCTACGTATATGACATGAGCGATGACTTGAAATTAGATTATAATAATGAAGCGTACTCTAAAGGGGCGTCTACCTACGAAGACCACGAAGGTAAGCCTAGAGAAGGATATCAACTATTCGGTCAATTAAAACGATACGTACACGGAGATGATTACTGGATTCATAAAGTGCAGGAACGTATCTCACGAGATTCGTTTGCTATTAAAAACAGAAAATACGAATCTGGTCCAGTAACATTAAGAAATAACCCACATCAGAAGGTTTTGTTAACTGGTCTTAGGCAACCTAATGAGTTCGAGTACGCTCGCGCGAACGGTTTTACTATAATTAGACTGGAAGTAGATGAAGACATCCGTATCGAGCGTATAAAAGCGTCTGGTGAGGTTGCAGACGAGAAGACTATTAAGCATGAAACAGAGCAGACATTAATGAACGAAAAAGTAGATTACGTAGTTAAGAATAACACGAATAACCCAGAGAATATGATTGACTGGTTGGATGAAATTATTAGAGATACTATTAACGAGGGGCGATTTTAATGAGTAGACGAGAAGAGTTAGAGAATAAGTTGTCAGACCTTAAAGAGAGTCTGGAAGTAGCGGAAGGATTACTAGATGAAGCAGATACAACGTGTAATGAGACAGAATATGAAATCGATAGTTTAGAAAGTGAAGCTGAGGCATTGCAACGAGATTTAGACGAGGTAGAGAGCCAACTGGATAGCATGAGAGATAAACTAAAAGATGATGAGAGAGAATACACACGACTAGAAGAAAAGGTAGATAATGTAGAAGCGGAAATCAGTGAAGTAGAGTATCAGCTAGATAATTTAGAGGAAGAGGAAGAAGAGTAAAATCTTCTTCTTTTTTTTATATAAAAGTATTGCAATCTAAAAAACTATGTGTTATGATTAGTTCATACCAAATAAGGAGGAGATAAAATGGATACAAGAGCTTTTGTCGTATTTAAAGAAATCAAAGAATGGGAAGTAGAGCATGGAGAGTCATTTATTGACCATTACGGATACAATATTGAGGCTCCCGATTTTATGGAGTGGGCATTAGAGAAAAAGTTAATTACAGATGCGCAATTTGATGGTTGGCAAGATGCATACCCTTCGTTAGAGGCAGATGACCCTAACTATTACATCATGACAGATGACAAAGATGTGACTTGGGCATTAATAATTGATGTGGAACGTACAGAAGAAAGTGAAGATAAAGGATTGATATATCTAGCTAACTTTATTGCAGAACGTGATGACTTGTTAGAAGAGTTTAGAGAATTTATTGATGGAGAGGACGAAGGATATTGATTATCAGCAGCATTGTAGCACGAGACATGAATGGCGCGATTGGTCGTAATAACGAACTATTATTTAGAGCTAAAGAAGACATGGAATGGTTTAAGAAAAATACAATGGGTAAGGTTGTTATCATGGGTTCTACTACACACCTATCAATCGGAAGATTCCTAGATGGTAGAATCAATGTGGTGTTAACTAGAAACCCAGACTTCGTACCATTAGACGAAGATGTACAGGTTTTTAATAATATTCAAGAAGTTTTAAACAAATTTAAGGATGAAAAAGAACTTATGGTAATCGGAGGCGGTCAGATTTACGAGCAATTTGCTCCGATGATTAATCGTCACTATGTGACAGAGATTAAATACAAGTTTAAGGACCCAGACACTTTTTATCCAGATTTCGATAAAGAGGTGTATAAAGAGTTCTTCCCTAAATTTAATGAAGGCATAAAGATGTATAAAAATGATATTGAGTATGAATTCAAAGTATATAAGAAGGTGGACTGATAATATGTTGATTATTGATAGTGGGTATTTAGAGTTTAGAAACTTTGATAAGGCTGTAGAAGGTCTTGAACTTGAGTATGGATACGAAGGTATGGGATGGGAAATGGTTAAAGCTAGCGGAGACATGGATGTGTTATTAGACTTCTTGGAATCTGATGGAATTAACGCGGAGGTTGAATGATGACATTTTTTCTAGAACTATTGGGAGTGATTCTGGATACATTAGGAGCATGGGCGCATTCACAAGAGGAGGATAATAAATGAATATTAGAATTGGAGACAAGTATTTACTAACATCAGATACACATAATATTATTATCAACGAGAAGGTAAAAAAAGTACAAAAGAAAGACGAGACAGACGAGGCGTTCGCGGAGAGAAACAAAGAAGACAAGTTTGCAGCTACAGGTTATCATTCTAATGTGGAGAAGGCATGCATTCACTTATTGAACCAAGTAGGAAAGGAAGAGAAGGATACTATCCTAACATTGGACATGCTGGTCCATGAGATTAGACAAGCTAAAGAAGAAATAAAAGAAATGGGATTATCTTTAGAAAAGCCTTTACAAGACTAGCAATCTATGATAATATATAAATTGTAGAAAGTGGTGATGAGATGAACAAGAATATATAGACTCACAGTCATCATAAATAATAAAAAAAAAACTCGGAGGTAGTTAATATGAATTTAACAGAAGTTAGAGATTTATTAAAAGATGTGTTAGATGGCGGGAGAATGACGAAAGAGAATAAAGAGAAGTTAGCTGAGGCTTACCACCAAGTTAACGAAAAGGTAGAAAAGAATAAATACCGTGATGAGCAGCGCGCTAAAGGTGGAGAATTTGCAGACTATGGTGTGTCTGCAATCATCAAAGATATGACAGGCGCAATGAACATCTTCAATAAGTACCCTAAGGCTCATAATTGTGCAGTAGACGATGTTAAGCACTTAGACGGAATCCGTCAAGACATGTTCCATGACGCAGAGTTTTTACGTAAAGGTAAAACGGTAGAAGAGAAGGCAGCTAAATGGGACGAGCTAGGACGAGCAGCAGAGCGTCGTCGTGTAGCTAAGGAACTTATTGAAGCAACAAAACCTATTAAACTATTAATGGCTAAATACAAGAATAATGACATTGCTAAAGATATGAGAGATTTATTAGCTCAGCTACGTAACATTGAAAAGATTCAAAGTGAACGACACTACGAGCCTCGCGTTCTAAATGAGATGGAAGAGGCATTTGCACAGGCGAAAGGGGTGAAACACTAATGAGAGACATTGCAGGTACACTACTTTATAAAATATGTGATGCAGTAGGGACATTATCCGTTTTCTTTATTATAACAGATGATTTTAAGGCGAAATACTTAGTAGCGCTAGGTATCAGTACGATAATATCCACATTACTACCATATGAAGTTAGTAGAAAGGAAGGTTAATAATGACAAGACATGCACGATACAAGCAACTAGGTAAATGTACAATTAAGCAAGGAACCATCAATAGCATTATGCTGCGAACACCTACGATTGAAGAGAATGTATTTGTATTTAAGAACATTGGAATTCTAGTAAAGTCAAATAAGAAGGTGAGACCATGATTGAATATAACACATCAATGAAAATGAAGGTTGGTATGATTTTAATAACTGTTCTATATTGTACGTTTAGTTTTGTAGACACACCATTTCAGTACCGATTAGCTATGTTCGGTCTGTTATCGTATCACCTGTACCTATTTTGGGAACAATATGTGATTCTACCAAAAGGAGCTGGATATAATGTTTAAGGTTCACGATAAAGCGGTAATTAGATTTTATGAAAGATACAATGGAGCAACATATGTAGATGGTAAAGTTGTTAACATTGATGACGATGTTATAGTAGTTCATGTAGATAACCCTATCAAGAAGGAAGGAGAGCCGAAAGTTAAATCATTCTTCTTCGATAACAAAACGCTAAGAGAAAAGAGTTCGCGAGGATGGGATTCGAGCTATCCTATGGATTACGATATGGAACATAATAGAATTACTGTAGAGCTTTTAAGTAAAAAAGAGGCTCGTAAACACAAAGCTAAATATGTGTTAATCCATATGAAGAACGGAGAACAGTTGTGCTTATATCATGAGTACGAGTCTAGTATCGAAAGTTTACTAGAAGATGATAATAAGACATTAAAATTCTTCAACTACGAGTTTACTAAATCATTTGTGATTCGATTAGATGAAACCATTATGTTTGAGGAGGATGTAAAATGAGCGCTGTAGGTGTTATTTGCGGACTAAACATTTTAGCGATTATCGCTTGCTTGTTCGTATTATGGGCAGAATACGATTACTTAGAAACTACAAGTAAGATTATTATGCTCGCAATGTCGTTAATAAATGTTATTAGTCTACTAATTAATATGGGTATGATACGATGAGTTTACTATGCAAATGGTTTGGGCATAAACGTGGAGATGTTAGACCTTGGAAACCTACACCTCTAGGAATATCTCGAGGGTATACTAAGGAGAAGATAGAGGTATTATTTACCGTAGAGAGTAACTGTCCGCGTTGTGGCGCGAAAGAGACAGAACTAAAATGGTTCAGATTAGAAGAATGGGAAAATAGATACACATATAAAACGATGGGCTGTGAGTTCTTAATGAAGAGAAACTTAGATTAATTTCTAAGTTTTTTTTTATTTTCTCTTGTAATCTATGGAATATTATGCTATTATTTAATCATAAGGAGGAGATACAATATGGAATTTTTAGAAATAGACCTATTTCACAGATACTGGGTATTCCACACAGTAGAGTACTACCCAAACGGGGACTTTGGTGACATTGTATTTACATCAGACCATTGGATGGACGTAGAACGACTGCTAAAAGAGCCGGATATGGAGACATTGCAAGAGTTCAATTTATTCTTACAAGACTACAACATTATGGTGTTCGATTCGGAAACGAAAGAGACGTGGACCCCTAACGGAGGTTGGACGGAACACAGACCTAAAACAATACAGAAGGTGGACTACTAATGGCAAAACATTCCTTGACATTTTATAACAACGGTGTTACACTTAGAAAGTACGGAGGAACAGCAACGGACATGTATTACATGGAGCGAGATTGGTGGAACACAGCGCACATTATGTTCCCTCGTATTATGGAAGGCGAGTTAGTTTTAGTAAGAAAGTATAATGGTAGAAAATATGTTTGTGGTAGATTTATAGTAGATAAATTTGGAGGGATAACAAATGCTAGCGACAATGGAAAGACCGAAACGACTGGAGCCAAAATCAACATCACCTGTGGATGACGAGTATTACGTACTAGTACTAAACGGGAGACCTTATGGTTCTGGTCGTATGGACTACATGAAAGAATTGATATGGGACAGGCTGTTTTGCTTCCCTAAAAACAATGATGAATTTAAAGTGTTAACAAAAGAACAGGCAAGGAAGGAGTTTATCTATGTTTAGAGAAAAAATTAAAGTTGTCGATAAGAACGGTTTAGTAGGTTACCATTTTCATGAGCAGTTGATGACATTCGGGACACTATATCAGGGTTGTGTTATCCACTTACAAAAGGAGCCATATGTTGTCGAGATGTTGGAAGTAGACCATATGCATGTAGTTACAATAAGAGTACGGAGGTTAGGACGATGATTAGAGAGCGCGATAGAGTTTATTTAGAAGATGCAGGATACAAGTACGAAGGGTTAGTCGGAGTAGTAGAAGAAAACCCATACAGTAAACAGGTGTGGATTAAGTTCCCTAACCATGAGAGCTCTGTTGTTATGCCGCTAAATAAGGTTAAGTTGTTAGATAGACCGTTCCTATCATTCTTCGACGCCATCAGAATTGCAGAAGAAGAGGATGTTTTAGTTTGTGAGTATGCTGGATACCAAAATATCGTTTGTGATGATAAGTACGCATTCACATGGGAAGAGAGCCAAAAGACGGTTAAACTTGTCGGCGAATTTATCGGTATGAAATGGAAAATAGCCATTGACAATTAAAGATGAGTAGTGTAATATATACCTATAAGGAGGAGATAATATGTTACAAATAGTAGATAACGAAAATAATGAAGGCACATTAACAATTACCGAGTCAGGAGATAGACTTAAGTTTAAGGTTAGTGATAACAACACGGACGAGCAGTATTCTATTAAACTGGGTTATAAGAAACTTAAAAAGTTATCAGACAAGTTGCACGATTTTCTAAACACAGAAGAAAACGATATCGAAGACGGTGCGTCTATTATCATTACAAAGAAGACTAAGTTCTTAGAGGTTGAGCTTTCATTTGTAGATATCGGGTTCGTGGTAGGTACGATGGATGGAAGTAGACAGGATGACTGGGAAGTTCTATCGGTCCAGCACCATCATTTGGAAAGCATTGTAGAAAAGATTGATGATAAGTTAATTTCTCTGGAGGAGGATATGCTTAATGTTTAAAATTGTCGATACGACTATGGCGGATGAGTTTATTGAAGGTAAACTAACTAAAAAAGGTAATATAAAATTAACGATTATCGGTCGAGAACAGAGTGTACATGATGATAACATTACATTTAAATTAAAGTTCACTAATGAATATGCAACTAGATTTGCAAGATTACTCGAGCATATAGCGTTTGGTAAAGTTAGTGAAGATATTATGAACAGGAACACGTTTAACTTCATCAATGTCCGTACAGGTAGTCAAGTTAAGTTTAAGACACATGTATCTATGACAGGAGATACGATAATGGTTAGTGTTGTTGAGGAAGATGAGGGTGTAACTAAAATAGTAACATTGTCGATTACGCGAGAAGATGCGAAAGCGGCGGTAAATGCCATCGATGCGAAAGCGGATGAATTATTAAAAAGAAGATACAGACAATAGGAGGAGCTATAATGGATAAGTTAATAACAGTTATTTCTGATGGTAAGTATGGCGCAGATAAGGATAAACTAAATGTAGAGTATTATCATAACAACGAAAGGGTAACGTTTTCTGTGATTGAGGATATTGGAAACATACAGCCTTATGAAAAGAGTACTAAACTGAACCATAACCAGTTAGAAAAGTTCATCTATAAGTTGACAAAAACAACAGAAAAGTTTAGAGAGAAACTAGAAGATTATACACAAGAAAGTGGTACTATCTCTGTAAAAGAAAGATTTGTTAAGAAGAGTAGTAGAGCGTCATTGTCTGTATGGGGTAGTGGAGGAGAAATTGGTATAGCGGTAAATCCAGATAATGCGACATGTGCTGTTATGTTCATGACAGTAGACAAGGCAGAAAATTTAACAATGCAGCTAATCGAATTAACAGAACTATTAGAAGGAGGAAATTAATATGTTTATTATTCGCGATGTAGATTATAATGATTCATACTTGAGAGTTGACCTAGCACTAACGGGAATTGAGTTTAAGTTTGTGGATGGACCAGAAGAGGATGATGAGCTAACGGTAATCCTAAATAAAAAGCAGTTACGACGAGTAGTAGATATTTTAGAAGGTCGGACCACTAAATCAGTTGGAAACTATGTAAAACTACCTCAAATTAGCGAAAGAGAGGAACTGGATGTGTGCAACCTACGTTCATTTGAACAGCATATGTTAACATTAGAAAGGGCAGCGCTAGGTGTAACATTCACTCCCGAAGATAAAGATTTACTAGTGTCATACATTAATCATTATCTGGAGCAGTAATATGAGTATAACTAGGTACGACCATGACGATAAAGGAGAGACTATTAAATGTCTATTCTTCGATACAAAAAGATATAGATTATTATTTGCATTATCAGAAACACTATGGTATACTAAAATTATAGATTTGAAGAGGTATCATTACATCGAGTATAACAGACAGAGAAAAGAGCTCTTCATATTTAAATTAGCGATTAGATGGGGGAGAAATAAATGATTAAGAGTTTTGATTTTAATAGTGACAGTGAGAATATTTTCGCAACCATGCACCTACGACTAACAGATAAAGGTAAGTTTAAGTTAACGATTAGAGAGTATGAAACAGAGGGTAAAACAGGTAATAATAGAAAACAAACAGCTGTGTTAGATGTAGCCGAAACTCATAGACTTCTAAACAACTTAGAAAAGAAATTAAACGAGTACGCTCACCGTGCATCGACAATGACTATTACTAGAGAGTACTACTCATCAAATTATCTAGAGGGCGTATCAACTTGGATGCTAGAGGATAAAAGTTTGTTCGGTATGGCAACGTTAGACCCAGTAGACATCCACAATGTAGCATTCTTCAAACTTAGAAAATTCCAAGAGGTAATCGATGCAGTTAAAATCATCGCAAAACGTCAGGAGGAGATGTCACGTGCCAAGACACTCAAGGAATAGACAGTTACGTAAGATTCACTCCATTATGGCTACTGTAGGCGGTACACTAGAGATTAGACATAACATAGAGGGTGTATATTTTATGGATATGGATGAATCGTATGTGGAGATGCCATACGTGCAAACCACACATAGAGAAGTACGTAAGCCGAATTATCGTATAAGAAACACAAAACGATACAAGATGGACAAGTTAGGAAACGTTCTACGAACTCCTAAGTCTACGTATCTATTCGGGGAGGTTTACTTTAGAAAGGATATGCGTGTCATCTTCTTCAACAAACAGCAACCAGATGCACACAAAGTAGATATGTTAGATTACAAGACTGGAGAGGATGTAGTATGAACGCGATAGACTGTAATGGTCGTAATAATGAACTATATACTAGGCAGACTAAGAAATTAAAAACACGAATAGAGCTTACTTCGGTTAATAGAGGATTATCACTATCTGTTAAACTTAATCCTAAACAGATTGCTACAGTGATAAGTTTTATAGAATCGACAAAGGTTAGAGCAGATAGCAGTACACAAGACAGCAAAATATTTCAAAATATAGGAAAGAAAAGAATCATTTTTACTTCTTTAGCAGGTACAAGGAATTTAGAGATTACTATAAATAGTTATAGGAACATCGGAGAGATTCCACAACATTTCTTGACTGTACGATTAGATGATGCCGCCGCCAATGTACTTCTATCAACGTTATACGCAACTTACTACAAAGCATTGCAGCAAGGTAAACTATGATTACGGTAGCTATCACTCTACTAATAATCGTAGGTGTGGTAATGATTGTTCTGGGATGCTTATTTAAAAGTGACAAGTTGTCCCAGACATCCGCTATAGCTGCGGTAGGATTCGGTCTAATCATATCGTGTTGGTCTATGTTTCTGGTACTAATGGTACTTATCTTTATTCTAGGAGGAGATATAAAGTGAACTTCGAAGTAGGTTGGATATCTCTAGTTAATAATACGATAATGTCTCTATTCTTTTTATTCTGTATTGTAATTACATTCGACGAGGTAAGGTATTCACGATTCGATACGAAAAAAGATAAGTTTATAGGTGTTGTGGTTCTATTAGTACTAACGGTGTTATTCTTATGGACGTTAAAAGCAATAGGGAAGGGGCTTGGACTATGAGTCAATTATCAACAATAGATGCAACAATGGTATTCTTTCTAACATGGGCGCAAGGATTATCGTATATGGTATGTGCGTTCATGTTATGTAAGGGGCTTTACACGACGATACAGAAGCTTTGCGAGAGACGTAGTCTAATTAGTCGAGCTGGATGGTGCATTCTATTAATAGTCATCCCAGCGCTATTAGGCTCCACACTATGGTTGTGGTGGGAATTCTTAGGGATGAGTGCAGCCGACATGATTCAACTATATCAAAATCATAAAACTTCCTAACGGGAGTTTTTTTTGTAGAAAAGTGTTGCAATTATAAAACTAGAATGGTATACTAAGAGTAACTTAAAGGGAGGTAGTAAATATGAGAAAATGGAAATGTGCACACACAACGTTAGGAACTAACAACTACGATATTCTTAAAATTAAAGTAAGTAAGAAAGGCAAACTGATTATTGCTATTGGGGAAGAGGAGCATAACAATAAAGAGAAAGTGAAGATTACACAAGAACAGGCACAAGAACTATCTAGCGGTATGGAAGACGTGTTAGAGCGTAGGCGATGCAATGTAGTCCAAGTTAATGATAACAAAAGTATAGATGTGGACATGATTAACTGTCTAGGAACGCCACATTACTGCTTCGGTATCGAATCAGAGTACGACTTCGAATCGGTACATCTCGAGAGGAGTCAATTCGAACAAGTCTATGAGCAAATCCGACACTTCGGTATGGAAGGAGAGTTACTATGATAGGAGTTAAAAAGATGTATCCATGCGCACATAACGAGGATTTATACGGAGCGCAAGAATTTATGACAATTGGCGTTAACAAGAAAGGTAAATTAGTATTAATTCATACAGAGCGTGATTCAACAGAGGAAGTTACAGTTAAGCTGCCAATTAAGAAAGCGGTAGAGTTCCGGAATCAACTTCGTAAGGCTGTTAACGAGAAAGACGACCGTCACTTCGAACTTGAGCATAAGAAGTATTATGTATCTGTTGAACGAGCAGATTGCACGGGTAAGGAAATTCATATAGTCATACTTTTAGAGGTTGACAAAGATGAGGTCGTTACGGTGCACTTAGCACAAGCAAACGCAGAGAGTTTCCTAGCAGCTGTAGAACAAATCATAGAACATGGAACTTTAGAGTTCCAGCCCGTAAACCGATAAGACGAAATTTATAAACCATATTTTAGGAGGAGGATACTATGTTTAAACTTAGACCGAAAATTAAATTCCCTTGCTTTTATAACGACCGAGCGTTCGACCAGAAAGACTTCCTTATCGTAAAGGAAACTAAGACTGGGATTAAATTTACCATACAGGACAAGCTAAACGGAGTAGAAGTAGCAATCAATGTTCCTCTACTAAACGCGATGGAGATACGAACAGCAATTAGTTCAGCTATGATAGGAACGATAGACGAACGTTTCGACATCAACCATAACATAGGTATATGGGTGCGTGACACTCGCGCGTATAACACGCCGCTAGTATCCCTACTATTAGCAGGACTTAATGACTCCGAGAGTATCTGCATCACAACTAAGCAAGCATTGCAGATAAACAACTTTATCAAGGAGGCGTATAACAATGGAATGGCGTAATTGGAAACCGCGCTTCTACAATGGACAAGATGTATACATTATTACTTGGTTCGGTTATGAGTTGGTGATTTCTAAATGATTCTATTAGGGCAGATATTCTTTGTTGTATTTGCATGCTTCGGGTGGTACGCAATATCATGCACGGTAGCCTTCTTGTTTATGTATCTGATGAACGCCTTCCAAGGTATGGGTTCTACCGTAATTGAAGATAATGATATTGCAGTCGGTGGTTTTATCATTTGGATTCTATCAGCAGTAATTTTATGCTTTACAATTTAATAGAGGGGTGTTATAATGACTATAGGAGAGTTAAAGAGTTATATAAAGGACATGGATGACAAGCTAGACTTTATGGCATTCGACCATAAGACAGGAAAGTATACGTCATTCTCGTTAGTTAAAGAGGATTATAGTTTAGATATCGAAGTAAATATACTAGAGGAGGAACAATAATGTTAACAATTAATACGCATAGAGATAACGCTTATAGTGACACAGTCATTATCACAACGGAAAGAGACAACGGTAGTACGGTTTATGGAGTGACAATCATCGAAAGTCGTACGAAAGACATCCAGTACGTGCAGCGAACGATATTAAACGAAGGACAGATGCTTAAGTTAAAGTATAACATTGCACAGATGCTAGATGGTAAGGTTAAGCCAGAGACAGAACTGTATGCAACTAGACAAGACAGAAGTAGAGCAGTATCAGTTATTAATTCAACTACAGACCGTATCGGTATCGCGATTACGCCACGTCATGCATTAAGCGCAGTTACATTTATGTCGCATGCACAAGCAACGGAATTATTAGAATACTAGGAGGGTTAATATGAGTATCCGTAAAATGATGATTGAGTTTTGTTATATGAAGATGAGAGAACTTGGTGACGAGTATGTAGTAGGGTTTGAAGAAGTTAGTACAGCAGAGTTATGCAGCATGTATAATCGATACAAACAAAATAAGCGACTAGGGTGGGTGTGGTAGTATGACGAGACATACACGCAACAGACAAAGACGTCTAGCAGCAGAAATGGAGACAGGTTTAAATCATGATTTCTTTATGAAGGATAAGAACCTCACTATCGCTAGATATAGAAACGCATTAACTGGTAGGGAACTGGATGTAACATTCACATGGGTTCGAACAAAACGACACAACTTCGTATATGATGAGGTTAACGGTATTACAGAGTATCTTGTAGACAAAAATGTAATCTCGTGGGTATCACAAAAAGGTGGACAACTATTTAAAAGTAATATGAATCCTAAAGGAAGCAGTATCATGACATATCAAGTCAAGAAGGTGGTGTGATGAAGGATTATCTAGACATTAAAGAAGAAGTATTAGTTGACAAGATAGCTGCTGTAAAAGAACAAATGGATTTATGTACTGACAAAGATGTTAGGGCTCACTTAATAGAAATCAGAGCGAAACATCTTAAGGAGTTATATAGGCTTATAGAAAGAAAGGAGAGATATCTACGCTATGGAGGTAGTTCACGTTAAAGATGTAATACTAGGTCAGTTCGAAGCAGGAGCAACATATGACATTCGTGTGCAAGACGAAAAGACAGGTAAAATGGAAGACTTATTAGACGTGCTTGTACATCAGGTGTGTGAAGATTATCTCGTTATCCAAGAAGTTACAGGTGAGACAAAGAACCTATACTGGGTAGTGATTATTATGTTCATCTATAAAGGAGTGAATTCTGGTGTCGTTCATTAATAAATTAATTTGTGCGTTGTTCGGATGTAAAATGGAACATAAAGGTAGTACTGTTATGAAAAGGTTTACGATAAGGTACCACGTATGTAAGAGATGTAACTATCGTATGGAAGAAACAATCCACCATGACTTAATGATAGATAATAGGGGGGATTAAGATGAATCCGGAAGAACAGGAGTATTACGATATAGATGAAAAGAACCGTGTAATACTACGAATTGTAGACGATAGAGAGCTCAACCTAGTAGAAAGAGGACGACAATTAGGGGAAGCAATAGAGGAATGCGTAGCAAATGGTAGAAGTGAATCTACATTCCTAGAGATATTCGTTAAGGAACTAGCAATCCTTCAACATATACTAGGAAGGTTTGATAATCTCCGAGAGTTAGATACAGAAGGTTACGACATTGTGAACTATATAGACGCGTATCTAAAATGTAATAACGCAGTAGACCAGATTAAACACTTAGGTAAACATAGCCTAAACATCTGGAGTGTAGGAGCAGCTTATGAGAAGTTCATCTATGATAAAGGACTAATAGAAGTCTATAAGTCTATTTTAGAAGAATTTAACAAGATTTAGTTGACTTTTCCATATGAACATAGTATTATAAAGATAACAAGGAGGGGGAACAATGAAAGTAGATGAACTAGTACTTGCAGATGTGGATTATCCCGAGGAGGCACAGCTAGTTGCGAGAATAGAAGAGGATTACTTGTACATTCTAGCAGAAGACGATAAGAGCATACCTAGAGAAGGGAATAAAGAGAATAGAGAGTTCTTTATAGGTAAGTTAACAGCACAGAGAATGCACGACCAACTAAAGACCATTAGAGCTCCGTATACAATCAGGAGACAAATACACACAGACCTAGAAGGGAATGACTTCTACATCTCAATACTAGCTGGTACTCAAGAAGTGTTCCTAGTAGATTACGAGACATATGTAGGAGCAACAGTTACCTACGAGGATGCAATTAAGTTCCGAGAATACTTGTGGATATTCATTAACAAAGAAGAAATAGGGGTGGAAGTATGAGATACACACGTAACAAGCAAATGGAGAAAGCAACAAAAGGTAAGTTCGGTAGAAGTATCCGCACAGGAGAAAAATTAGGTATCCATAATGTACCTATTGCAAAGTTTAACCTAATCGAAATGAACTTGGACAAGTCTTTTAGATGGGAGAGCGGATTTGAAGTAGAATCCGTACACCATAAAGGTAACTATCGTCAACAGAGGACGTTCGGGTTAGGTAGATTCGGTAAATTTAAACCATTCTACATCTATACGTTTGCACAAGTGTCATTCGAACGAAAAGGTAAATCAGAGAAGACAAGAGTATACGTTTCGCACCAATCAAACGGAAAAGTAAAAGTAGAGGAAGTAATTGCAGAAAGCTGGTGGAATAATGTACAGTAAACATAAATTCTATTGTCAACATCATAATAGCCAAGGTGTTCACGACGAGTTAATCAAAGTACACCTTAAGTCAGAGTTTGAAATGGTTGTAAAGTATGAGGATACAGATTGTGAAACTAAATTCAAACTAGTGTTAGATAAACACCGTGTAGAGCGTTTTATAAAGATGTTAGAAGCAGCATACCAAGGAGAAGATGGTTATGAATCTCCTAGCATTTTAATGGAGGATAAATACACAGAACTGTGCATCGAAAACCAAGACTGTGCAGCTTCTATGCATCATGTAATATCATTTGAAGACGATTCTCTGTACGAATGTGTACATCTATCTTCTAGTGACCTATTGTTACTTAGTGTCATTGTAGGTAATCTAAATAGAAAGATGAACTACTAATGAAAGAACTATTCGAATTCTATCTGTCACTAGCAGTTATTATTCTAATTGGGTATGCAGGGATTAACTCTCTTGTATACCTAATATGCGCATATATAGAACGGAGGAACAAAAGATGACTAGACATACTCGTAACAGACAATTAAAGAAGATAGGAGTAAAGCACTATAAGTTGAACGTAAGTATACCAGTTAGATGTTACCTAGCTATAGCAGAAGGTGAACTGGACCATACGTATAATTACTATGAATACGTACCTAACTTTGTACTACCAGCAAAAGGATTCAAGAACTTCCATAAAACTGCATTGGAGAGATATGAATGACTAGACATACAAGGAATAAACAGTTAAGAGACATTAACAAAGAGATGTACGAGAGCTACGAGATTAACATGAAAATGCCAACTAGTATTATGTTCGAGAAAGGTGCAGGTAACATTGATAAAGATTTCATGTGGTTACGTAACCCTAGATGTGAAGTATCAGTTGAACGATGGAAGAAGAAACGATATAAAGAGAAAGATAGATTTAACATTCACACGAATATCGAGAACTTAATTTTCTTCGGTAAGAATGGTTTTGTCAAGAGTAAATATAAATAAGGAGTGATTCACATGACAAGACATACACGTAATAGACAAATGGTAGAGGTTAATAGACTTAACCCTAAGAAGAGATTGCATGTAAGACAAGAGATGGGTTTTCTAAACGTGTCCATGAAGTCTGTATACGCAGAGCCTAAAGTATGGGACCTAGACCCTAACTTCCACGCTGAACGTTTAAACGTAATTCGTATCACGCATCGTAAAGGTGATTTTGCCTACCGTACAAATAAACGTATTATCGATAAACATCGTAAGCAAAAGCATAAGGAGATATACGAACAGTTAAATCATGGAGACAAGTATCCGGTATTCGTAGTATATAACGAAGACGGTACACCACACTTCCATGCTATGACGTATAGACGTACACTGAAGACAGTATATTATCACACTGTCAAACAACCACACATCTCCGGTAACGGTAATTACTTTAATAGAATACTAGGAGTCACTAAACGAGGAGAACGTTATTACAGCAGCAAAGACTTACCTAGAGATATGGTAGGACTGTTCGATGAGTGGGGATACAGACTAGTGAGAGAGAATAACGATGGTACATTCCATAAAACTTGGTAAGAGAGATTACAATGTTACCATAATATGGAAGTACTCCATAACCAACGTTTAAAATTTTCTGGAAAATGATAGGGGGTGGGTGAATGGGTGTTATTCTCATTATACTAGGTATAGGACTTTTAGTGTTATGGTATATTGTTAACGACGAGGTAAGTAAAGCACAGAAAATAAAAGACCAGATAGGATATAACCCTAGTACGTTCGATGAGATGATGAACTTTATATTTGTAATGGTAACTATCATTCTAACAATACTATACGGCGTGTGTACGGTGTGTTATGTTATGGGGGTGATATAGATGATAACACTGTATATGATTACTACTTTAATTGTAATGGGGTGGGGTGTTAAAGTAATCTGGTATATGTGCGAGGATGTTATAACGGACCCAGACCCTCCATCAGATACTCATGTAGCATATATCATTGTTATGGTAGTACTTGTTTCATTTATGGAAGTAGGTTTGTCAGGATTACTTGCAATGTTCTGGAGTATGTGGTAAGATATACTTATAAATAGATATGGGGTAGGTATTATGGGTTTACTGTTTGTTCTCGTTATGATGGGAGTAGGTATATACTTCCTTAAGTTAGTATGGGATTACGTATCAATATTCGGACTAAAGCTAAACGGAACATCTGTTCTGCTTATTATTTTAAGCGTATTAATTTTTTGTCTGGAAATTTTCCTAATATGGGTACTTGCAATTGCTTCTAGAATGTTGTAAAATAAAAGTATAGGGGGTGGGTATCTAGTGATAATCTCAATACTACAGACTATACTATTTCTTTCAATGATAGCTGTTTGTCCGATGCTACTATATGTAGCTTGTGTAAGACTAAAAACTGAGACGGTAGGAGATAAATTATTTGTGGGGGCGGTAATAGTCCTTACATTAGCTGCTGAAGTAATATTGTATTCATCGTTTACGATGCTGTCTACTATATAAAACTTTTTCTCAGTCTCAAAAATTTTTACCTCAGGTACAGTGGGGTACAAATAATACTTGACATTTGTATGGGAATTTGGTAGGGGCGGGGTTATAGCACATCTGGTCGAGTATGTCAAGTATGCACATCGAATTAAATTTGTCAACTAATAATTGGAGGGGGTACCCCCTCCAATATACTATTTATTCCATTTGCGCAAATTGTCTATTAAGTCCTCACACGCTCTGTCTATATGCTTTAATCCGCTATCCGTAACGTGTTCACCCTTAACCACTCCTGACACTACTGCACTAATACGCTTGGACACATAGCCAGCCTCAATCGTAGCAAGTTCACGCTTTAAGCCGCTCATACCCTTACCTATAAGGTTGATAGCGTCCACTATACCCACGTGCATATGAGCAGGTAATACAACCGAGTATGTCTTTCTAGTAGTGTACATAGCACCAAGCACCTCAGCATGCTTAGCAATAGTTTCAAGTTCAATAATAGCCAGTTCTATATTAGCGTTCATAGTAATCCCATCCTTATATAATAGTATTTGTCAAGCGTTAATTATAAGGGGCTCAGCGCCCCGACTAGCAAGTGTATACTGATACTGCACCTTCGATATCGAAGTACTTTTTAAGCTTCGTACGCATCGCCTTAGCTGCCTTAACTGCTTCCTTCTCATTGTAGTACGTACCGAAGTATACGCAGAACATATAATTCCCATTCTCATCATATGCAGAGAATTCGCAGTCATATACTTCCTCTCCGTCTTCGTCGTTATTATATACCATAACTGTATGGTAGTCAGCGTCTTCCCATTGCTCCGCTAACTCCTCTTTATATTCTGCTTTAATAGCAGTAATATTCTTGACATCATATGGAAGTTTAACCTCTTTAGTTTCTTCCTTAACCGGATGCACTAAAGACATTTTATCGTTATCTAAATCAATTGGGAACCAGTCTAAACCATTGTCAACCCATGCAATATTACCAGCGTCATTTAAGTCAACCATACGTCCAGTGAAAGAACGTCCATCTAAAGTAGTAACCATTACCTCTTGATTCATCATATCAACCGCATTAATTGTGTTAGTCATTTTCATCTACCATCCTTCGTTATGTAAGCTAGCAAGGTGTTTCCCTGCTGCTCTTATAATATCTCATATATCGACGGCAATTGCAAGCACTATTCTTAAAGTAAAACTATTCATAATTGTCAGAATCTTTTATACAATTAAATTGTCAGAATATTACGAATAAACTATTAACTTGACATAAGTCTAATAGTATGATAGATACACGCACGCACACTCATGCAATATAATAGGGCATTCTAATTGTCAGATAGTTTGAATTGTCTGATAACTTCCCATAACATACTATTGGCTGTTTGTCAAATCTTATTTAAGAGCCCTCACAAGCCCGTACAGCGATTCTAGGATATCCCACTAGTATTTGTATTAGGAAGGCTGCTAGAAGCCCATACAGAGCAAATAGCCTCCCAAGCCAGTCATACCAAGGGCTCACAAATTGACAGACTATTCTAACAGCTTACCATTGTCAGATAATTCATACTATTCTAATTGTCAGAATATTAAGACTGCTATTACTATCACATACACTGCTCCTTGTCAAGTATACAGTGTATTCTAAATTGTCTGATAACTTGAATAGTCTGATAACTTAACAGCAGTTCAGTCACCCAACAATTGTCAGAATATTCACGCTAGTGATAATTGTTTGAAAAGTCTGACTAACATAATAGTTCGAATTGTCAGTTAATTCTATTGTACACCTCTACAATTGTCAGACTATTTGAAACATTCATACTGTTCAAACTGTCAGACTATTCACAATATACCGAACATTCTAATTGTCAGACTATTCAATCATTCGCAATTATCAGACTATTCATAATAATCAAACAAAAATCACCGAGGGTTTTTAAATAAATTATCAGACAATTCAAATAAATCCGAACAATGGCAATATTTAGAGCATTTTAATAGTCAGACTATTTAGAACATTCATACTATTAACGCAATTGGCAATATACTAGCTATTCTTATTGTCAGACTATTCATACAACTTACCTACATGTATATTGTCGGACTATTTAGAACATACTAATTGTCAGACTAATCTTTTAACTTGACAAACTGCCTCATCTGTGGTATTTATACGTGAGCTAATTGTCAGACTACTCAATTTGTCAGAATACTTACAATATTACGCGTATTCGACAGCACTTTACATGCGTCAACATAAATGATATTCTTATGGAGCAGGACGAATAAATATTTGTCGTCTTGTGTAGCAGAGGTATAACGACTGAATTGTCAGATAACTGCTAATAGTACGATGGGCTTGTTTGCTCATGTACTAAATGGGACAAGGTATACAATTGCCCATGTGTTCTAGGGAGCTACTAAGCAACCTCGAGCCTTTCCAGTGAGCTACTAGTAGATTTAATGATTACATAAGAAAAGCCCCGCAATCGCTGCGAGGGCTCTTTTGTTGTTCATAATACATTTGTACTAGTTAGTTTGTAAAACGACGTGTAACGGAGTGTGAGACACCTTAAAACACCTGTACAAGTTTGCAGAACGGGCATATACTCGTGTACAAGGATGCAATCTACTCTATCTAGCATGAAGCGTGTATCCGAGAAAAACCTGAGGCTCTGATATCAGTCTTTCAATTAGTTGTTCTGATATAACTCTTTAGGGAGGCTCTGATATAGTGTTATTGTAATGATTGATATTAATTAGTTATTGTAAGGCTTCTTATTGCCTCTCTGTACGCTATTGCATCAGTCTAGTGTAATACAATCCCCTTAACACTGATAAGCTCATACAAAGGAAGTGTGAACGCCTCACTGTTATTATCCGTGAATTCTACCCATGAATTATGTTGTTCATGTACATCATATATAATACGTTCTAGTTTAACTAAGTCCGATGTGATAAACTCACGTACCTTAGAATCATTACCCATTATCTTATACTCCCTATATACAATATGGAAGTGTGTTGCATCTTCCTTTAATGCTTGTAATAGTTCTTGCCATTCCATAACCATTGTTGATGAATAGTATTTGATTGCCATTTATAACACTTCCTTATATAGTTCTATTCTTTTATCACGTGCTCTTTGTTCTTCTAATAAAGTCGCCACACCTCTATACACGGGATGATTATATTTTACGTTATCTTTGTTTTTATTATTCATTAAACTTAATCGAATATCTATTACCGTTTGTATTAATGTAATCGCCTCATCAATTGGAACTGTTACAAATACGCGTTCTTCTAAAGGGTGTGCGAATACTGTTGTTTCTTTCAATGTTTGTTCGAAATCCATTTTGATGTGTATAAGCATCCAACCTACCGCCTCATCAAAGCTATTGAAGTTACAATTGAGTTGCTTAATGTCTTTGACTGATTCAGTTGCTTTCTGTATCCATACTTGTTCTTTAATGCTTAGTTGTTGTACAGTGTCTACATTGATTGTATAATCTGTATGCCCTGTTTGTAAGTAGAGCATGATATGTTTTAATGCTAAACGTTTAATAACTGTTAACTCATGACCTTCGAAACTGTACATATTCTATCGCTCCTTTTTCGCTATGATGAATGGTTTTCTTTTCAAGTACTTATCTAGTGCTTCCTCGTTTGGGAAGTCTCTCTTTTCTTTTGTACCACCGATAATGTTAATTAACGTTACCTTTAACATATTACATTCCCCCTTGTATTGAACTGTTTACGAATTGTCTTTCTGTGACATCCTTGTTCGTATTGTTTCTTTTCTTTCTTATGATACCTGTGTTTACTAACATTCTTGTTATTTCATTATCTTTACTGAAGTATGCATGCGTGTTATTTCTTCTGTGTTCTTCTTCTCTTAGTTGTTTTAGTCTGTCCTTACTACGTTTAATAATATGCTCCAGTGTAACAATTTGCGTATCTAGTTCTTTATCTGTCCATGTGCTTATATCATTTACTTTGTTTCTTTTTATCATATACACCTACACCCTTTCATTATCATTTAGTTATTGTTTAGTCTTCGTTTAGATAATATTCTTCGTAGCTAAAGATATTTCCCCCGAGGTCTTTGTTTGCTTGGTCACATCTAGCCTTTGCTTTCTCCTCTGTACTGTAAACCCCTTCAAAGTCGTTCGTATCATACCCATAATTAGATGTAACAATGTATACGTATATCTTGCCATCTTTGATTGTAAGCTCTTTTAATAAGTCTACTAATGATAAACATATCGCTAATTCCTTTTCCTTTGTCATGGTTATGCCCCTTTCATTTCGTTTAAGTACATGTTTTGATAATCAATATATCTTCCATAGGGATAACTAATATATTCCCCTCATAGTCAACGAATCGAATGTGTGTTACCTTTAACGCTGTGCTATATACAATCTCATGTAGCTTGTACACTGTTGTTACTAAGAACTTTCTTTCTGGTTTTCCCTCTTTACGTCTGATATGTGTTACCATAAAGAATTGTGTGTCTCTTGTTCGGGGTCTTGCTAGTGTTTTCATGATAACATCATAACTTGTTATCTCCTCTGACTTATATAGACCTAACATTATAATATTTCATCCTCTAATCTTTCTTTTGTCGCTTTACTGTTTAATACTCGCATCAACCCTATATAAGCGTTGTCTAAATGATTATTTATCTTGTTCCATTCTTCAAAGGACATTTCCCCTTCACTACACCCGATACTTATTTTCTTTTTAGCTGATTCAATCAGTTCTAATGTTCTATAAGAGTTCATTCTCATTGTTAAATTCCCCAATCTAACAAATCTAGAATCGTTTGTTTGCTGTCTTGTGATGCTATAATGTCACTGCTGTTGTATGAGAATGTAATAGTATGATTCCAGTTATCAATTGACACTTCTAATTCGTTTGTACCATCATCAAAACGAATGCTGTTATCAATGTTCACCCCGTCAATGTAATCATAAAGAATATTTTCTTCTTTCTTGTCCAATAATACTGTATAATTGATTCGCTTGTGTCTCTTGTCCTGTACATCTCTAATGAATTCGAATTCAAGTTTTAAATCACTTGTATTGGATGACTTAGTGAGCGTCAATGTGTCTTTGTTGAACTCCTCACAGATTAAACAAATAGAAACGTCTTTTTGGTGTCTCATGCATTTAACCCCCTTTCTAACTCATCTCTAAACTTACTGCACGTTGTACGGTTTAAAGCGATAGTGTCAACGCCTATATAAATGTATGCGCGCTTTCTGGCTGCGTCTGATACGATTGCAACTGTATCCTTAATGTCATAACCCTTGTTAATTTCTTCATGTACATCCTCGTACATGCATATAGATAATGTTTTGATAAGGCGTAACGTTTCAACACGTGATAATAGTTGATGTTTTGTAAGTGGTTCTTCATTAAAGATTACATGCATGAATAGGTTTGTCATGCCTTTGTCATTCATTGCCACTGTTAAATTATCACTTTCCATTACATCACACACAATATGAAATTCATTTACTTTTGTCATTATAATCTACCATCCTTTATAATTGTTTTAGTTTAGTGTTGCGCGAAATACCAAATACCTTGTAATTCTTCTTTTGTAAACTTTGTAGCAGCTTTCTTATAATCCCCTTCGCCTAACAAATTGACAAATGTCTCTGCCTTTTGTTCTCCGCAAAAGTCTGCACCATTCCATACACGCGACACCTTAATGTTATGAGGTAAAAACCTTAATTCATTATCAATTGCATGTACATACTCTAATTTATTAGCTGGTTTCATAGTGTAGCACCTCCATAGATTGCGAAGAATTCTGCTTTACGCGCCATTACCTCCGGAGCTGGTCCGAACTGGTTATATAGGTTGCAAGTGTCTTCGTAAAGATTTTCTAATGCTATGATTTCCTTAATCCAAGCAATACGATATTTTTTGAATTCATTGTAACGAATGTCAGTAGGACTTAATTGAACTGCTTTATACAATCTATCCTTCTCCTCCATAACATCAACACCAAGTGCATAGATGTTTGTAACCTCCTCAACCTTAGTTGGAAAAGCTTTTTCTACTACAGTACCATTACTTAACAAGATTTGTTTGATTTTCATTTTTAACTACCTCCGTTAATTTAGTTGTTTATGTATTTCTTAACTGACTTCATTGTATCATATTTATAAAGGGGGTGCAACCCCTTATTTTAAATTAGTTGAAAGAAATGTTTCCTTTAACTCTTTCCTTTTGGATTAAATCCATAATTTTCTCAATCTGCTCTAACACGAGGATAACACCGGAGCCGTTAAGCTCAATCAAAACTTCCTGTTCTTCTACATCATGACCTATACGCAAATCAATGTCATTTTCTTCATCATGTACAATACGTTCAACCATATTACCCATAACACCAGTATTTTGATACATTGATAATAGAAGTTGTGTGATTTTATCCGTGAACGATGCTGTTTGTTCTGCTGTTAATTGACGTTCAACACGCTCAACAGTTTCGCCCATGTCATCGTGCATTAAGATTGAGATGTTTTCTTCAGCAGTAATACCCACATTAACATAATCCGTACCAGAGCACACACAACCAAGACTAACCATTTCCACAACTGCTTTTAATTCTCTCATATTCAACTACCACCTTATAAGTTTTTTTTTGTATTTCTTAACTGACTTCATTGTATCATGTATGTAAGGGGGTTGCAACCCCCAATTTTATAAATCACTTAAAAAGTTATCTATGTTATCAAGTTGTTCCGTTTGTCCCCATAACTCTGTGTAGTACTTATCATATGTGCTATCGTTTGTGTAGTCACGCTTTTCGAACTTAACAAGCGCGCTTGTCTTTACGATAGTTTGTATTAGGCTTTCCACACCCTGACACACATCGTCAATACTATCTGGTTTCCTTAAGATTGCTAGATAACCCGAGCCAACTTCTACAATCTTACAAATATGTGTGTATAACTTACCATCGTATTCGCGATATGTCAAGTTAATAAACTCATCTGTTGCGTGAAGGTCATGAACCGCCTCCAATAACTCAGATACGTTTAAACTAATACGTTTTGACATAATATAGTTACGATTGATTTCAGTCATTGTATTCAACATCCTTCCCAGAAAAGTAAATGTATGCATTCTCCAAGATAGCGAACAACGCATACCCACCGTCGTTAGGTCGTTTTAAATCATACTCCCAACCCTCCGCGATATGTGTATGTGGTTCGTTACGCTCCAGTTCGTCCCATGCGTCATACATAGAATTATTGTTCGTTCTTCCAAGAGCAATAGTAAACTTCTCTAACACCTCTAATTTTACAACATAGTTTGAACTCTTGTCAAATGAATCTTTTAATGTGTCTGTGTCCTGTTTTGCAAGCGCTGCGAACAACGTGTTATTATACACAGGACTCAGAGAGAATACAATGTTATCCCCTAACATAGCAAACTTATTTTTAACTCTAGTCACTTCGTTATCAAGTAATCTTTTAACCATTGTATTCTACCTCCTCATTATCCATAATTCGTTGATTACGTGTAATCTCGTTGCACATTAACTCAAATTTGTCAAGTGTGACAGTCACTTCTCCTGTTATATTCTTCCCTAAATGATACATTCGCATATCTGCTACAATTTCTCGTTTACCATCTGTTAAACGAACCTTGATGTCGACTGAAATTGTAATATCATCATTTTGATTACGGAAACATACATAATTGTTTTCCTTTAATTTGTCAACACCTTTTTCGAATTGCGCACGGTCTACAATTGTAGTAATCTTAGTGTAAATAAGTTCACTGTCGCGAACCTCACATACTTGTTTAAATACAATAGTATCCCTATCAAAAGTATATACTATCTTACCAGTTTTTTCAAATCCCTCACCATTAAATGGTATTGATAACTCCATAATACGTCCAGACATGTTATTCCCCCGCCTTTTCTCTATAGTTTTGATAACGCTTGTCAAAGTCATAAAATGTATGATTCCCTAACTCTGCAATGATAATAATATCAACAAAGTCAATATATGTCAAGTCATAGTTTACTTGATGTTTAACAATTAGTTTACCGTCAAGTTTACCTTGTATAACTCCATCAACTATGCTATAATTCTGTTTTTTGCTGCTATCAATATATATGACGCGTACTGTATTAACCTCTAAAGACAACAAAACTTTATCTAGTAAGTCAGTTTTGAAGGTAAGTTCATCCATGACGCTGTTTGAGGGCTCTAGAGGCTCGCTGCGCGCGATTACCTCCGGAGCTGGTGCGATTGTCTTCTTTTCATCTAACGTAGGCATAAAGTCCCACATAGAGCCTGTGTGTGTTTGTGTCATTTTGTAGACCTCCATAGATTATTATTGATGAAAGTAAACTCAATGCTGTCTTCATTTTGTAATCGTTCTTGAATGCTCATAACTTCCTCGAATCCAATTTCTGTACACTGACTAGGCGAGTCGTCATGTCTAACAACAAACACCTCACTTTCAGCGTTCACAACGTCGATTCGCCCTGTAATATTTCTAATAACCTTGTAATTCATGTCTTTAGCTATTACAGTAATCAATATGCGCTTTTCATCAATATTGGTAAGGTATTTAAATAACGCTGTTTCTGTAATGTCAAGAGCATGTTTAAACAAATCAGCGCGTAAATCATATATAGAACCATTCTCAAGGAATACAATTTGTTCAACATTCTGATATTGAATGTTTGTTATTTCATCAAACGCGCTTTTAACATCGAAAGATTGTAGAAACGAATTTGCTATTCTACCATCAACAGATTTTAGGGGCTTGTCTACATGCTGTACATCTCTATACCAGAAACGGAACTGCTTACCTTTCTGTATACGTTGGAATGATTTAATTAAATCACTAACGAATAAAATCTTATCCGTTTCCTCTGCATTTGTTAAAGTTACCTCTGACATTATAACGACCACCCTTTATAATAGTTTGTTTTACCTAACATTTCTACCAAACTGTTAAACTCTAAATCTTTGAACATTTTTGCTAGTTCACTAGGATTAGCACCGTATACCATGTTACACCATAATGTTTCTTTTGTCAACCACTCTAGATAATTGTTTAAATGCTCCTGCTCGTCTGCTATAATTCTAGAAGTACCTACACCGCTGTACGCTGCTAAAACCCTAACCTCAGCATCGCAGTAATCATAAGATAGTAAACTATCACCGTTGTAAACGACGTCTTGTATCGAGCCGTAAAACCCTGCATACCGTTCCGCATAATCACAAGTTTTCCCATACATTTCGGTAATAGCTCCAGCAGGTAAACCGCCACCCATTAAAAGACTTGTCTCAGTATCGAAAGCAATCATTTGTGTCATTATCCTGCACTCCTTTTCCCAAACATTTATATTTAACTGGTACTTTTAGAAACTCTATAGGGTCATACTCTTTGAATTGTTCATCTTCCCAAGAATCCCAATACACCCACCATCTAACGATGAGTGTATTACGGTCAAAGTTCTCGTTTGAATATTCCCAGCCGTTTCCATTTGTAAGACTATCGCCGCTATTCATTTTCTCCACCTGCGAACGGGTGAATTTTAATACTTGCAATCGTTGAAAGCTGTTTGAATCCTGCTTCCTTTAGTGCCTCCGCTAAAGTCTCAACGAATGGATAGAATGTGAATGTTTCGTCATGTGTATGTTCTACAAATGCCTCTTTAGAAACCCACCCCTGTGCATTGCTATAATCAGGGTTTACATATTCGATTCCCGCGATAAGCTCCATATCAACCGATAAACCGAAATCGTTACTCATTCCCATTTGATTAAAACTTTCTAACTTATAAATCATTGTTTCCTCCTCGTTGATTGCATAAAGTGCTCCAGAGAATTCAGTTTTACCGTATACGTTTGTCATTATAATCTACCATCCTTTAATTTGTATTTGTATTTCTTAACTGACTTAATTGTATCATATTAAAAGGGGGCTTGCAACCCCCTATTTTATTAAAATGTAATCTCGATATCTGTGATATCATGACCGCTTAAAAGATAATCAATAGTTTTAAGAATGACATATTCCGCTCCATCATAATAAACATTCCCTAAAACTTCACTAATGAATTGATTGTCGTCAAGTCCATCCCCGCCGATATAATTTGATGCTAAATCGATATCATAAGAATAGCCGTTAACCTCAACAGTGACCGCAATACCTTCATTTAATACCTCAACAGCATCCTTATACCATACTTGACCTTTGATTAACTCATCATTTAATGTATACATATTATTTCCCCTCTTTCATAGTTTTTGTGATTTTGATTACTTGCGATAAAACAAGAGACATAAAGTTATGTTTATCGAACTCGTAAAGCCCCGCAATAGTATTACATAATTCACTTATACGGCTGTTATGGACATGTCCATATTCTTTGTACTCTTTGATAATCTGCATTGCAACCTCTGTCGACTTAGATGCAAATAACTTATCTTTGTTGACTTCTAAATATAAATCATACTCATCATCATTTAGCTGATTTTTACGCTTTAATACTAGTAACGGCAACATTAACGTTTCTGTTAAGTCATCTTTGAAGTTGTAACCCGTGTATTTACACTCAACAACGCCCTCGTCAATGCTCAGGTTATCTGTTACAATAACCGTTTCCATTAACACTTTCTTATACTTTTTGTTAAAAAGATTTGTGTTGATAATTACCATTTCTTCACCTTTTTGAATTCTATCCGTAGTCATATGTAACTACCTCCATTAATTTGTATTTGTTTTCTTAACCTGTAATCATTGTATCATGAAACCTTTGAAACTGTCAACATTTATTTTACAAATCACTATCTTTTATCTTTCTAACATAGCAAACCCATGGGAACCCTTTTTCTTTCATTTCTGCGATTGCGTCGAACGTGTCAACGATTGCCGCGATAACATCTATCATCGGGCGGTTATTTCCTACAGCCGTTACTGACTCCGTTATACGCTCGTTGTGTACAGCAGAGATAACAATGTCTTTAGTTAATGAATGAGCTTGTATATACAGTTCGTTCCCTACTTCATTTACTAAATGAAAATAGTTAGGTTTAACCCCTTTCAACTTCATGAACATAGAACCTTCAAACTCTCTCGCAACATCCTGTACAGTTATTAAGTTTTTCATATGTAACTACCACCTTATAAGTTTTTGTATTTCTTAACTGACTTCATTGTATCATGTATGTAAGGGGGTTGCAACCCCCTATTTTATTAAAATGAATAATGTACTATTAAGTTAGATAAAACATGAAGTAGACCAAACCCGACACCAGTGTACACCGCTATTTTTAAACTGCCTCGCATGCTCATTTGTTTCGCTCCTCCTGTGCTTCCTCTATTAAACATTGCACTTTCGTTGTAACCTTGTTACTCGCCATCGAGAAACCTTTTAACTCTAGTTCTTCACGTAGACTATTAGACCACGCGAACCAAACCATGTACGCCGCCCTTGCCTCATCCTCAGCCCTATTAGAGTATTTGAATCTGTCAATATACTCCCCGTTCTCCAGACCTGCTAAAAGGTACACGTTAAGGTCATACATTAATATTGCGCCTTCCTTTTGTTCCCCAACATCCAAACCGAATACCGCCTGTGAATCATTACTGATAACTACAAATTGAAAGTCGTTAACATTAAACATTAGTATCTTACCTCCTCAAAAAGTTCGTTCCATAATTCACTTACTAACGCCATTCTAATTCCGCGACAATCCGCAATTAACGCTATGCACTGTTTTTTACTCATAGCCCCGCTTATAACGTCCTCATGTGCTTCTTTAATGTCTTCCATAACCTGTGCAATGTTGTTTTGTCTTAGTTTAACTTGCATTACTTCCCACCCCCTATAACACGCTCTGTTGTTGGTACGCTTACTAGTTTCTTATCTAACAAGCTTATGATATCCTCTAACTGCCATAACCCTAATATGACAGTGTGACCGTACGAACGGAACATGACATCCAAGTCGTTGATATTCATTTCAATAGTTAACTTTGTATTGTCGCTTTCTGGACATATAACAACTTCTTTTTCGCTCATTTCCTTATCACCTGCATTCATACTTTCAAAGAATAATACTAATGTTTCTTTAAATAATTCAGCCTCTGCACCACTAAGTACATTAGAAACGGTTTGCGTTTCTTCTCCGTAGTCAACTGCCAAACTGACCATAACCTCATTTTTAGAATCCTTATGGACTCGGATATAATCCCCTGTACCGTACTTACATTCGAACATTACCATTTCACTAACCACTTGTAACTTGTCTACGTTTTTCATATTTAACTACCACCTTATAAGTATTTGTTTTCTTTAGCCTGTAATCATTGTATCATATGTATTTTCTAGATGTCAACACTTTTTATATTACCTTATAACTCTCACTGACACCCTCATCAGTGACAAACGTTTCAACCACTAGATTACAGACGCACTCCGGACATATCACGGGTTCCCCATGGTACGCAACCGCGTAACATTCACCGTTTGCACAGTGATATACAAATCTATCATCAATCACAGCCCCATGCGCTTTATAGTTTGTGAACGAGACCACTTGACACATGTTACAAAGCCCCCTCTATTACTGTGACTTTGTCGTTTTTCAAGTCTACTACATGCATTGTTCCCTCATAGTCATTGATAACCCAGATTGTACGAGAACCCACACAAGTTGTAACTGTACCCGTGAATTTATACCCCATTTGAGTTTTAACACTAACCTTAGAACCTTCTTTAATTGTCATATGAATCTACCACCTTATAAGTATTTGTTTTCTTAACCTGTAATCATTGTATCATATGTATAATAGGAAGACAAGCCCCTATTTAAAATATTAAGCTTGTCCACCTTTATTATTTTAGAACTGTATTTCTTCGTTCTCTGTGCTCCACACTACATTAACACCAGCGTTTCTAAGTGCTGCACACAAGTCTACCGCCTTTTTACACTCTGTTGTCGAAGGGTTGAAGTTGTCCATTCCCGCATAATCAAGTATAGCTGAGATTCTTTCATATGGTTCCGCGTCCATGCTAATTCCTGCATACTCGTTAATATCATACCAGTTAATCCAACCATCGTTTAAATCAATATACATACTATCTAAATAGAATGATTCAAATTCGTTACCGGACACACGCTCCACATAATAACTATTGTCTGTGTCTTCGTCTTTCTTGATAAACATTGCGCCCTCTGTGATAGTTACATCACCGATATTTTCCCAATCTTGATTATCAAGGGCTTGTCCCATTTCAAGACCTGCAATATATGAATCAATGAATTCTTCCAACTGAGAAAACATTTCGTCATCCATGTAATCAAACTCACTATAGCTATTTTCCGCCTCGTCTGCATAGTTTTCAATTTCCTGCTCAATACCTTCTATGTCCATTTGTGTTACATGCTTGTCCACTAACATTTTATTAACACGGTAAACGATGTAGTTATATAGAATCTCATTTCTATTTGCTTGTAACTCACTATCTAAAAGATATAGATAAGCGTTTAACATTGTGTCATTCATGTCCTCCGGATTAACGACAACCATTCCCTCACTTATTGCATCTTGAAAGGCGTCACGTGCGTCTCTCATCATTGTCCAGATATCATAAGTACTATCGGTACTATAGCGGTCAACCATATCAGAGATAACTCTGTCGAGGTCTCCGGATTGGTTATCCTCTACAATAAAACGTAATGCTTGACGAGTAACGCGGTTCCCTTCACTATCACATAATTCCTCGTTGTAACCATCATATAATGGGAAATTAAATTCCTTGCTTTCGATTTGAACTACTTCTTTTTCCTCAACTTGTACTAATTCATTTACGTTTGTCATTTAAAACTACCACCTTATAAGTTTTTTTGTATTTCTTAACTGACTTCATTGTAACATATGCCGTCGAAAAGTGTCAACACTTTTTTTTATTGGCAACCCCCGCCCTTATTAGGCGGGACGCTCTGGACTTAATGCCCTTTGACTTTCGTCACTGTCCAGACAGTTCTTACCAAGGCGCACCCCATTTATTGGGAGTGTAGAATGCCTTCATTTCTTCTTTCGTTTTGAATTGAAGTAATTCACCTTTCTTTTGTTTAGGTTTGTTAGCACAAATGTAAACGTATTTCATTTCCTCGCGACCTGTTCCGTTACCTGCTACAATTTGCGCTTCTTCATAAGATTCACATTCGAAAGCTAATTTGTTTTTACGGTCTTTAGCTTCACCCCACCCGCTCATGAAAGTATCAATCATAGTAACATAATATTTGTAATCTGGAGTTTTCTTCATTTTAATCTACCTACCTTTTTTTTTAGTTGTTTTCTTAACCTGTAATCATTATAGCATGTCCAGTTTTATAATGCAAGCGTTTATTTCCAAATTCCGTCGATTAATTCATTTTCATTTAAATCAAAGCGACCAACCAATTCACTTACAATGTACCCTAAAGACTTAAGTGTCTTTTGTTTGACGCCGCGACCGTCCATTTCATCTTTAACCATTTCAACACTTATACGGTGATACGCTAACATTAACTTTGTATCAGACATTTCTTTAACTTCATTGCGCTTATACATCAAGCCCAACCCCTTTCAATATCGTAACTAAAGTTTATCACAGCCGTTACAATCATGTCAAGCGTTCTTTTTCCTATATTCACGAAATAAGAAAATTCTTCGTTTACGATTGCTAGGTATATCATACTAGCCTTGTAGCATGTCATGTTAAGTCTAACACCTAGATATCTTTCTACTAATAAGCGTAACTTTGTAGAATCATAAGAACACCTTTTATCGATAGCTTTAATGCACTCTTGAGCTCGCAAGACCATTTCTTTTTTAGTCATATGTAACTACCACCTTATAAAGTTATTTGCATTTCTTAACCTGTAATCATTGTATCATGTATGTAAGGGGGTTGCAACCCCCTATTTTAATTTAATTCTAATATACTTGTACCCGTTAATATCACCAATATCAGAAGTGTAACTAATTCCTAGTATGTCTAGTACGTCTTTTAACTGATATGAGCTAACATTACTAGTGAAAAATACATCAAAGAATCCGTAGTGCATAAGCTCATGCAATGCACCATGTAATGCAAGTAAACTCTTATGATTGGATGAAGTCATCTTGTGTCAACCCCGTTTCGTATAATCTCGCATCACTAGAACTATACCAAGCTTCCTCATTCATATTATCGTCTAACATTTCCAACTTATTAGAAATATCATTAATAGATTGCTCGTGTTGTCTAATCATAGTTTTTAACGCCTGTCTTTCTTCTCCTGTAGTAGCTGCGTCGAATGCATCCATTAAGAACTCAAGATTATCCTGCAATCCTTCTCGTTGCTCCTGTAATGTTTCTGCTGTTTTCATTTTAACGACCTCCAGTTATTTAGTTTTCAATGTCCAATAATTCATAATACGACTCATAGAAATCAAGATAGAAACGTCTATCATATTCGCCTTCTATAATGTCTAACGTTTCGTTAAACTCTATGACTTCTTTCATAGAAGTTCGAGGGGCGTCAAACCCTTTAACAAAATCCTTCACCTTCATGACAAAGGTTTTATCATCTAATAACTCCCAATCCATTATTTTTCCACCTTCTTACTTTTGCGCAGCGCCTTTAACATTTCATTACTATTACTATTGTTAAATTTACGTACCGCGCGGTGTTGGCTTTTAATGCTTGTCCCACCTTTATATAACGTAGGTTCTTTAGTCATCATAGTCTACCTCCTTATTAAGTTAACCTTAGTTTACTAAAATTGTGACAGTCTGTCAATACAATCTTTTAGAGTTTTTTCTAATCTTTCGATATTGCGGTTTGCTTCCTTTAAATCGCACACAAGCACATCTAAAACAGTGTCATTTGTCACGCTTGTCATACTTGAAATAATGCTAACTTTTTCATTAGTAAAGAACTGTAAATCTTTCTTACATTCATCAATCTTAAGTGTAACCTTTTCCTTCTTATAGTCCATACCTTCAAATTCAATACCCTTGTGTGTTAACCACTTTTCAAATAACAAACAAGTTTTCTGTAAGTCTATTTCATTAATCCTTATAATTTGGCGGTTTAGTTCGACCGCGGTCATTTTTGAGTTAACCATATACTTAAAGTATAAAGCACGCTCACTTTTGTATAGGTCATGCTCACGACGAAAATGTTTGTGCATAGATTTTACAAAGTTTACAACTTCTTCTTTTTCTAAATAAATAGTTGTAAGCGCTACGCCTCCGCTATCTGTAATAGAGACGATTAATTCACATTGACTTAACGCTTCCCTAACTTCTAATTGACGCCCCATTTGCTCGTTAACTACTTCCAACTTATCTGTAAATCTCATTTTTAACTACCTCCATTAATTTGTTATTTTCTTAACTGATTCCATTGTATCACACATATCTTATTTGTACAACACTTTTTGAAACTCTTTTTATTTTACCTTGATGTGTATGTGATACGCATGCAATGAACATTGTATCACCTGTTATGTATAGCACTTGATATTCTTTATTGTTGTATGCAAACACATCGCCGTAACTGTATACGCGTCTTACAAAGAAACTGATATTACTATCAACTATGTATGCTCTTGTCATCTTGTCCCCTCCTCTCGTTTAACTCTGTAAACATCGTAACATGGTAAACAAGGAAATTGCAACTATTATTTTAAATAACTTTTTTATGTTTCCTATAATGGAAGAAACTATTCACAAAACACGAACAAACCCAGTCGCACCAAGGGTTTACAGGGTTTTAAAATAAATAAAAAAGCCTGACAGAATTGTCAGACTCTTTATAACTACCACTATTATTCTTGGTCGGCGCCTCTTGTGTTCCAGTGAGCTACTAGTCAAATGAACCGCATGAATCTGAGGAGCTACTAGAACCCCCTCCGTCGTCATTGTAACTGCGCCCACAACTTGGAGCTGGTGAGCTACTAGGCGTATACGTCGGTGTGTTAGGTGATGTAAAGAACGACACACTCAAATCATCTCTATCATCCCAGTTCTTACGCGTATCTTTAGGTCTAGTAGGTGTAGGTGGTCTCTTTACATGAAGCCTAAACCCTTTATCACTCAATGGTGTTTTATGTTTGCTAGGGTTAAAGTTACTCTTAATTAGATACTCTCGCGTCTCTCGTCTAACCTCTTCCAACCTAGCTTTATTATTCGCCTCAACAGCGTCATTCATGTCCTTACTTAATCGTCTATCCTTGTTCTTTGGAGGTGTACTATTAGAATACATACGCACAATAAAGTATATTGCACACAGTCCAAAGAATGCTAATAAGATACTCATACCCTCATCCTTTCTAGGGAGCTACTAGTTTACTAGTGAGCTCTCCACAGCTTTTAGAATTTTCTCAAATGCTTTAACACCAATTACTTTACGTGTTCCGTTCTTCCACCCTGTAGGGCTCATATACATTGGTTCCAAAACATAAGATGGGTTCGAACCTTTGTAACATTTCTTAACCGTGAATTTATTTTTATCATCCGTTTGCTCACTATAAATTTCTTCTTCTTTATCCCAACCTGTCCATTCTTTCGCCATTATTTAATCCTCCCAACAATTTTACACATATACTTACAATCATAATCGCTCGGTTCGAAACCAACATGGATATCGTGATTAGAGTCAACGAAAGCCCATTGAGAGATAAATCTCGTTGCGTTTATGTTAGCCACTGTACGTTTACCATATCCGAACGCATTAGCGAAATCATTGCCGCTAATGTGGTACATGTACTCACCTTCTTTAAAACTATTAAGTTTAACCGCTAGACCCTCCACTTGCATCGCAGCTCTAGCTTGGTTCCATGTACACATTGCGTCTTCGCCTTCTTGTTTCTTACGTAGGTAGTGTGTTTCCCATTTCCCAATTAATCTTTCGTTATCCATATTAATCTCTCCTTATTAACTATTTAACTCGCCATCCGCTTCTTTGAATATATCTATCAGGTTTATAACCTAGATTAATAACTTGACCGCTACTATACCATTTCTTATCTACTCTAACAACTTCTGCAATTGTATCCGCAAAAGCAGGTTCCCCTTCATACTCGCCATAACCATACCCAAAAGCTGCACATAATTTCTTGCTTGTAATCATGTAAAGGTAAGCTTTACCGTTAAACGACTCATGTTCAACGGTATGTCCTTGTTTTAACAAAGTTTTAGCTTGGTCCCAATCTAGATTAAATTGCTCACTCATACGGTAACCCCTCTGTCCGTTAAGAACTTCTCATAGTTTTCATAAGAGTAGATGAATTTAACTTCTACGAAAGAGAAGTCATCACCGACTAACTCATCTAATTCGTCATCCTCGATAATAGCTCTTGCATAGTGTGTGAACTCGCTATGTCTATCCCATCCATGTTTGACAATCTCACCTTCATTTAAAATAATAGTCCCGATACCACTTTTAGTGCTTTTTAGAATGTACTCTTCTTGCTCCTTCTCAACTAAAGCCTCTTGTCGGTCTGTCTCAGTAATAATTCTTAACATGTCCATTCCTCCTAATATATTTATTGGTGTACCAAACCCACCAGAACAGAGTCTAGTCAGTATTCCAGTGAGCTACTAGTGACTTGAGTTTAGTATAGCATGACTTATTTAACCCCCGTTAATTGTTCTCACTCTTCTTTTCCCCCTTAAACTTTATATGATAGATAAGCATATCACGGTTGTCAAACTTAACTGTAATAGTCGAACCTTCTTGAATAGCCTTGAACTGGCTGTCTTGGATTTTAAGTTCCAATTTAACATCTGTACCTTCTACCGTAATCGTGCTGTAACGAGCTCTAGCTGTCGAGTAGTTCTTACCAACAACCTTAACATCCTCAAGTGTAGTTACATAATTATCAGTCTCACAACCTATTAATAGTGTAGCACACAAAACTAGTAAAGTCAATAATTTTTTCATAGTTTAGCATCCTTCTTTCGTAGTGGGATACCCGCTTGGTCTAACGCACCTTTAGCATTATCTACACAATTCCGAAGTTGCTCCTTATACAAATTAATACATTGTTGTGGAAACATAACCTCACCCATCTCAGAGTAGAACCCTACCCATCGCTTACGACGCGCAATGTTCTTCATCGTAGCTGTTAGGATATCTACTTGGTTTCTAGCCTCATCACGCTCTTTAGTTAATAACTCTACCATTTCTTCTAATTGCTGCTGTCTCATTGTGCTGCCTCCAGTTCTGGTTTAATAGCTCTAGCCTTGTCCCACATCATTCTAATAATCTTTCCTCTAGTTAGCCCCTCACACTCTAGCTGAAATGTCATATTGCTAGAATGACTTTTATAGTAACCTTGTAGATTCGTATCATCCGCAGACAATACTAGCGCGAACACGCCCCCAATATCATAAGATTTAACAGTCTCATCGAGTACGTGCCTACGGTAATAAGCATCGTCCTCTTTCTCCCAACGTTGATACATTCTATCTCTATAAGTCAACCTAAATCGCTCCCTCCATATAGTTCCTCTTGACAAAAGATTTCAAAAGCGTATAAGATATAGTCTTTATGATATCCCTTCACACTCAACTCTATTATCTTATCAACATGCTTCTTTTCCTTTATCATATACCCGTTGTACTTAATACCTGTATAAAAGTCGAATGGTTTTCTAGTAACCCCAACATATGTCATTCCCTCTACTTGTGGTACATCTTTTTTGAAGATGATGTTACTCATTAGAATTCGTCCCTTGGAATGTTATTTACATGGACAACATGTAGGTCGTTAGCCTCATCTGATAGCTCATTATGGTAGTCGTCCTCCGTCATGTCGCGAGAACCTTCAATGTAATCGTCGAATATTGATACAATTTTGCGAACTGGTTCAATAGATAGTTCTAACTCTTTCATTGTACAATTAACCTTCACAGAGTGCTTGTCCATATGTTCTTTAGCGTTAGCCATCTTCTTACGCAGCTTGTCCCACTCTGCAAACTCCCAATCCGGCGTGCTTAGTAGCTTTTCGTATAAATCAAAGATAGCTTGTACATGTCCTGCGTTTACGATTTTCATTATAACATTACCCCCGTCATGTTAATGTATGGCGTTGTTGCCTCGTCAATTGCATCATCTACTAATTCCCTAACAGCCTCTTGTGCGTCTAAAGGCAGACTCTCGATAAACTCATCAATATCCTTAAAGAAACTACCTTGACCATCCTCTTTTAAATCGATGTATACCATTATACAGCCCTCCCTAAAGATACAATCACTTTATTACTATTCTCCAACTCTAGTATATTAAGTCTAACACCTGTTAACATGGCATCATATGCTCGTTGGAACACCTCTAAATGTTCTCTTGTAACTTTCACTGGTGTACCATTAATAAGATGCGCGAACATGTTATGAACGATGAACATTTTCTCTTGGTAATTAATCTTAGAAATAACTCCTATCTCTTTAGCACTCATCTCGTAGTCCGTCTTAAAGTTCTTCAGCTCGTACATCATGTCACTCTCATCGACAATCTCTAGCGCATGCTCCTTGTCACGCGCTTTTATAGTCCTAGTAATTTCTGCTGTCATTTTACATGTGAAATATTTAAGTTCACTCATTGCTTGTCCATCCTTTCTTTTACCGCTCTAAAGTAATTGTATAAGTGGATAATCCCTCTGTCCGTGTAATCTTCAAAGTTATCGGGCAGCCCTAGCTGGGTTACCCGATTCATTTGTACACAGAACATGATAGCTTCTTCCCTTGAACACCCGATAGATGACATAGGATACAACGTACTCATTACTTCACTCCATTCCCCATCTCCGCCATTACATCTCCGGTTTCATTAATGATTTGTAATGTGATTTGATGTGTCTTTGCTTTACCTCCGTGAAAACGGTCATTCATTTCGTCTAATACGTATGATACATCTTTCGCTACCGCTGCTGCATACTCTTTGTGGATGATTGGTTTAATCCCATCAATCCGTTCTACAGCTCGAAAGTTAACAGATAATTGGATTGTGTTCTCATCTGGAACAATCCACTCAATGTTATATTTACTTGCTTCTGGCTTTCTGTCTGCGTTCAGTGCATTTTCTAGTACTTTTGTATTGTTAGCTTCCGCAATGAGGTTCTCCGCCTTCTGAAGCGCCTCTCTGTCCTTATCTGTGACCTCGTTCTTCTTGTGCAGTGAGCTACTATAGTTTGTGTCTACTGTATCTCCCGCGTTATGTGGTACAAGGGTTTGTGCAGCGCTACCTCCGTACGTATACACACCTACCACTAAAGTTGTAACTACTACTGTTGCCTTGAGTGTAAAGTTTACGAATCCTTTTCTGAACTTAAACATTTTTTATCTTCCTCCAATAAGAAATATCCGAATTTTAGTAACCGAATATTAACTCTTTCTCGGTCCTTTGTGTCATTATACTCGATAATCACGTCGGTGTCAATACCTAAGTCTGTATGTTTTAATCGTTCAACAATTTTCACTTCTCTTCCTTTATATGTTGCTTTAGGGTCAACACCGAATAATTGCCCACTGAAGTCGATACGATAGTATCCTTCAAACTCTTGGTTGAAGTCTATCAAGTTAACTCCTACCTCCGGCTCTTCCTTTACTATAAGAGATTTGATATATTCGTGAACCTCTTCTGCTACCTCTTGACTTGCCCAGTAGAAGTTAACATCACACTTACGTCCCATTTGCGTCGAGAATGCCATCGGCTTATCATCGAAGAAGTAAACTTGGAATCCTACGATTGTATCTGTACAGTACCAGTTTGCTAACCAATAAGATGTAATTCGGCAATCTTCCGGCTCACTAATGTAATCTTCCCAGATTTGAAACTCACTAGCAATCTCACTTAAGTCTAACCATCCGCTACCCTTTGATTTGTCAACTCTGTCGAAAATGTGTTTTGCGTTCATAACTTAATTCCCCCTAGTAATTTGTTGTTCTCTTAACTTGTCTTTATCTTATCATAGGTAAAACTAGATTGCAACACTTTTATAAAAAAAAATAGCCCACTATTTCTAGTGAGCTACTACAACCGTATTAAATTCCTAACTTAGCAGAAATGTCTCCTAGTTTACGGTCTGCTTTCATTTCTTCAGATAACATACCATCGATTTCCTTAGAACCTGCCTCTAGCTCTTCACGCTCCTTCTTAAGGTTGTGCTTATTGATGATAGTTGCAATATCTTGCATCCAATCCATAATAGGGAATCCAGCAAACTTATACGTATATTGAACCTTAAGGTCCTTAGCCGAGATATGATGCATGTTAAGTTGTACTTGCACCTCACGCAGCTTATCAACGGATAGTGTATGGAAGTTTAACTTCTCCCCGTATAATGTAAGACTACATGGAGTCTTGAAGTCTGGTACATTAGATAAAGCTAGCTCAATAGCGTTTAATTTGTGCTTAATACTAGTCTGCATTCCTACAATTTTAGCATCTTGTTTAGTTTGAATCATTATAAATCTCTCCCTTTAATTTTATCGGTATTGGCTTTCTGCGCCAACTTCTTCGGCTAAACCTTTATTCATTTCTTTACTTCCACCATAAACTTTGTACGGCTTACCAGATGCATGACGAACAAGTAACGCATAAGGTTTGTATTCATTAGCTAGTTTCTCACGAAGTGCATTCTCTGTTAGTGAGTAAGTGCACCCCATACTCTCATGACCACCTAAAACACAAGTCTTACAGATTGCATACTCATACTCAGGCTCTTGAGGTGTGTCTTTATGTCTAATCGTATACTGGTACTTTTGTCTACGTTCTACTCGATAGTGATACTTAGCTGCTTCTGGTCCTTCTAGATGGAACGCGAATGAATCAGCACTCTTATACCCGACATACGAAGCTAGGTAAGACATGATATCCTCCACATCAATCTCGTAGTACTCAGGTTCCCAAATTTTTACCTCACTAGCTTCATAACTAGTATCTAGTAACTCTTGAAACGGGGTGAAATCCTGTACACAGCCCCAATCAGCTTCCTCACAGAAGAAGTTTTTAACATTAGAACGTGTTACGATACGCCACTCTTTGTCAGACCATGAATACTTCTTAGCGAAGAACCATTGCTTTGCTTTAGTTCCATAGACGTTCTTACGACGCTGCTCCTCATCCTTCCAACCATACGATGAGTTAGATGGGTAGCTATACTTAGTGAACCTACCAAGGTAAACCCATTCCTCTTGATTCTTTGTATCAATATACGTGTATCCAATCTTAAGGTCCTTAGGTTCCACAAACTCTAGTTTCTTAATTACAGCGGAGTATGCAGACATAGTTTGATAGACATCAGATTCTACTGGAAGTAAGTACAGCTGCTGCCCTTCCCATGCTAGAATCAACTTACCTTCAATACCTTTACCTTTCGTTACGCTACAGTGTGCTAGGATAAACATGAGGTTGTCCAAGTCAATCTCAAACTCGAAACCTTCTGGGTGCCACACACGAATGAATGCTTTACGCTCACTCCATTTAGGTACACCTCCCCCAGAACGGTTAATAACAAATCCTTCAGTAGGTACGTTATCTAGCTCCATGATACCTAATTCTTCTCTAATCCAACCTTTCCAACTATTCTCTTTACGCAACACTCCTTTCTCATCATAGTAAGTGATGTAGCTAAGTTTACCAGAGTACGTATCGCTACGACTCTGGAAACCTACTTTTAACTTATCAGGGATATACATTTTAGACACTGGCAATCGTCAACTCCTCTAACAATAGTTTAACAGGGACAACATTAAATGTATCATCAATCTCTGATAATAGAATTGTATTATCTACATGACCGCCATCCCATCTAACAGTCGTAATAACAAGCCTTGTGTCATTGTACTCGTTGACGATACCGTATTCCTCTTCCCATCTCATTGCTACCGGACCGGATGTGTATGTTTGAATGAGTACAGGAGACCCTACTGAAAAATGGTCCTTATTGAATACCTCTTTCGTCGTTGTTACTTTACCCTCTACAAAATACTTTGCGTCTACATGTGGTTTTTCCATTATTTCTCCCCCTTAATAGATTTCGTTATACATTACTTGTAATGCTGATTGCATTGCGTAGTCTGCGGAGATGATATCTCGACCTAGACTAATAATATGACTCGCATCCGCATCTCTTTCGATTGCATCTTTAAGCTCCTCGTGCAAATCTTTCCACTCTTGATAGATTTCACTGTATTCCCTAATCGAGTCTAACATATTACCCCTCCACTGGCTGGTACGTATCAAACGCATCCATACCTGTTTTCTCTGCTGTACGATACATCTGGTAAGCTAGTATTTCTAGTTGGTCATCTGTAAAGTCTACCAATAACGCTTTGATTCGTTCGTAAGACGCCCCGTATCCGTGACGTGTCATGTTCCAAGCTAACACCTCTGCTGGTGTTTCTGGCATCATATCTGTGTTCATTCTACCACTCCTCTTCCCAATCTACATTTGTTAGTCCCCAAGTCTGTTCATACGCCCATTGTGCGCTCTCCAATACTTGCTCCATCTCGTGACCTACTATACTTTCGATAACAAATGAACCAACTTCTACGTTATCCACATAAGCTACACATTTTACATCCCTTACTTGAAACATTCTTCAACCTCCACTACCTTAAACCCTAAAGACCTGACAGCTCCCATGTGTTCTACCATTCCTTTATCTAAGTGCATACAATACACACGTTGTCGTAAATCTCTATCAGGGATAGCCTCTACTAGGTTAGTTAGCGATAAGTGAACATTCCCTTCGTAGTGTAACCAGCTCGTATCTTGATAGATGTAATCAAACTTGTTGACAATCGTCGGCTTCTTAACGAACCAAGGTAGTGTACTAGTGTCACCGCTATAATAGATTGTCTTATCACCGATTTCGATAACATACCCATAAGATAGAATCTCCTTTACGTGTTTTTGTGGTACCGCTATGAGTTTAATATCATTATAACCTTCGAACTTCATATCAATGTTATTATCGAAGTTTCTAGGATGATAATAATCTGTTGTACATCCTGCTTTTTCTAAAACTTCTTTTAGTTTAATGTCGTAAGGTGAGTACACCCAGATATTCTTTTCTCCCATCACACCCATGTTAAAGTAGTTACGCATGATAAGTGTTCCCAGAGAGCCTACATGGTCGTCATGAGTATGTGTAACAATCACGCGGATATTCGTGAACTCATCTAGAATACCGGAGTTGTCCAGTCTGTCAAATGTTACATTACCACAATCAATCAGAATTAACTCTTTTCCATATACAAAGTAAGCTGCGTTGTTTCCTTCTTTAGAATTAAATGCGCTACCTCTACCAATAAACTTTAACAAGCTAATCCCTCCTATTTAATTTCGTTGTAAGCTTTAGCGAATACAGGAATCATAAGAAGTATCGAAATGACTACAGAGATAAGTCCGATTACGATGGCGCTTTGACGTAATGATTCATCATCACTAGTAATAGCTACCGACATAAACGCGATACTCATAAGACTGATATAGATAATGGATAACGCTGTAGTGATATTCTTTAATAGTTTCATAATTTATCCCCTTTTAAACATAATGTATGCAAATGCTACTAACAAACACCACACTAACGGAGGTCCTAGTAGAACTACCGCTAGTACACCTAACCAGAAATCCGGAATAGTGAAACTAATGTCCATTACTTATCCTCCCCGAACGCTTTATTTACTGCGAAGCGGAGACCGATTAATTCACACATCCTATCATCGGTATGACCGTGTTCTTCTTGTACATTGTCCCAGAATTCGAAGTACTCTTCCTTAGTTGCGTTCTCACTTAACCAAATTAGCTTGTCCGCTTGCGCTGGTGTCATTAGTTCTCCTCCTTAATCTCTGCTCGTAAGAACCACTTCATGTCCGATACGGCTTGTTCGACTTTGTCTAGTTCACCTAGCATACGTTGTACATCCTGTTCTGTATATAGTTGTACTTCCGCCTTAGCTAGTGCACTGTCAATCTTACTAATCTTCCCTTGAATAAAATCCTGCATTGCCGCTTTCTCCTCTTTCGTATACTTACTCATTATTTACCCTCCTTAGCGTTATAGATTAACTCAGTAATCTCAGCAACAGTATTCTCTGTTTGAATGTACATTATGCCACCACCCTTCAATAATCTAGTGAGCTACTTACTCTCTTTGTGTTTCTTAACTTTTAGAGCCACATAAGCCCCGATACCACCTAACAATACGTAGAATAGTAGAGTTGAAATGGATGGGAATAGCTGGATGATAATATTAGCGACGGTTAACCCTCCTATAATAGCAAGAACACCTACAATAGCTTCCTTAACCTTGTCCGGTAACACGTTAACTCCTCCTCTCTTTAACTTACTTTTATTCTATCACACACCCTATCAATTTGCAAGCACTTTTTACATTTTTCCTTCCCTAACTTTTTTAGCCCATGTAGAGATAGTTCCTAGCGGTACACCTGTTAATCTACTAATTTCTTTGTGTCCGCTGTTTCTAGCTCGCAGTAGCTCGATACACAGGTTTTTATCACCTACTTGTGGTTTTACCCCTCTACTAGACGGTAATGCTTTATCGCCACCTACCATGCGTCTAAGGTTGCGCAATGCATCTAACTCAATATTCTTTACTGTGTTCTTTGTAACTCGCATTTCACTGGCGATATCAATCTGCTGTTCGTTATCAAAGTACAGTTTAGAGATAATGTACTTCTCTTTAGAAGGGAGTCTATTAATCAAATCTCGAAGTGCAACTCTATCGTCTACGGGCATCTCATTTGAGGTGATAATATCTCCCAGCGTAACTGTATCCGAATTACTATTACTCTTACTCGTCTTAATTTCACGGTCAATATGCATTGGTTCGAATGCAGGTAACCACGCCATCGCATCTTGTAATTCTTCTATAGAACAATCTAACTCTACCATTAATTCTAGATTTGTCAGATTTGATATCTCCATCTTACGTAACTTTAGTACGATAGGCTCTAGTCTGACAGGTATTTTAAATCCTTTTGTGTCTCTCATAAAGTTTTTTTAGTACGCCTTTCATAGACGTTGTTAGATACGTAACTAGTTCGAATCCTCTGTTTACATCAAAGGCTTGTACTACTTTAAAGAAGCATTGTGATAGTTCTTGGTACGCGTCATCCTGACTATTCTGGTTTACTTTATGCTTGTTAATCAGTGACCACATTAGTCCATTGTACTTAATAAACAATACCTCCATTGCATCTTCGTCTCCACCTTGTGCTCGTAAAATTAGTTCTTTGTTTTTAATCATCTGTAACTCCCCCTCGATAACTGATAAGTTAATAGTATCATAGAGCTCAACAAATTGCAACATATTTTTACAAAAAAAAAAAGAGGCGTTAGCCCCTTAATTTTGTTTTACTGTGAAGCGAGTGCTCCCTCCATGATAAATTTTAGCGGATTCGATTCGTTCTTTAATGTCCGCTGACATATTGCTCTCTTTCATTAGAGCACGTAACTTAGTAGCGTCAATTTTTAGTGCAACTACTTTATTGAAATTGTGAGTAGCAAGAATGTCTCTAACAGCCTTCATGTCGTACGTCGTGAAGTTGTTTGTTGAACCTGTCTTCTCTGTATGTGACAATTTAGCCTCAAATCCGTCAATACCCATTACGTTATTCAAGTTGTGCAGTTCCATAAAGTTCTGGATACGTTTTTTAATCTTATCTTTCTTTGTTTTAGCTGCTGACTCCTCTTTTGCCGCCAAGCTGTAATCTTTAATAGCTTTTTGGATGTCCATAGGTACCTTAACTTCATCACTTTTAAACACCGCATGCTTGTCCGTTACGTCAACCCATCCAGAAGTTACGAACTGACGTACAACGTCTTCCATTGTGAATTCCTCATTATACACATTTGTTGTAGGCTCTTTAGTTGGGTGATTTACATCGATTGTTACCGTTACTGCTCCGTCACGGTTAACCTCCACAAACACTACCTCACCAGTTGCAATATTCTTTAACATTGTTTTTTTATTCATATTTTTTTCCTCCTAATAGTCCATTTTTAACTTCCACTAACAAGTTGATAGCTAAATCATACTTATAGATAGCCACCTCTGCCCATGCATAATTCTTAGCCACACGCGATAGGTACTCCGCGTTTCTATCCCCACCCTTTTGATTATCCAGCATATCCTTTCTTCGTTTGTTCTTAGCTTTCATTTCTGATAACTCATAGTGTAAGTGGTCTAGCGCGCTCATATTAACTCGCCCCTTTCATAATATTTAACGCTGCCTCTAAGTCTTGAATCTTCATCTCATCCATAAACAAGCCATTACGAACACTCTGCCGATGTGGGTGGTTGTCCTCTTCTCGGTTCAACCATAATTTACGGTGCTTGATTAACTGCTTAAGTCGGGTAATCTCCTGCTCTAAAATATATTGTGCGTGTGTCATTTGTATTGCACCACGATGTTACTAACATCCTCTTTAGGTACGTAGATATCTACTAATATGTCCTTTCCTTTTAAGATAACCTTACCTGCAATTTTGGTTACATCCGACTCAGTAAGGATAATTCCTGCTTGTAACTCACCAGATGCTTTCATAGCATTTAGTTTGTCAATTACCTCTTGAGCTGTCTTATTATCTACTTTAGCTACGATTGGTTTACCTGAGTAGGTTACACCACCAGAAGCCATAGGGTCGTACCCTTCATCAACAACACCGATAGATTTATTTCTTTTAGCGTTAGGGGCAATACCTTTCTCTGAGCGACGAACGACCGCTCTTTCATCTAATATATCATACACCGTCTGGTAGTTAACTCCAAACTTCTTAGCGATATCGAGTACAGGTTTACCTACAATGTACAAGTCTGTGATACATTTCTTTTGGTAATCACTAAGCTCTAGTATACGTTGTGCTGATTCTCGTTTGTAAGGTCTGCGACGCTTTTCAATACCGTTACGACGTAATATACGGTAAACCTTTCCGGCAGAAAGTTTATGTTCATTCATAATTTTTGTTACATTTTCACCTTCAACATATTTCTTGATAACCGATTCCTCTAACTCTATTGTTAAAGCTTCCTCTGAACCCCAAGATGCTGTAACAGCACCTTGAATTAACGTTTCTTTCTTAACGTCGTTCTCCATATCAATTACTGCCATTTCTTTCTCCCCCTATTTTATCTATGATAATATGTTAACACGAAATCTATAGTTTGTCAATAGCATTACTCCACGAAATAGTTAATCTGCTCATGTATTGTCTATCACCATCATTAGCATATGCAGGTGTCACTGTGTAACCCGCTTTTCTAAAACGACGTGTTAGAATCATGTAATGCTGGAAGTTATCAAACATAACTCTAGATACTAGATTCCCTTCGTTCTTAGTAAAGACTACACTAAATTCACCTTTACTAACAGCTTCCTCGATACTACCTAAAAGATAGTTAACTAGAGAAGCTTCAGTTACGTTATTCCTTTTTAGTATTTCCAATACCGACCTGTTACGCATGGTATACGCACTCTCTAATCTCCTAACTTGTTCCGGTATTTCTATGCTTCTATTAGTCATTGTCTAACTCCCCCGTTCCATTACAAGTTTCACAATCCCAGAATGCATCATCTCCGCGGTCTAGACAAACGCCTTTCCCGTCACAGTTCCAACATGTACGTACAGGTATAACCTTCTCAACTTTAACTTCCCAATCTTCCAGAGCAGACTCCAAATCTAGCTCTCTCATCATCTCGTTAACATCGTCATCAATCATTTCCTCGATTGATTCTGGTAACTCATCATCCATAGTTTTAAATTTTAACTTAACTGTAAAGGTTACTTCGCGCTCTCTCATTATTCTGCTCCTCTCAATTCATTCTCTTCGTAGGCATAGTTATCTTCCCTAGACAAGTTATAAAGATAGTGACCTTTCTTGTTAGGGTCTAGACTACGATAAACATCTGTAACAAACGCTGTATCGTATTTGCTATTTTCTAGAGACTCGTAGTATACTACATCACCAACTTGAAACTTATTCGTCTCCTTCAGTTCTGTAATATCATAAACTTGCATCACAGGTAGTAGAGATAAATCGTTTATACCAATATTATATATCACCCAGAACGCATCGTCAATAGAAGATTTCATAGTATCATAACTAATCATAGAGACTCTCTGACCTTTAACTGTGCTGAGCTTAACCATTACATCCCTATTAGAGAATTGTTCGAATCCTCTAATAAACAATACATCCCCATTAACTAGCGCATCTAGTTTATCTTCTAGTGTTGTAAGCAACTCAAAACTCATAATCTCCCACGCTGTGTCAAAACCAATATCATTAAAATCAACTGCCATTACTTGTCATCTCCCTTTTCTAATGTAATCTTTTCCCATGATACTAATATATGAGGAGGTGTATCCATACCACCAACTAACTTAGACTCCAGTGCCGGAGTATATTTCATTGAGTACCCCTTATTCTCAAACTCTTTAATAATATAATTAAATTCGTCGTACCTGTTGAATAGTGTGAATACCGGAGATAAAACATCGTATTTATCTGCACTTAATAAACATGCTGTATTTCCGCGTTTGGCTGATTCATCTATCTCCTTTACAATTGATTCCCTAATATCTTTTGCTATACCCGTATCTATTACAGTTCTGTGCAACGTTGATACGGTTCTCATTGCGTTTGCATGAGGGATGTCTGCGTACATCATACTAACTCCTCCAACTCCTCTAATACAGTTACTTTACTCCAGTCACCTGCACTATGGTATTTATCTTTCAAAATACTAACCTCATCTAAGAACTCGCTGTACGTAGCTCCATCTGAGTAGCACCAGTCTAACACACCTTTCAATTCTAGTAGAACACTCGTCTTGCTCCAATCGCCATACTCGGCATACTTATCGTACACCTTATTAATATCATCTTTAAAGTTAATCATTCTTGTACACCCCTTTAAAATATCTGAACACAAGTGCTGATACTGCGAAAGATAAGGTAATGACCGCGTTCGTTACTGTTGTCTCTTTAAAAGAAACACCTAAGGAAATCGCACCCATAAACACCGCTGCTGACTCTAGTTCTCTAAAAATCTTGTATTTCAATTTATCTCCTCCTTAACTTACTTATATCTTAACATAGAAAAAGAGCCCCGTCAAGGACTCTTTTAAAAGTTTTTTCTATTAAATACCGAATGCTTGCATTGCATCTTTAACTCTTCTATCTTCTTCCGTTAAGTCTAAGTTCTCGTAGAATGACTTCTCTGCTAACTCTAGGTCTGCGAATAAAGCATCATGATGTTCTTCCGGAACGTACTTCATAACCACTTCAGTTAATGCTGATTCCTTTGCTCTTACTTTAATAGACATTTCTTTTAATGCTGAGATTGATAGACCGCCTAAAGCGTTGTTTGTAATCTTAGCTTTAACTTCCATAGCTTTGATTGCTAGAGGGATATCGATAATATCAAACTCTTGTAATCCTACAAATGCTTTAGCGATAACTGTATCTAAGAACTCTACATCATTGAATACGTTGTTCACTTTATCAACTGCACCGAAAGGCATTGCTGCTGCCTGTGATTCTTCATTAAACTCTTGTACTCTCTTATCATTAATATATGTTACATTGTCACGCTGCCTTTTGTCAAGTAAAGAGATTAATGGGACACCTTCTGTAATAGCTTCTTCACGCTTCTTCTTATAGTTTGTTAGAGAAGATTTACTGATAGAGAATCCTTGGTCCTCACAGAAAGCAATAATGTAGTCATAGGTTCTACCATCGTCTAGCATATTATCAACCTTAGTTACTAGTTTCTTATTATTATACAGTTGCACCAATACTGAACTTGCTTGTAAATTCTTTTTATCTTTAGTCATCTTAATAGTCTCCTTCTGACCTTAATGGTCTACGTTTTTAGAATATCTTGCATGAATTATATACCTTGAGAATGCTGTCATTACAGCTGTCTTGGCTTCTACATCTAATATAGCAGATAGGTTACCCTGTTTGGAACGTAAACGTAAATTCATTAAAAAGAACCACTACTTTGTTATGTATTTTAGGGAACTACTATGTTTACGATATTGAACAAAATACAGGTCGTACAAGATAATCGTAAACAGAGCAAACAAGACAAAATAAAAAGCCCCACTATATAGTGAGACTTTTTTAACCTAAAACTTCCTAGTTTTAACAGAATTTAATAACTTTTTCCATAAGTCATAGTTAATATGTGTAGCTGTATGAATTACAAGACCGCCAGATAATAGTCCGAAGAACCCAATACATCCACCAATCCAGATACTAGTATTATCGTATCCATCTCGACTAAACGGGTTTATACTAATCATGTTAACCTCGCCCCCATCTTCAGCATACGACAATCTAGGTCAGTAGTCTTACGTTCAGCATCTGCGATACGTCTAACCATCTCTAGTTGTTCTTTCTCCTCATTTAACTGTTGTAAGATAGAGCTAAGGTACAACATCTGGTCACTATTCTCTTGCATTTTAGCTGATAGAGTTGACTGTTCTCTGGATTTTGCACTAAGTCTCAAAATAGTTTTGGTTATCTCTTGATTCAAATTATCTAGAGTCTCTTTGATTTCCATGATTACACCTCGAAATAAAGAGTAATTGACGTATCTAACTCGTCATTATTTAACTCAATGTACTTTTCATTTGTAATTCCGTCTGTATCAACGACGATTTTGTTAACACCTTCCAAGAATAACCCTGTAATTGATGCGGTAGAGTCTTCAGATTCAATGTTATACCCCTCGGAACCAACTCGTTTACGAATACTCATCATCTCTGTACGAGGTTCCATCGTAACTAACGTCGTTGGAGTATCAATCATCATACCTGTGAAGGCTTTTCCTGTAACATTTTTGCTAGATAATAAATCTAAGAACGTTTTGATGTCTTTAATTGTCGGTTCACCTGTAGATAATAGCCCAATAACGCTATTAAAGTTAGCATCACCGATGATTAATGTGATTTCTTGGTCAATATTTAGCTCATCGATGAACATTGTGTCCTTAATTTTAACCTCGTACACCTTATACTTATTAATTGTGTGAGGTTTGATGACCACATTAGGGTTTTCTAGAGAAACAAACATATCAGCTGTGAATAAACTCATGTGATTTGTAATCTTTTCTTCTAAATGAGGTTTGTCCATTACATCTCCCTCAGAAATGTACCCCATAACATCACCTTTACCAGAAATTTCGAACATGTTTAACGTTAATTCTAATGCTGGGAAGTCGTTATAAGGTAGTCGTAAGAAGAACCCAATGTCAATTCTATTACTATCAATCTTAGTTAGCTCTTTAATGTAGAAGCTGCGAGTGATATGGTTCTTAGCAAAGTAAGCATTTGTGTAATGAATACCTAAAATCTTCATATCACCGTACGTTAAAATTTGTTTAACTCGGTCCAGTTTAGTTGTTTCTGTAATGATTTCGTTTGTCATGTGCTATCTCCCCTTTGGTTTTCTTAACGAAGGTATCGTTTCTCGTATAAGCTTTACGTTCTCCAGACTCCTTAAGTACTTTAGTCTTATAAACTATCATAATACTGCGTCCTCGGAACGTCCTTTGTACCCTTATACTAACCTTACCAAGTATCGTTGTACCTATTTTAACATAGTATACACTATCAAGGCAAGTTAAAGTTACAACTTCTCCGTTTCTTTTTGGTACTAGCCTGATAATGTCGATACTAGTTCCGGTATGCTTAGCTACTAACTCTAGTGCATACTTCTCTTTAAACTCCACATTACGCTCTGTGACGTTCTTAAACTCTTCAATGAACTCTACACGGTAATTACCGGAACTCTTCTTCAGTACGCCTTGCATAGCGTTACGTCCGTTGTCATTTAACCCGTTCATCCCACGAGCACCTAATCCGCGGGAATGTGAACGAGAATTAAAACTACTCTTCTTCAATTGACATCATATCCACATAAGTCTTAATCTCTGCATATCCGAAGTCAGTGTACGATTCAACTAAGGCTACCATTTTGTCGTACTCCTCATCCCAACCAGTAATATCACATAGTATCTGCATATGGTGTGCTATATGTGAGTACATCATCATATCTCCTGCAACCTTAGCGATAAATTCACGGGTAAAACCGTGGAACGACAAGTCAACTTTCTTTTTACATGTGTGACACGCTATAGTATAGTTTGTGCTCACTATAACCCTGCCTCCTCAATCTCTTTATCTGACATGGTAACAACACTATCTAGAGTTAAATCTGCCTCTAGAATATCATCCTCATAAGTTTTCCCTGCTCGGATAAGGTCTTTCACTTCATCAATACTATCTGCTTTAACATAGCAATCAGAACGAATTGTTTCCGTATATTCTACTCGAACCCACTTAGCCATGGAACTCCTCCTTACATGCATCACACTCTTCTTTCGTGTACACTCTCTTCATAATAATAGTTTCATATGGGAATGTCGACCATAACTCATTCGCGTGTTTAGGGCATAAGGCTTGATGCTGTTTTAATGTTAGTTTTTTCTCATGGACTATATTTGCCGCCACAGTTATTGCTTCTTTACCGTCAAAGATAACAACGGCTTTCCCTTCGCTGTAGCTCTCTTCGTCGAACGCATGAAGAATGGCTACTTCTGTACCTTTAGGCATATCGACTGCTCTCATATTATTTTCATCTCGTAAAACAATGGAATTTTGTAATATGTGTGTCTTCTTCACTAGAACGCCTCCGTTGAGCTGATTACAAGTGGTTCTTTCACGTTCATCCAACCAATCGCGTACCAGAATGGGACTTTAAAGTACTTACTGTTATACACTTCAACCAACTCGAATCCGAATGTGTGGAAATCTCGTAAAGGCACGTCATTAACATCAAACAACATTGTTTGGTTCAATGATACTTCTCCTGCGTAATACTCTTCGATGTCCTCTTGGTCTATTCCGCATTCTTCTTTATAGAATCGCATAGCCTCGTCTTCATCACGAGCTGCTACATGGTCGCAGTCATTCATTTTGTATACACGGAACATACGTGTATCTCTCGGTACGTTATTGTCAACTAGTTTCATACCGACTGCTGCAAACTGGTCCTGTAGCACTTCAATGTCTACGTAGTTATACGCATACCCTGTTTTATTAACAAAGTCGTTGTATACCTCTACCATTAATGTTGTATCGGAACCACAACCACCTACTGTAACTGCATGTTTACGTTCTGTCATATTAGTTTTCCTCCTTAAAGTTTATACGCCCAGATTCTGTTCCATTTAAGTTAACCTCTTTTAACTCACCGTTAATAGGTATAAAAAGTCTAGTCATGTAAACCTTTCCGTCTTGCACGTATTTCAGCAAGAAGTTAGTAATTGACATATCGTTATACTTAGCGAGGTCTTTGATTACTGCTGATGAATTCTTAAAAGTTGTAGCACCAACACCGATATCTAGGTATTCGAAGATGTCTACATACCATCCGTTTAGGATAGCTTCATCGTCGTCATTTAAGTCATCTTCTAACCAGCACAACATGTCATGACCATTGACTGTAGCTGTATGTCTAGGGACCCCTAAATTACTTCCTACAGGATTACTCCATCCAGCATCTTTCCAGTTACTATCGTCAATACACATATCATTTACTAGTTTAGCATAGTCAGCCGGAGTTAATGATGCTACTTTAACTTCTTTTGTGTGGCTGATAAACTTTAGATGTGTTACTGGTTTGATACCTAGTCGGTAAAATTGCTCCTCGATGTCTCCGATTGTAAATACCTCAATTTGCCCTACAACTTCTAACTTATCCATTAATTTTATCCTCCCATTTGTTTAGTTTCTGATTAAACATAGCATTGAATCTAGCGTCACTCACATTATATCGATGTAATAGTGACTCTACTACCATACTTACATCTACCAATTCTTCGATAACATCATCTCTGCCTTTAGCTTTGTACTCGCACCCTTGAGCTCCTTTGAAAGATAGTATTGCCTGAGCTACCTCGCCAACTTCCTCCATAAGCTTTAACACAATTTCCTCAGATGTTTTCGTGTTCATTTCACATAGACGGTCTAATTTAACCCTATCTAATGTTGTCATGTTATCTCCTCCTTAACTAACTCTATCTTACCATATTCTCTTTTGTTTGTAAACTACTAATTTAAATAATTCCAAAAATAGATAGAACTACGAGTATTAATATACCTACAGGGAATCCTACAAGAACCATTACAATACATTTACCCATCTCTTGAAACACCATATGCTGCCGCTCTATCAGTTCAATGTCCTTCTTTGTTCTAAACATAGTAACCTCCTACTGGAAATAGTATTTGTTTAATGTCTTCTCTGGATGCATCTTACCATTGATATACATATTACATAGTAGATGCTTAGCTCTATCTGGTCCTAGACGCTCTACAATATGTGATGCAATCTGACTCTTCTTCATACGAGAGCTGACACCAGACTGAACAAGTAGTCCGTTCATACCGATTGCTCCTCGGCTATCTGCGGAACCTACTTTAGCACCATCACCGGATAATGTAGATACTTGTCGTTTAAAGGAACCAGCAATGTTAATAAGCTCCTCTTTCCAGAACAATGAGTTAAATGCTGCCTTCACATCATGTCTAGGCGACGGATAAGCCTCACTGTACATACCAAGAATACCTTCACCACGGAACTCGGTATAAGCAATAATACCTACTCCATGATGCTTGTACTCTTTAATAATAGCATCTACCTTTTCAACGTGCTTATCCTCGCACACAACATACACTAGGTCGCATATCTTGCTGTATGCTCTAAGCTGTTTATTGAGCCGTGTAGTCGAGTCTCTAGCTGTCTTAACTTCCACTCCTATTAGTATACCATCACTACGGAAGATTAGCAAGTCTGCAATTACTGAGTTGATGTCGATACCTTTCTCACTAAGGACAACAGACTGCATCCCCTTAAAAGGTAGGAACAGTCGTTTATTATTTAAAACGAGCTGCTTCACATCATCCTCATAGAATGATTGTTTAGTAGACATATTCACCCTCCCCATCGATGCGTGACGTTAGTCGCATTAACGCATCCGTATAACTATACCCGTATACATTGTATCCTTTATTCCAAGTAGGATTTGTGATATAATACTCTATCCACTTACTCTCTACGTCTAACCATCCTTTTCGTCTTTTAATCTCATAAGGGTGGATAGCCACTGCGATGACTTCTCCTCGTATTAGGATTTCACTATAGATAGTCTCTCCCGTCCACGTTCGATAGTAGTATCTTTTATTTTTAAAAAACTTAAACATATTATCTCTCCTTACATTTTAGGTCGTATTGTAGTTCTGCGATGATGTAAGCAATTGCGTCCTTTCTGTTCATTCCTGATGCATCTATAAATTCTTGAAGTATCTGGTCGAATAGTACTTTTCTATCTTCTGTCATAGCTTAGCTCCTATTAAAGTATCATATAAGTCTTGCTTAGACTCTAACGCTGCTAACTCTTCCTCTTTCTTCTGCGCCAATGTACCAAAGTGAACAACAGAGTTCCAATAGCTGCGATTAGCTGCATCTTTTATAGCGTTTCTGATGTGTTTAATGTCTTTCTTGATTAGCTCAATGTTACAGGTCTCATCAGGGATACCGATAATCTCATGCTTCCAATCATTCGTAAAAGAAGTACGCTTTTCTGAGCTCATTTAATCTCGCCTCCTCTTCTCTAATTCCAGCTAAAGCGGACCACATACCTGCATCAGCAGCCATGGTAGCCATTCTATCTAGCAAACTTAGTTTATGTTTAATCGCACGCAACTCATTCAAACTAGTAGTGATAAATTCATGTGGATTACTCATCGTCCGAACCTCGCTTCACGTTCACTTTTTCTAGAGCGCAATTCATACTCCATAGCTCGTGCCTTTCTAGACAATCGTTCAACCTCTGACCAGAAGCTATTACGTACTGCTCGAACGATGTCGTCTTTTGTTTCATCTAACACTTCATAAATCTCCTCGTCTGTTGCAGCATTAATTAGCTCTCTCGCTTGTTCTGGTGTCATTTACCTTCCTCCTCAATATCAATCCATAATGGGTGATTCTTATACTCTCCTTCAAACTTTCGATATGATGCATATTTACCTGTACCTATTTGTAATTGTTTAACTCCGTCTTTCATTACAATAGAGCCCCTCCACGCGCCGTTACACACATAGAATTTAGTTCCGACAGGTAAACTACTAATAATCGTTTTCGTGCCTCCATACGGATTATATTCTTCTCCGGTCATCAATTTCTTCCAACCCCTTATCTAGAACTTCGTAATATCGTGACAATGGACTACTTACGTTTTCGTTACTATGTTCTAGGTCATAAAAATCTGATATAAACTCTCCTTGCTGCATAGATAGAGCTTGTACAATATTCTTGACTCCGACAGAGAACTCATTAAACCAGTGCACATCATTAAGATGAATAAATACTCCTGTATATTCACCTCGAACCATAACCATTTCTCCTCCGCGAGGTTTAAGTACATCAGGTTCTCTCTCGTAGAAACCTTGTCCACGTCTACCGGATAAAGTAGACACACCGTTTACAATAGGACATACGAACAAGGGGTCATCGATTACCCATTTCTTCTTATACTTAGCGGGTAGTTTACTATTCGCCCATGCACCTAAAGTTGTATTAAGACTGAATGGGTTCATTCGTTCACTTTTAGATGTTGCTTTCTTTTTAGGTGTGACACCTTTCGGATGCGGAGTATGCGCCTTGAACACAATTGCGTACATCGTACCGTCATGTTCCTTGATAAGGTCTACAATGTAGTGAGGTTCCCCTCCTACACTGATTGCACCTTGTTTTGTATATCGTAAATACTTACCTGACAAATGTGGCATTGCATTCTCGATAACACCTATCATTCATTACACCTCCCATTGAAATTCTAACCCGTATACTCCTAACGTGTCATTTCGTTTTCGGTATACTTTTATCTTGTTATAATGAAGCTCCTCGATTATCATTTGACGGATAATTTTCGACTCAAATATACATCCAATTCCCATCTCATTTGCGTTATCCTTTGGTAACATGTACTGTGTTTTACCTTGTCTCGCTTCATGAATTAACTCAGTTTTGATAACGTCATAGATGTCTTTAATAGCAATCCCGTAATCGATTAGTTCTTTTTCTCGAACTAAGTGTTTCAATTCGATTCCTAATGGTAAATGAAAACCTTCACCTTCATCATGTACATGTTTCTCTAAAGTCATTCTACATCCTCCTCACAATCGCGAATGTATGCTTCTAAATCTTGAATTAGTAGTTTAGCTGTTTCTGGTGTAAGGTTAACAGACGGATTCTCTCCTGATTCGTCTTCAGATGTGTAGTGCATTTCAATATTAAATGCGAATCGCTGCTCTTCATCAAAAGCTGTTCCTACTTCTATAAAATCGTCACCAGATGTCACACAGTGTAATCTACGATATAATCCTCCGTTACCTCCATCTACAAAATAACCTGTTTTAACGTCACTCACGTTATCTCCTCCTTAATTATTATATTACTAATATAGCACACTATTTTAAAAAAGTCAACAAAAAAGAGAGACTTTTTAAGCCTCTCCTCCCATTTTCTTAATATCTCTTTTTAAGCTCTCTTTAAACTTCTTCTCATTTCGCTTAACTACGATTGCCCAATACCCGAGAGCAGTGTAGTGAGCTACTATGTTTTTAATAAAGAATAACGAGATACCAAACGCCATAGCTGTTAAGTAATAGATTTCGATAAAGTTAAAGTAGAGTTGTGTGTAAAAGAAGGCAAACACAATCTCAGCTACTAAAGTTAATCCGAAACCTAGCAATACTGTCCCATATAGTGGTGTCTCTCCTTTAGTTTTAATCTCTTTAAACTGTGCTACAACGCCTAGCAACTTCAACCCGTAGTTAACGCCGATACTCGCTGCGATAACACATAATACTAAATCGATATTCGTCATACTAGCTCATACCCCGTTTCATCCATCTTAACATTCTCTACGATAGCGTATTTATTTCCTGATTGGATTAATAGCTCTTTGATGAATTCTTTCTTAGGTACATACTCGCATCTAAATGGAGTGTACACGTTACGAACTGTTCTAGCTAACTCTTTACTTGGATACATCTTAACAACACAAGATACTAACTGTCCACTAGCCTCGCAACATGATAGTTTTGGTTCCTTACTATCTTCCAACTTAGCTAATCCATGGTTAATCGCCGCTGTAACTGGGTGTACTTTCCCGTCCTCTGTGTGCCATACATCTTTATAACATACTAGTCTTCTAGTCATTCTATTACCTCCTAAGGGAGCCAGCTTATGCCAGCTCTCCGTTTTCTCCAAACATTAGTGTAGTAGATTCATATGTTTCCTTACCGCGATATAACACAACAGCAGACTGAGATGGCATTGTTGCTGGTAGGTTCAGCGAGCTACTATAGTCGTTCTCTCCTACTGGTGACGATACTTGATAATGCATGCGACCGAATGACTCTTGTGTAATGTCTAGGTAATGTAGGTGACCAGAGAATAAGATTTTAATAGTTTTACCATTCTTCATAAACACTGGAATCTTCTCTTTTGCCTTAGGCATCTTGTCCCCATGTGTACCTACTACACGATGACCTACAACCTCGATATCAAACATATCATTCTTGTTTCGGTTGTCAGTAATAACTACGTTAGGCATCTGGTTCAACTCTTCTTGAATCATAATAAGCGTGTCTAGGATAATGTACTCGACATTATTATTTGCTAGATTATCATTCTTATTCTGGAAGAATCGTGAATGGTTACCTGTAATCATGCTGAAGTGTACCGTATGGTTTTCTGATAGGTCGTTAAGCATTTCTACGAACAATCTGATAGACTTGCTAATCTGTGCTGCCATGTGAAACTCCAAGTCGAATGACTGTGTATTACGCATTACTTGGTTCTCGATTATATCACCTAAGAATAGTACATGAATCTCGTCGAATACGCGAGTATCCATCTGCTGCTTAGCCCAACCTACTACACTATTAATCGAGTTCTGTAGTCTCTCGAAGTTGTAGTCACCAGTACGACTGTGGAACGTTTCAAGACCTACGTGCCAATCGGAGAATGCTAGAATCAATGCTTTCCCATTCTCAGCAACCTTAACATTCTTAGGCTCGGCTAAGTACTTAGGTGTTGGTAAGTCTTTAATCTCTGCTACGATTTCCTTTTTAAGGTCATCCATTAAGATTTTAAGAGCTGTACCTTCACGTTGTACTTTCTTGTATTCTCGTAAAAACTCCGTTTGTTTCTGTCTTTCCATAATGTGAGGTGTTACCATAGAGAACACATTCTCCTCTACCACAGCGACCTCATTACCAATTGGTTCGATGTTATCTACGGTTAAATCACCGTTCGTAGCTGCCATGTAAATAGCTGCAAGTGATTCACTGTTATTAATGTCATCGATACAAAACTGTAAGTCCTCTTTCGTTACCTTATCTCGTCCTAGTCCTGTTAATAGTTTATTTACAAGCGTGCGGTCAATTACCCCGCGCTCACGCTTGCTATATCCCATTAGTACTGCAATCACATCTTCGTATAGTTCAATCTTCTTCATTCATTAACACTCCTCGTTTAATTAGTTCTTCTTCAGCTGCTTTCATACATTGGAAGAAGTGAGCTCTATTTATCATGTTCCAAGGGGAATCGTCTAAGAATGCTGCTTTAAAGTCTCGATATACCTTCAGTACCTTTTCGTCTGACCATCCGTCGTACATCTACTCACCGCTCTCCGCCATGGCTTTAATCGCTGCTGCAATTACGTTAGCTGTGCCAGTAGGCAAAAACATTGTCCCTACATAACCAGAACCTGTAGTACCATCTTTCATATTAGCTGCCGCAAAGAACTGTTCGACTGTTACACCTTTCGTTCGTACTTGAACCATATCAGATGTACGGGTTGTGCTAGCTACTAAAGTAACGCCATTCTCTCCACCGATATCCTTAAGGTTCCGGTGAGCCACTTCGTTTGTCCAGTCTTCTGCGTATACAGTGCCAACTTGTACAGGTTCTCCATTAATGTTAATCATCATCCACTTCGTTTGCTGTCGTTTCTTCTCTACGAAGTCTGACTGCTGCTTAAGTTGACTCTTGATAACTGGTAGATTCTCTTTCATAATCTCCTGTAACGGCTTGTCCGCTAATACAGCTGTGATGTTACGACCGAATGCTCGATACAGTGCCATTAAAATCTTGATACTATTATTCGTGTCTACGTCCTTCCACTGTTGATACTTAATACTAGCATGGATAACATTCATATCATTTTTAGAGGTATCTTGTACATTTTGGAATGTCGTCATTTCACTAGTTAATAGCAACGTTCTTAGGTAAACAATAGGTGGAAAGTCCGAGCTTACTACAGAGCGTCCTACACTAACTTTCTTTCCGTAAGTGTTAACGTGTATAAAGTCGCTAAACGGATTGTTCAGCGGCTCGATAGCCTTCTTAAAATCTTCGTTATCGAAGATAGGTAACCCGATAACAATAATCTTACTTACCAACTGTGCTTGTGTCCCTAATGCGTGTATATCAAGCTTGTCCACAAATTCAACATCAACTTCGTAATCCGGTAGCATACGCTTAATTACCGGAAGTGTAATTGTATTCATGAAGTTATCTTTCATGTACAACTTCACTATTTCTTTTTCCATTAGTATCCCCATCCTCCATAAGTTCTAGGTTCCATCGCTGTGTGTCTGTGCTCTCTCGTATACACATCAAGGTATCTCACAAAAGTTAGCACACCGTTCTCGACTGTGTATTGTTTCTCTATATCCCATTCCTCGTAGTGCTCATACATGTAAATAACTTTTTCTGCTATTTTCGCTAAGATAGTGTTCATGAAGCATTGTATTTCACCATCGTAGTTTTTAAGAGCGAAAATAAACTCCCACTCTCTCGTTTCTTTATTTAGCGTGTTGACGTTGTGTTCTCCCCATTCATCCGGCATATATGCAGGTGACATGGAAGGTACTTGGTCTCCACGGCTCTTATTAGCCAGCGTCTCTACGAAAGGGAAAGCTTGAACTGCCTCACCCCATTCACCATCGCTGTCGATAACATGCTCGACTAAAGGTAAATACTCTTCTTTCACTACAATCTTAGCTCGTAACCCTGTGTAGTTACCCATAATATCCCTCCTCTTTTAATCTACTAATCTATCTTATCACACTAATTCTGTAATGTCAACATAATTCTTAAATTTAATTTCTTCTGTTTCTGTGATTGTGAAGAAAGTAGGTTGTAGTTCATTCTTTTTCATCCAAGTGATAAATGTATCGGTTAACATGTCACTCAGCTCGTGTCTCATATCCATTGACACTCCTGATAAGAACCCTTCTGCAAACTCACCGCACTGGTCATATACATCTTCTTGCACTTCATCGATAGCGTGGTCACCACAAACACCAATAGACGGTTCAGAAACCTTTCCTACAAACAACGCTGTCCAACCCATCTCAGTAGCATGCCTTACTCCCTCTAAAATAGCCTCTTCACGAGAATCAAACATATCATTACCCCAGTAGTCACATGACTGATGATTAAATGTCCATTGCTCTTTTTCACTTACTGCTTTTAACTGGTCCATTCTAACTCCTCCTTGTTTACGGCAATAAAAAAGTAGATACCGTTTATAGTATCTACTTTATCACACTCTATTAATTTTGTCAACTACTAAATTTAATATTAACCTTGTTCTCCTGTGCCACCTTCAGTTTCTCCGCCGCCTTCTGGTGGTGTAGCAGGTGTTGATTCGACTGTTGTTTCTTCGATACGGAAGTCATTAACTCCAAGAGATAATGTGCTGTCAGCGAAGTCTAGGAATGCAAGAACCATCTCTTTATCTACGTTATCTGCTGCGACATCCACGTATACGTCAAAACCAGTACCATTGTATCCTTGGCGACCATTTGTGTTCTGACCAAGAGCAAATACGATTTTTGTTCCATCAACGTAAACAACTGGTTCAGTTTCTTTAAACTTCAATTCTTGTGCCTCATGGTCAATGTACGCAGGTAGGATAGATTTCTTTCCAGCTACTGTCGCTACTTTAAACACTAATTGACCTTGAGCTAGTGAGGTAGTATCCCCAATAGATGGTAAGTACCCTTCGCTACGAATATGTGCGAATAAGATATCACCGTCTGATAGTTTTGCTGTTTCGCTTTTTAAGAACTCCGATACTTTAACAATTGCCATTATTTAGTCTCTCCTTTTTCTAGTTCAATTTGTTTTGCTGCGTGTTCTCGTAATCGTGCTTGTTTTGTTACTGCGTTATTTTTCCAAGCCATCTGACTAGCTGAACCGAACAACAGGACTGCGGATACAATATCGTACGTTACGTTTTGGTCAATTTCTAATCCTAACTCATGTCCGCATAAGCGAGCAATAGCGTTAATTAGTGCAACACCGAAAACGATGAAACGAACAATCGTGGCAGCACCAATCTTAGGCGCGGACTCAGGTACAAATACTTCGTGTTTATTTTCCATTTATATCATCCTCACTTTCTACTATCTAATATAGCGCTTAGTGTATTTCGATGTCAGACACTAACCTACTAGACCAGTAAACACGTGCTACGGAATCACTAGGGGTTACGATATCGAACCACCTACCAGCAACATCTCTACCTTCTGCAACAATACCACACGTCACATCGGCGTAGTCTAGATAACCGATTATGAAGTGAGTTGGTACTTCGTCATCCTCATCAGGAACTAGCTTAACCTCTTTCACATCAGCGGAACCGTTATACGAATCGATTGCATCTTCTACAACTTCTTTAACCTGCTCTTCTGTCCAGTTATCTACGTCAAACCATACATCTACAGTCACCCGTGCTTTCATCCGTTTCGCTCCTTTATCATATCGTGTAGTCTAGTTCGTAACAGCTCTTTCAAGTCTGCGAGCTTCTCTTCTATGAGCAATGCAGGTACTGCACCATCTCTAGCGTACTTAGCTACTAGAATCTTAATGATGTAGCTATCTGTATTCTCACGAACTAGCAATGTTAAGATATCTCTATCAATCTCGTCTAGTTTAACTCCGTATAACGCAGCCTCTAGTACTTCCATTTCTTCTAGTAATGAATCCATAGATTCGTTCATCTCTATTAAATCCGTCACATCGAAATCATGTTTCGTAGTGAATACGCGGCTCTTGTCTCTATAGTTATTCTTGATGAAGCTGTTCTTGACACGGAGCTTTAACTTGTTATCTACGTAGAACGGGAAGTCTACCGGACCATTAATATCATACTCCTTAACCAGTCGTAGAAACTGCTCAGATATATATGACATCAACTCTGCTCTAGTAGCTTCATCTGGGATGTATCCTTTATACTTGTTGTACACTGACACTCTCAGATTCTTGTATTGGTGAAATAGTTGCTCTGGGTCCCGCGAGAACACACCGTTAGTCTCCTCAACATTCTTAAGGAACCCAGCACCATTTAAAATCTTATTTGCTTCTTTTTCTAGGTCTCTACTCATCTAAACCACGTTTAGAATCCATCCGGCAACATTCCTTTCGATATTGTTTTTACACCCGTCTTCTTACACAAGATATCTGAGTAATGGATTGTTTGAGGTATCTTGACTAACTCCCCTTCAATGTATCCTTCAGCGTACCCTGTAGCCCATCTATCGAATGCCTTTGTGAGATGCATAACAGACGTTTGAACAGCATAAGCTGTCTTTACTTCTACTATAACAGGTAGTTTCTTAGAAATCAAATGTTGCATTTCTGTTTTCACTACTGCATATGAAGTTGGGGCTTCATAAGGTGTGATTTCTAATCGCTCTCTGTACGTTTCTAGTAATTCTGTTACTAAGTCCATATTTGATGCTTTGGTTACTTTCATCCAACCCCTCCTTAAAAAATCAAGAGAGAGGAACCCCTCTCTCTATAACTCTAGTACTGCATTTAATTTTTCTGAGTCAATCTCACTTAACTCATCATCGTCGTCTTCTGGAGCTTCCTCATCCGGTGTGATATCACTGATATCGTAGATAGGGTCAATCCAGTTGTCTAACTTAAGGATTTCATTGTTAGATGCTGGGAATGGTTCCCCTCGACTACCAAACTCTTCCCAGATTAGACGATTTAGAAGTTCGGCACGTACTTTGTTACCTTCCTCTTCATTTCGTAACCAATCTAAGAATCTAGCTGTCTGCATCTTGTGTTCGTTACCCTTAAGGTCAACGTAAATGTAACTTTGACCAGATTGTTTAGCGATACCACAATCGATAGCTTGATGAACCATGTTGTACTCATAATCGAAACCAGTGTCAGCGATTAAGTAGATATCCTCTTCCTGCATTGGTCGAGCTACTTTGTTTTTACGGGTACGAATACCTGCGATATGTCCAATACGCTCTTCCTTACCTTTGATTGTCTTCTTAATAGCTTTCTTCTGTTTAACTTCCCATCGTTGAGACATTGCGTGTTCCCAAGCTTTACCGCCAGGGGTTTTGTATTGTTTTACAAAGCTCATACCACCGATATCATCACGAACTTGGTTAATCCCGATGAACATTGCCTTAGACTCTGCAATCAATGGAGATAACTTCGTACATAACTGTGCTAGTGCGTTGGCTCGTGAGCCGACATCTTTCTCACCGAAGTCTTTTTCGTACTGGACCATAGATGGTGTTTGTCCTAATGAGTCCCAGATGTAAACGATTGGACGATTAGGTGCTTTCTCTTCGAAAGTTTTAAGTGTCTTGGCTACTGTTTTACCAACTTCCTCAATCGTTAATGGTCGACCAGCTTTAGCGTCTGGTTCTTTAATCATAATCTTCTTAGTGTTGATACCTAGAGTAGTTAGTCGGACCTTATCGCTCGTACCCTCTACATCAATTAGAACTACAATACAACCTAACGCGGATGCTACACGTGCGATGTGATGTGTCATAGTTGATTTACCACCTGATGGGATACCTGCAATCTCAATCATACGTCCGAACGGTAACCCTCCACCTAACGCTCTATCTAAGCGTGGGAAGAATGTCGGTAACCAGTCTTTTACTTCCGCGAAACCAGAGTCTTGTAGTAATACCAGACCATCAGATTCACTTGTCAACTCACTCATATCGAAGTCTGCGGATAAATCTAAAATAGGTCCTTTACCTTTAACTTTAACTTTTGCCATTTAATTTCCTCCTAATGTTGTATTTCCTCCGAAGAGGAGAGTAGGTATTACCCTACTCTTACAGTCCCGCCTCGTCAATCAATGCATCGATGTCGACAGCATCTAAATCGTTAAGGTCGATTTCTGTATCATTAAGAGGTGTCTCTAAGTCAACGCCTTCTAGGTCATCTACTTTAACTTCTTCTGTTTTTACAGGAGCTGCTTTGACAGGTTGAGTTGCTGTAGTTGCCGCTTGAGTTTGATAAGGGTTTGTAGCTTGTGCTGTGTTTGCTGGTGTTACTGGTTGGTTAGTAGTAGCAGGTGCTGATTGACCACCTTCTTTGGGAACATTTGAATCAGGGTCGTTACTGTTTTTCCCTTCCAATACATCCGCAAATCGTTGCACCCAGTTTAGTCCATTCTCTAATAACTCAGTTGCACGACCATGGAACGATAAATCTTCCAATTCATTCTGCCATCCTTCACCTAATGGAGGTAGCTGGTTTTGGTAAACTGTAACAGGTGCTTCCATTTGACCTTGTTTAGGCTTCTGGATTAAGACTGGTGAACCCGCATTAGGGTCTAAGAATGACAATTGACGACCGCCAGCTAAACGCTTATCAGTTAATGATGAATTGATAGTTTTCATAGCTGAGTGAGGTACATCGAATAATCGAACAACTAACTTACCCTTCTCGTCTCGCTCTTGTTTTTGAGTTCCATCTGGATTCTCAATGATTTTAACACAGTTAACTGTGAAGAACTGCTTAGGTTTTTGTTGTCCGCCGAATGGAGTAGGAATCATCTCCTTAGCTGTCCATTCGTCAATCTTAGCATCCAAGAATAAGCTACCGTCTTTCTTACCTGTTAATGTAAAAGTATTAGATAGTTTCTTTTGGTTCTTAGTTGTTGCTTGTAAGAAGATTTTACGGCAGTGTTCTGCAAATTTACCATATAAATCAGCCGATGGTAAGATTTGAATGAATACTTCCGGTTCGTCCTTGCTTAAGAATAGACGTTTATGTTTAGCTGTAGGATAAACAACCTTAGGGTTGTTACCACTGTTACCAGAACCTCCACGTCCACCTCCAGAACCTTCTAATTCCTTACGTTGTTGTTCAATAATATCTGCAAAGTTTACCATTATTCATTTCTCCCTTGTTTTATAATTTTTGGTTTTTTACGTCCTCTTTGGGACAGCTGTTTAAAAGGGTTTAGCTACCTTTTTTCATCTCTCTGTACCTCTACCCTCCTTTAGTAGTTTGTAAGAATCCCTTCTTACTATTTCTATATACCATCAATCTATCAAAAAGGTAACTACATTGTGGTATTTTTTAATTTACTTTCTAAATACTCTAATGCCCACTCGGAACCATCATCAGATAAAGCATAGTCTACTACTTTATCGATAATACATTCGATAGCTTCATCTCGTGTATACTCATCTGCGTTGTACATATTAATCGTTCTTTGGACTTCGTATAACATGGTAATTCACCTGCCCCTCCGCAGTTGTCGCACACTGCATCATAACCTGTTCCATATCCAGAAAAGCCACTGCCACCACAGACAGTGCACTCCTCTGTAATTATTTTCTTATCCATTATTTATCCCCACTAGTACGCAGCTTAATATCGGGGATAATCTCCTCTGGACGGAATACAACTTTGTAATGATATGCATCTTCGTATTTAGCATCTGTTTGTTCGATGAAGTAACTTACATTGTCGCTAAGACCTAAGTAATGCTTCTTATACGTGTTGTCTTTTGTTTTACATGTTACAGTTACCTTCTTAGCGTCTGATGCATCCATAGCACATAACCCTTCAATAGATAACAGATACTTGTCTGTAATACCGTTGAAGAATACTACTCGGCGTTGCACCTCAAAATTATCTGCTGATTCTGATAGGTTCTTAGAAACAGTGTCTGCCTCATTGGAACATGCTGCCAATCCTGTTAACGCCATTAATGATATTAAACCTGCAATAATCTTCTTTTTCATAATAAACCCCTCCTATTAGTTATCTAGTAAAGATAGTTCCTTTTGTATTCTAGTACTTTCTAAAATCTCTCTAGCTTTTCTAAGGTCATGTATAACGCTGTCGGGCTTCTTCGTACCGTCCATGTTGTGCGTACACTTCGTGCAGTTAGAAGATAATTCCCCATCTTCACATATACATACATCGTTCCACCCACCTTTATATATTGTCCCTCTATTGGTTGAATACGCTCCGTCGTAAGTGCTCATAATTCTGTTTCGCCTCCAATTTAGGAATTACTAATTCTTCTATAAACATCTCACATAGCTGCATGTCTGTCATATCTGGGAAGCATCCGTCCTGTTTTGCCTCCTGTGCAAGACGGTACGCGTACCCATAATAAAAGTACACCTTTTGCTCAGACGTCATCTGTTCTCTAATTGCCACTAAACACACTCCCCGCTTTATGTCCGTATTGTGAATCGTTAGCCAACTGCTTACCGATAGATTGAAGCATGTTGCTACGTTGTTCAAATGCCTTTACAATACGAGATGTACGACCTAAAATCTGTTCAAATTCTATTACACGTTTACGCTGCTGGTCATATTCAGTTCGAGTCTTAATATAAGCATCGACGGCATCCTTTGTAGGTTTCTCGCTTTTGGCTTTGATTTCCGCTCTCGCTGCGGCGTCCAGCGTGGCTACTATCTGCTCTAGTTTTAGTTCTTGGCGTTCTAGTAGGTAACGTACTTTCTCGTGCAGAGCGGACCAATAGACGTATTTAACAGGTTGCTCTAACATCTCCTCCTGTAAGTTTACAGGGTTAATTTTTAACTCTTCTCGCAAATCGAACGATTCTACTAACCCGTTTGTATCTTTAATAGTAATCTCATCGAAATCGAGGAAATCTACTGGAATGTTCACTCGACATCCTCCTCTGGTTCTACGTAGTCTTGTAATAAACTGTAATCTAAGCTGTCTTTTAGAGGACCGTTACCTTCCTTTAGTGGTACAAAGTCAAACTTATCTAAGAAGTCTTCGACATAAACCCAATACTTTACTAGCACTGATTTCCTGTCATAAAACTCAATACGGAATGCTTCGTTATCTTCCTCTACGATAACAACAACTTTCGTGTCAAAACCACCGTCACGCTCGTCCTCGTAACCGTACCAGAATGTTAGATTTGTGTAAGCCACATGGTTCTCTAACAGGTCTTGCAAGATTCTTCGTTGTTCGCGATAAATCTCACCTGTTCGCTCTAAGTTATCTCTTAATCTAGTTCTTAGTTTTAGAGTAGGTTTCTGTACAATGATAAACTTCTCTAATGCTTGTTCTACAGTCATTAACACATGTTCACCAGTTTCTGCTACTATTGTTCTAGCTCTATGTGCCTCTTTTATATCGGTGTCTAGTTTCTTTGCGATATCTTTTAGCAACACATTAGCCCAATGTGACTTAGCTAGTAGAACCTCTTTGTATACCTCATTCTTGACGAAATGTTCGTTTGTTTCACCAGTATACCTTAGCATTCTTCTTCCTCCGTTTCCTCATCGTCATGCATGTACCAAAGGTCACAATCCTCCGGTGTTACGGGTAACAGTAGAAGGAACACACCTTTACTAATCTTTTTATCTACAATATCTTTATGCTTGTACATACACTCGTCGCAAATATGTCCGTACATGTTAACTCCCCCTTATAAAATATAGAATACTTTTTGCCAATAACCGTTATCTACTACTACTGGTCGTCCTTCTTCATCGATAAAGATAAGGTAGCCCTCTGTACTTTCTTCGTATTCATCATCCACGTCTGTCTCGTTCATTGTTTTTAAGAACTCTTCTTCGGTTAAGTTAGCCCACTCTGTGTGACATCGTTTAATAGATTGATAGATGTGATTCTTCTCAAACTGCACTACTTTCTTGCCATTTTCGACATACCATTCAGTTTCTCCAGTATAAATAGCTTTCATATTAAATTTCCCCTTTCACTTTATCTTCGAATTTAATAACCCATTGGTCATCATCAACTTCTAAGAAGAATAACTCGGTCTTGATTATACTTGAATCTAACACCTCAGCTGTAGCCCTAGTAACGATGTACATAACACCGTCAATGTTAACTAATTTACCCTTTCTAAGGTCTTCATGAGATTTATCTGTAGTATGACCATACTTTATGATACCTTCATCCCCTCGTAAAACCCAAGAGTAGTTATACTCATCTCCTTTAAGTCTAACCTCCGTTATCGTTAACCGTCTTTCTCTAGCTATATACACGCTACACACTCCTATCCGATTTTAATAGTTCAGTAATTTCCCCACCGTGAATCGTGTTTAAGAATGTTGAAAACTTTGTTTCTCGTACGTTCATTAAACCTTGTAATCCAAAGCTCGTCCCTGATACGATATACCTTGTCCCATCCATAGTGTACGAGCGTCCTTGATTAAAAAAGAACTCCCCTCTTCCTTGGTCAATTATATTTTCATTCGCTTGCATCAATACCCAAGATGATTCTTTTGTTTCTTGGTGCTTAAACTGTTTTAACGTTAGTTCTTGTCTGCAAGATGGCATTTAATAAACTCCTCCTCCGTCTTATTTGCTAACTCTACCAATTTCCTTCCCATCTCTCTAGCATTAGATGGATGTAGATATATGATACCGCTCTCGTAAATGTAATCGGTTATGTCTAGTTCTATACTAGCCTCAAGCGTTTTATCTTTTCGTTCCTCTACATAACCTGATACAGCTACGTAAGCCTTGTCCGTACCATCTATATCGAAACAATCAATCTGTTTCCTCCTCATGTTCTACCTCCTTATCATAGCATGGTTTTTGAATGATGTCAACACTTTCTTGAAATTCTTGTGACACTTCAAAACAAGCTGCCATTTTAGCTAAATCCCTAGTTTCATAGAAAACATCCCATCCCATAACACGTCTACCTTCTCGATATCCGTTAGATAACGCTTGTTTTGATACATCAATCTTGACTGCTAGCTCTGCCCATGTATCCGCTTTGTGTAGTTCCCCTCCTTTTTCTACACCTTTTATCATGTATGCTGGAGGTGTGTCACCTACATACCACATTCGCCAACCCATTATCTGTTCCCATTCCTTGTTTAACACCTTACTTACTGAGTTGCGAGATAATCTGTTGTCATCTGCGAACACTGATGCGTTATCATGTATCGTAATCTCATTTTCATAAGGGTCATAAACATAGAATGGTAGTTTAGTTTGGTTAGGTAGTACACGTAGTACAAACATGTCCCTATTCGCACTACCTGTCATGTCACCTATAATATGATAGTAACCTTCCATCATAATTATTTCTGTTAGTGGATACGTCTTTATATATTGTTTACCTGTAAATGTATCTGTAGCTAAGAACGTTACTGTTGATGTTAGCGGTCTTCGGATTTTAGATACGTACGCTATTTTCTTGTTCATCAGAAGTTCTTCGCCGCATCTAAAATGTCATCGTAATCTACACCAGCTTCATATGCTGCCTTTAACGCAATATCTAACTTCTTCTTAGCTTCTTCGATTTTGTGTTGCTTTTGTTTCTCAATAAAGTCCTCTAACTCTTCTAGCGTGTAATCATATAGATTAGGTACGGTATACGTCTTACCCCATCTAGATTGCAATAATGTAGAAATAATCATGTGCACACGCTGCTCATTTAACATAACATTTGCTGATTCCCCATCTGATGTATCCGTCATCAACAACGATGCGTATAAATCGTGCGCCCCATCCTCTAATTCAAATTTACAACCTAAGTGGTCTGCGAAAGTTAATTTTACCGCCATGTGTATCTCCTCCTTGTTTGGTATAATATTATTCTATCACACTATTTATAGTTTGTCAATAAAAAAAAAAGAAGAGATTATTTCTCTTCTTCTACGTAGTACCCATATTCCCATTTAACTGTTTCTCCGTGATACTCTATTGCGTTACAATTCTTACATTTAGTACCTACTAGATGATACACGCGATTATCATCCCCGATACGCTCGGAGTGGATTGTACGCGATGTTTCGGTAATATGTTTATGCTTGCAAAATTGACGCTTAATAAAATCAACGATTTTCATCCCATTCTCTCCCTTATCTCTTTAGTAGCCATTTTGTTTAATCTTTCTAGTAGTTTTTCTAAGTCTAGTAAGTCATCCCAATCCGCTTGATATAGGTCTAATTTCTTTGTTTGTCCTAATAATTTAATTAATTCTTCTATCTTACCCATCTGTTTCCCCACGCTCCTTCCTCCATCCGTATTGCTAGTTCTGTCTCTAAGTTCTCAGTTAACTTCTTAGATAGAGAGGTAAGACGTGCTAAGTCTTCCCAATCCATCTCTTGTATATTGTTAGTTAACAAGCGCTGTGTATACTCTGTCAGGTTTCTTAAGTGATTAACGTTTTCTGTATGCATCTTTATTAGCCTCCATTAGATTAATAAACTCATCGTACTTCTCTTCTGTTAACTTACCACAGTTCTTACAGTTTTTCAAGTGTTTCTTTTTCATATGGTAGTCACAATATCCTTTAACTGTAGCGAAAGTAGATAGGTCTTCTGCATCGTAGTCTACCATATCATTGTAAGTGATACCAATCTCTGCATCAGCTGTTACTGGGAATCTAGTACGTTCTCCTTCCCAATCGATATATAACCAGTCGATAGGTAAATTTTCCATTACGTGAACACCAATCTTAGCCATTTGTTTAATCTCTTCTGGTGGGCAATCGATTACGATACTATCGTGTACTGTCATAACGATACGAGAACGTAAGTTTAGCTTCTCGATAATCTTGTTGATTAGGATAACTGAAGAGTTTGTTAAGAATGCGCCAGTACCCTGTACACGTGTATTGTTCGATTGACGAAGTGCCTCGTTCTGTTTACTTTTATCTTTAGAGAAAATATCTCGAAGGTTACGAGTGAATCCTTGTTTCGTTTCGATATATCCATGGTCACGTACAAACTGCTTGTTACCTTCGATGTATGCTTCTACCGTTGGTTTCCCTGCGAAGAAGTCTTTAAATAGCTGCTCTGCCTCTTCTAATGTCATGTCCCACTTCGGCGCGAAGGACATCGGTACCTCACCATATACTACACCGAACGATACGGCTTTTGCTTTTGTACGTTCATCATCTGTGATTTCATCGATAAGCTTCTTGAATGTTAATGCTGCTGTCTCTTTATGGATGTCAGCACCTTCAATGAACGACTTAATCATTTCATAGTCACCAGAATCTAATGCTAGAATACGAGATTCTAAGGCACTATAATCGAGCTGGATTAATGCTCCGCCATCGAATGATGTAACGAACTCTCGTTTAATCGGGTTGATATAGTCGAATCGAGTAATATCACCAGACTTCCTTGGTAAATTTTGTAAATTAGGACCAGCTGATGATAACCGAGATGTCGCTGTACCTGTAGGATTGAATCGTCCGTGTAATCGTCCATCCGCATCTACCATTTCCAAGAACTTATAAGTGAATGATTGTTTACGAGTTTTAACTAAAGAATACTCTAGGTAAATCTCTGCAAGTTCTTTATGTTCCGGATAGTTGTCCTTAATGTACTCGAACGCTGTCTTATCCGCTTTAAAGTGATACCATTCTGCCTCATGCTCTGTTATGTTGTTGTTTAAAGCAGTATCTGTAAGATACTCTCGGTTAAATGGTAACTGTACCTCATTGATAAGGTACCATGCGCGTTGTTTGTCATCTGAAGATGCTGGATTAAACTTTCGTTTCTCTGGGTCCATAAGTTTAGTTCGCAATTTCTCAGTTTCTGGGTCACGCTCTGCTTTTGGTTTAGCAAACTCTTCTACACCCATCTGGTACAGTTCTTCTTTGTAAGCTTCAACATCCTTCGACGTTTTATATGTGCGTATAAGCTCGATTAAGCGCTGTTCTTCTGCGATGTATATCTCAGCCATATGTTTCACATAAGGGATGTCTAATTGGACGCCAGTAGCCTCTAACTTAGCTAGTACATTAGTTAGTTCTACATAATGGTTCGAGTACAGGTCAATCTTCTTCGTTAACCCTTCATCGTGTGCTCGTTTATCTAACGCGTTGTAGATACGTAAACACACATCAACGTCACCTGCTGCATAAGGACTTAGCATTTCAAAGAAAGGAATCCATTCATAATTAAAATCACTACCATCAATTTCATTACGCGGACTCTGTGGTGTTCCGAAATCGGGCATCTTAGGCTTCACATATTTTAAATCCTGCTGTTTTAATAGAAGCTCACCAATCTGCTCCATAATGGTAGGGTTATCCTCTTTTGTTTTCATGTCTTTCTTGTAAGCTGTATTCTGTTTCTTGAGTACTTTTACTACTTCTTTTAACTCTTTAATCTGTGCGTTAGCTTCTGCACGGTCAAGTGTACATTGTTCTTTCCATTCATCCTTAAGTTTGTCGATACGCTTCTTATCTTCAGCGAGAGCATTCTTCTTAAAGTTTTCCTTGAAGTCTTCTAGCTCTCTATCATATCCGCCCATATCTGTAAATTCATATGTTAAGTCTGATAGTCGTAAAGAGTCTTTTACTTCTTGGTTGACTAGTAGCCAGTACATAACCTGTGTATCTCGGTTATTATTAAACACTGTGATGTTTCTAGTTAAACGAAGGAAGCGAATATCGAACTTAATATTATGCCCGACTTTAATCTGTTTAGAACCTACGAACTCTTCTACGAATTTATAAATCTCAGCTAACTCTCCTAGATTCCAAGTGAAACATTTATGCTGCAAAGGTATGGTGACACCTTGTCCCTCACGCCACGATAAGCTAATACATAAAGGTTTAGCTCCTACCTTCTCTGCACTTAATGTGTTAGTCTCTAAATCCCATGCAACTACAGGAGCATTAACAATCTCTTTAGTGAATATCTCACGTACACGTGCAATCGTGGTAACGTCCTCGTACGTCACTTTCTTAGGCATGAACGCTGAGTAACCATCCTCTACATATTTCTTTAAGATACCCATATCTGCCACTACTAAGTTAGTAATCTTAGGCTGGAACAACAAATATTCCATAGAATAAGTAGGGAGAATCCAACATTCATGTGTCTCGTCTGTTAATTTAGATGTGATAATCTCTCGTCTAGGCACACCTCGAAGTTTAGAAATCTCTGATTTTCCTATTGTAGCCTTACACGACATATTACCCATCGGAACAATAACATCGGGTTTGTCTTTAATAACCCGAGCTGAGAACTCTTCGTATAACGGGTTTGCTTCTTTCTGCGTTACGGGTACGTATGATACTGCTTTCTTATTTCTATTACGCGTACGGACCTTAGGGACACGTTTAAACGCGTAATCGATGTACCACTGGTCTTGTTTAAGGTTCAATCCTTTCTTACCTACCAGAGCTGCTAGTGTTTTACCTGCTTCAGTATTGTGGTAGTTAAATTCTAGTTCGTTTGTTCCGCGCTTCTGTTTGAAGTGCTCTTCGCGGATGTGGTCTAGCGCAAACATAATTTTCATTAAATCTCCTCCTTGCTACTATAATACCATAATATCATAAATCTGTCAATACAAAAAAGAGAAGAGCTATTTGCTCTCCTCTTTCTCTTTCATTCTCTTTTTCATTTCCTCGATACGGTCTCGACAATCACAGCAACATCCGCCTTGAGTTCTATGAATCACTGGATAAACTTCGATACCACAAGCATCACATGTAGGTCTATAACTCATACTACCAACTCTCCTTATCTACTATAATACGTTCACCTTCTGTGTATGTTTTGTATACGTAATAGTAGTTAACTTTGTTAGTGTTGATGTTTATGTCATTAAACGTAATCCACTCATAATTACTGTTGTTATCGCAGAAGTCGTTGAATGACTCTGTCTCTACGTTTACAATAGACTTCATGCTACCATCATCGAATACAAAGTGTAATGTCATTAACACCTTTTCTTTTTCTTCAACTACTTCTTCTACTTTCTTCTTCTTAAAAAAGTTTAGTATCCACATATTAAATCTCCTTCCAGAACGTCGCGTTCTTAAGGATATTCTGGATGTCAACTAAGTCTAATTGATGTAACTCATACAATAAGTCATCTACAGACACAGGTTTATAATTACCATCATCTAACATTGGAATATCCATCATACGTGTTTCCTCATGTTCAACAATAACTAGTTTCTTACCAGCAGTCATTACACCTGCTAAATCTGTCTTCTCCATAATCCAGTCACTGTATTTTGCTTTCACATGGTTGTATTCTTTTGCTTCACTATAATATTGGTAAACGAATGTTCCTTGAGCTAATACCGCGAACGGTAATGAGTTATCGTGCTTTTGTTCTTTATTTAACATATCCCAGTGAACAATATTACCTTCAATAATCATGTACGCGTCTGTAGTGCCTTCTTTGCGATACCATCCTTTTGTGAGATGCGGTAATACTGCTAACCCTACAAAAAATTCACCTTCAATTCTATCTGCCATTATTTAATCTCCTCCTTAGTAATGTTTGCTTCACCTTCAAAGAACATAAAAGCAATCGAGTCTAATGGTAGTGCAAAGTAATCAGATACTAGTAAACCTTTAAATGTGTTAGTTCTCTTGTTGATATACTCATCCATATCCTTAGCCATTAGACGTACACTATCTTTAATCTCCCTACCATCTTTAGTAAGGATAACCACAATATATGTGTTAAACATTACTTCTCCCCCTTAATCAACTTCTTGAATTGAGCGTGGTTTATACCTACTACAAATGTTGAGCTATTAAGTATCTCAGATACATCTTCTGATGCGAATTCTTTTGATACATTCTCTAGGAACTTAGCCAACGACACTCCTCTGTTACCATATATCGCCGTATAGTATTCATGTGTACATCTAACCTCGTTAAACTGTTTTCTTGCTTCCTCGAAATTAGATTCTGTACTACCACTTAGGTCGTAAGGCACCAGTTTTGCGTTACCGGATACACTCATGCTCATCCCTAGCAACTTGTCAAAGGATATCTCACTTACATAGTCGCTAGACAGTACACCATTTTGTGTGAATCTAACTTTTCGTAAGTCATTATTCTTAACGTAGTAGTACTCGTGGTAACCTCCATTAAGACCTGCGCTTAGTACATGCCCATCTAACATCGATGTTAAGGCTAACCCAGTTACTACTCTACCTAAATTAATCTGTTTGTACATATTATCTCTCCTCCTCTTTCTTAACTGTCTTTATCTTACCATATGTTTCTAGTAAGTACAACCCCTAAAATAAAAAAAAAGAGAAGATTATTCTTCTCTAATAAAAATAGGAACAGGGAAGTTATCGAAATCCCATACAGACCGCTTACCACAAGGTCTACATATGAATCTATAATAACGTTCGCTCTCAATATATCTAACTTTACTTTCTGCTTTAATCATACCAGCACTACAGCTAGGGCAAAATACCTCACAAGTTTGTTTACTTTTCTGCTTGTCTCCACCGAAAAACATATCAACTATCTTTTTCATTACGTTCATGCTTCCACTCCTTTGCAGGTATTCTAATAGATTCCAGCTTTTTAAGCAGCTGCGGCTTCACTACGTACGTTTCTTCTCTTGTAACATATCTTTCGTTGAGTTGGTCCCAACACTTCTTCTTCGGCAGCTTAACCATGTCTAACGTAAGGGATTTACCTAACTTAACTTTCTCGCCACTTAGTAACGCATCTTCGATAACATCCTCTAGTAATTTAAGTACATCGTCCATATCCCCTAATGTATATCCGCCGTTATAGGCAATACGTCGAGCTAGTTCTTGTCGATTCACTAGATTGTTCATCTCACACCATCCAGAATTGTGACATTATGATTATACTTAAACTTACGGTTTTTCGTATCTACTAGACACTCAACCTCGTTAACATCAAATGCGTCATCACAAACAATCCAAATATTCATCTTCCAAGTTGATAGCGGTTCTTGAAGGTGACAGAAACATTTGTATTTGTATTCCGGAAGCACGTAGAACTTACCATCGCGTTCTTCATAATATTTGCTGCGTTCTTCTGTAATCTCTTCAGATTCTAAAGCTGGGAAACTAATACGCACCTTATCGACATGGTACCGTAGGTTGTGAAGGCTAAATAGATAATCGTACACATTTATATCCGGAAGAACGATAGGTGCGTCTACGACCGTGCTAGTAGCCATAGAAGCCAATCTAACATTCTCCACTTCATCTGCTGTGTATTCTTTCTTCGGTCCATAGATAATCTCCGATTCTGGGACACCTGCTAGTTTGTTAATTACATGTACACTTGCTTTACCTGTTACATAATATTGGATGAAACCGCCGTGGTCGAATACTAAATTGTTTAACGTATCATCACCGTATCTTTGCTGGTATACTAGGTACTTATTCTCATCTCGTTCAGTAATGATTGATGATTTGTCTTTTAGTTCACCTAGCGTATGGTAAAGCTCTTCTGCGTTTAATGCAGTCACCTTGATACCTTCTGCTTCTTTTTCTACTGTTGTATAATTAGCGTTAACACTTCGGTCCGAGTTATGGATGTTAACTGTTCTTTTTCTCACGTTCTTTGCCATAGTATGACCTCCTATTTGTCTATACTATTAGTATAGCACAACATAAAAAGTACAACAAAATAGAGTCCTTTTTAGGGGACTCTACTTCATTCCAGTTAGCACAATTGACGTGATAATCATATCTTGTTTTGTGTATTGGATACGATGGATAATCTGCTCTAGCATTGTTAGGTTCTTTGCATCCAAGCTAGCGTATCGTCGTTTGTTATCGGCTGTTACGTAAGATACAGAGTATGTGTTCATCGGTATAAACTCTCTTTCTCTTTTACTAGATGGTTAACTAATGTGTCTTTTGCTACTTTAATCATCTTCTCCAGATTCCCTACTGTACAGTCGTTAATCTTAATCATTTCTACCTTCGCACTCATCGTTAATGCTACTAACGCGTTCTGTCCTTCCTTAGAAGAACTAACGATTACACACTCTCCTATACTGACTGTGAACTCATTAGAGTTCGACACTAAGTTTGAAATCTTCCCACTCATCTTCGCAATTGCATTCAACATGGTAACTCTCCCCTACTGGTTGGCAGTCACACTGTGTTAGCTCCTCTACTAACTCCTCTTCTGTTGTATGAAGTAAGTTTTCTAATGTGTAAGTGCCAACTCTGTTTTTCCCTTTATCGTTTGTTATAACAATCGTTACGTACTGCGTATCTAATGACCTAAGCATTAAATCTTCTCCTCCAGCTTGTCCATCTGTTTCTTAACTTCAACTAACTCGGACAGTGTTCGCATTTGTGTAGACATATTAAAGTTTGTTTTACGGGAGAACATATCTAATAAGATATCTATTTTTGTCTTACTATGTCTTTGCTCTAAGATGAATCTCGTCATATGTGCTTGATATCTAGGTTTCAAGTTGTCGAAATGGTCTTGTAGGTAATAAGCATATTCGTATAACTCGTTCTCTAAATCTTCTCGTACCGAAGACGGACAATCGAGCTGGTTAGGGGTTGCATTATCGAACCCCTCCTCACTCTCATGACAACAACTATCGAATGCTTGGAAGCAACAATACTTGTTATTGCACTTCATAGTTAGCAAACTCCTCGTTAATGATGTCTTGCAGTTGCTCTTCATCAACCTTACCATTAAACGCTAGAGAAGCAATCTCTTCTACGAACGCTTTTGTTGGTCCTGCAACAACTGTGTTGTTCTCCTTGATTGCAGACACGATTTCTTTCGATTTACGGAATGCTGCTACTTTACCAAACCCATAATCTCCGCCTTCTGCTAGGTTCGCCTCGATGCGCTCCTGTAATTGTTCTTGTGCCTCTTTTTTAGTTAATGTTTTCATATTGTAAACCCTCCATTTTTTTATTTGTTATTATTTTACTAGTAATTCTGCTAACTCGTCTAACTCTTCTGGGTGGAATTTAATTGAACGCTTAAGTTCAGTTCCGATAACTTCGTCAGCATCTGCATCTTTTGGAACTTCAATCAAAATAACCGTAGGTACAGAAGCTAATTCGTAATGCGCTGCTACTTCTGGTCGTTCCTCTACATGTACTGCTGTGTGTGCAACTTCTAGTTCATTCTCTAGGTAATTACCTACTGCTTGACATGGTGCGCAAGGTGTTGTGTATAACTTAACTAGCTTCTTCATTTACTTTACCTCCAGATATTTTTTGAATTGATTAACTAGAATGTCATGTTTATAGACTTTAAATTCGGCTGTTTTGAATCCGGCTTTACGTACTGCATCTACACGATAGTGACGTGACTCTTCTAGATACAGCGTGTTAATTGCATCTACAAGTTTGTCCACTTCTTCTTTCACTTTATTAGCTAGTTTCTTTTCTTGTAGGGCTACATGTAAACGTCGTAGAATCTCTTCTGTCTTTATGATTACATCCTTCGTCTCGTTTACCGTATCTTTAGTTAGTACATCGTTAAGAATAGCTGTCATTAAGATTTCGTCTTCCATAGGGAAAGCACCTGCTTTATCACCTACTACAATTTTCATTACGCGTTCTGCTTCTTCTTGTGTAAATTTATGTTCTGTCATATTCTGGTCTCCCCTTCATAATGTTTTCGTAGTCTTCGTCTGTATCATTTGCGTAATTAATCTTTAAATCGTCATCCCATTCAAACTCAGGTGACTCTTCATGAGAACTAATTTTAACACTAAAATCTGAACGTTGAATCGTTCTCTTAATCTCGTGTTCCACTTGTTCTGCACTAAAACCTTCGTAATCTGTAACGTACATCAAAATCTTGTGTAATTTAGCCATTGCCCTCCCCTTTCTTAAAAGCTTCTCTTGCTAGATAAGCAAAGTTATCAATCTCTTTTTGTCTAGGGTACCCTTCAAACTTAAACCTAGTAACAATGTTGTACTTACATAACATTCGGTAAAAGTAATCTTGAGCTCCGCAGTAATGTAGATACTCGCTTCTCCCACTACCAAAAAGTATAACACGTTTTCCTTTCAAAGTCAATAGGTTTTTTCGATATTTTTCTAGAAACTTAGGAAAGTCTGGTTTTAGTTGATAAGATGGATAGTAAGATGGTGTACCTAAGAATACGATATCAGAGTCGTCTATCGCTTTCTGGATGTCTTCCGGATTAGAGTGGTTACCTGTCATATCATAGATGTAGGTAAACTCTTCTTCTCTCATACTAGCTAATATTCCTACTGTATTACCTTTGAGAGAATAGTAGAGAAGTGTGGACTTCATTAGAAGTCCATCTCTTCCTCTTCTGACTTATGTTTGTATCCGATAGCGTTACCCTGTAGGAAATCGACCTTAGACGCAATCTCGTTACTGCCAGACATCTTAGAACCGTACGTTACAATCCATTTAGCTCGTAACTCACCATTGTCTGGGAATGGCTCCTGCATACCTGCATTGCGGCAAATTAAGTTTGCTAGATACTCAGCGTAGTTATGGTACTCATCGATTGACATTGTATCGATGTCTTTATATAACCATTCTGTCCAATCCTTCTCTAACTCTACTGCTGTTTGAATGAACGACAACGCCCAATCCATATTCTCTTTTGTGTTTAAAAATTGGTTTTCTTTAATCAAGATTTGAATGATGAAACCGAATACTTCGCTATGTTGGTTTTCATCAGCTTTAATTAAGTTAATCATATTGTTCGACTCAATCATCTTATTATCTCGAGCTAATGAATGGAAGTACACGAATCCACCAGAGAAGTATAATCCCTCTAGAATCTGGTAAGCTACTAATCCTTTAAAGATACGTAGGATTTCCTCTTCTGTGAATGTGATAGGCTCATTCTTTGCTAGTTTCTCGCGGAACAGGTCACACATGTCTTCTAGTTGTTTAATGATGTGATTGTTACGTTTAGCTAACAATGGTAGCTCCTGTACCTTTGCAAAATATTCTTGTTTCCTTTCGAAGTTAATAACCGAACTCGTCATATGTTCGTATGAAATATTATGTGTCGTTTCAAACGATGCAATTAACGTTAATACGGAACGTAAAGCTGGGTCAGATGTTGTCATGAATAACATCGTTACGATATCACTAGCCATCGAGTCTAACCAGTTAAGCATGCCTGATACGCGCTCATATACGACTCTCTCATCTTCTGTTAATACTAGTTTGTACTGCTCGATATCTTTACCCATACGAACTTCTTCTGGAATCCAATACTCACCATATAGCGCTTTCTGGAAGTCCATCCACTTGTCTACTAACTGGTCGTCCCAATTTCGAATACCATTCGCTACGCCGCCAAAGATACGTGTAGCTCGGTTAGGTGCTGATGGGTTGTATAATCTAAATGGTTTTTCTTCTGTTACAGTGTTGAACATTAAATCGTCTCCTATTCTCTGTTGAATTTATATAAGAAATCACTAACTTCCGAGTACACTTCATTGTCATCACAGTGAGAATCACCCATGACTGTATGTGCATCGTCTAGTAAGCTATACATTGTATTAATCTTCTCTTGCAGCTTCTCCTCTTTATCTTGTAATTCTTCAATACGATGAAGAACAGATAGAATGAACTTACTCCCTGTCTCTTCTGACCATTTCTCTCCATGGCGTAGTACACTTAACTGTCCTGTTCCTTCGTTAAAACGAATCGTATACTTACCATTTTCTAAATCTACCTTTCTGATAGACATATACTCTCCTCCTTAAAATAAAAAATAGGTACCATAGCTTTCGCTACAATACCTAATATACACTATATCTTATTATTTGTCAACACTTTCTTTTTCTAAACTAGTAATATTTTCGAACGTTACTATTTCTCTATCCATTTCTTCGAAATTCTTACACATATACATATACTTGCCTTCACCTTTATCCATGTCTACGTATAACGTTGCCGAGTAATAATACGTAGGGTCTCCTTGCACCATATCAACCATGGCATGATAAAATCCGTTAAGGTCAAATATCGCTAAAGTAGAACCATTAGTATACTCCAGCTTGTAACCTCGTTGAACATATTCGTTAATAATCTCGATGATAGATTTATACATACTACCACTCCCTTCTCTTATAATATAGCGAAAGAGTGGACCTAAATCCACTCCATATTATCCCTGACACATTGGGCAGTCAGCTGGTTTTTCTCTATCTTCTGTGTGAGTATAATAGACTGTTTTCATACCTAATTTCCATGACATTAAATCTAATCGTCGTAACTCAGAAGGTGGTGTGTTCTCACTGATGTGCATATTATGTGAAATAGCTTGGTCTACGTATTTCTGTGCTGTCGCAATATGCTTTAACGCCCAACCCTCATCCATATCGAAACCGGATTTGTATAACCATTTTGTTTTATTATTATAGTTTGGAGGGGCTACTAGAACAGTGATACCTGACTTAACCTCTGTGTAAAGTACATCGTATAATGGGTCTTCAGCAGGTGAGCCGTTCATAATAATACTATTAGTAGCTGTTGGTGCTGTCGCTTTAACATAACCGAATCTAAACGCAGTAGCTGCCATCTTACGATACTCAGTCCACTCTGGACCTGTGAATCCTCGTTTGTCGAAGAACGCGCCTGTCTGCCAGTCAGAGCCCTCATATAGTGGGTATGAACCTTTCTCTAATGCAATCTTGTACGATGCTTTAATAATTGCTTTTAGGTAGCGTTTATGGAAACGTTCGATTTCATCTGAAGCCTTATCCGATTCCCATGGGATACCTTTGTTTGTTAAATGTGTTACTGTACCTAGTACACCTGCACCAACTGCATTATATTTCGTGTTGGTAATACGTGCCTGACCAACTGAAAGCCTTCCTTGTGCGATTACATTGTCTAACATTCGCATTTGAATTTCTGTTAGGTCTTCATACTCTTCATCACTTAAGTCTGCTACATTATGCATAACTTGAGATGATAGATTACAAGTAACTAAATCACCTGCTTCAACCTTATAGACTACTTGTCCTAACTCGTTATCGTCATTCTCGATTAACTTATCATAAGACATATTCATTACAATCTCTGTACATAAGTTAGAACCTAACGGCATCCCTGCATGTGGGTTAGTGTTCATACGAGCGCTTGTATCGCTGTAATACATATAAGGAGTACCTGTAGTCATACGAGATGAACGAATCTTCTTGTATACTTGTCGGATATCTAGAACTTCCTTAATCTCTAAATCTTTTAATTTCTCTGCTTTACGATACCAGTATGTGAATGCGTGGTCATGAATATTAGGTTCTTCGCCATCTTGCAGCAACTTTTTATCGTACTGTAAGTTAAGGTCTACACCTAAGCGTTGGCGTACTTCACGTGGGTCGAATAATGTTACTGGTTGTACTTTATCTAAGCGACGCATAAACTCATCAGGAATACATAAACCTGTTGTAATCGATTGTGCTCGCTTCTCCTGTGTACCAGTTTTTAATCGTAACTCTAGGAATTCCATTACGTCTGCATGCCAGATTGGTAGATAAAGAGCAATACCTGCTTTACGTGTACCTGTCTGGTCAACATACTCTGCTAATCGAGATAACATTCCAGCTGGATGTACAATACCATTATTAGCAACTTTGACACCACGGATACGAGCGCCACGAGCTCGGAGGAATCCACCGTATACTCCTAGACCAGAACCATTCTTAGAGAATAGCGCCACTTGTTTTAATACATCGAAGATGTTATCTAAATCGTCGTCCATTGTTACGATGTGACAAGATGATAATGAACCATGTGGTCGTCCAGAATTCTTTAACGTAGGCGTAGCTTGTCCAATTAAATGATTAGCTAATGCTAGATAACCTTTTAATACCCGTTCCATACGTTTCTCTTTTGGCTCTAATCGCATCAAGTATAATACTGATGTTAACAGTCGTTCCTGTGGTAACTCTACTAGGTTTCTATCTTTGTTGTGCACTAAGTAAGTAGCTGTTAGTGCGGATAGACCAGCATAACTAAAGTTAACATCTTTTGCTGGGTCAATCATTTCACCAGCTTCCTCTAATTCATCACGTGTATAGTCTTCTAGTAATGAAGAATCATATAATCCGCGTTCGACCATCGCTAGTACATGTGAAGCGTAGTCGCCATAACCTTCGCGATAATCAAACCCCCGTAATTTAGATACACCTTTATACTTAGCTCGTAAGTCTACTGCTGCTACAAAGTTTAATAAAGGTAGATTATCTTTCGTTACACGAGATTGTGTCTCTCGGATTAGGTAACTAAATAATCTGTCTGCCTCAACTGTACTTTTTGCTTTAATGAACGAAATGACCGCGTCCGTAATTTCTTGCAACTCAGCGCTATCAATCTTCTCTAAGTCTTTTGTAACTTCGATGATACTATCTACAAAGTTTACGAAACGTTGTTCATCAAACTCTTTGCTCTGGATGTACGTCCCTCGATTCTTTGTAATCATTGTTACCTTCTTTTCTGTCTGCTTTAATGTGTCCATGCAATCTCTCCTTTTATTTTTGTCTAGACTTATAATATATCAGATTAACTTCCATGCGTCAAGTGATATTTTCTCCGACCACCCACACTTTTCTGGTTTTCTTTTAACGAATACTGAAAGGATTGAACCGTCTGGGTTAAACTCAACTTCAAACTTCTCAATTCCTTGGTTTTTAATCTTTTGTTTGTTAATCATTACTCCTAGAATAGGTTCTTCGATAACACTTCCCATCATAACACCCCCCTTACTAAATCATCCATGTCTTTCTGGATTGCATCGATAAGCTTTGTATCATACACATGAGAGTGTACAGCTTGCATTACAAGTGTCACTAACTCTAGTCCCTTGTGTTCGTTCAATCCGATGTTCTGGATTACTTGAACCTTTCTATCCATTGACAAGTGCTTGTCTAGTACGGCTACCACTTTTTCAGCTAATACATTATTGTTTGACATCATAATCCCCCTACTACTATTTGTTTAGTATATCCCAGTCTACACCTCTATAGTAATCCCAGATGACATTCTTGTCAAACGATGTGAACCCTTCTAAAGTTGTCATGAGTGTATCAAATTGATTTTCTTCTTCTCGAATATCGTCGAACTTGATAAGTTGTCGTGATACAGGGAATTTACCAGCTAACTCATTATACACTTCTTCAATGTATGGGAGTACTACGTAAATACTATCACGATTCTTAGACCACATTAAACATGGGACTAATCCTATATCCGCACAACGTCGAGCATCAGTTACAACTTGTTCCCAATAGCTCTTAATCTTACCAGAGCTCATGAATACGTTTTTAACTTCTACACCTTCCTGTTTCTTTGCTTCATGAACAAACACGTTCTTAGAGCCTACAGGGAATGTAATGTCACCATTCATACGCATGTCAGAACCGAATCGGAATCCACCTGCACCGGACTGTGGTACACGTTGCACATTCTCACCAGACCATGCTGTAAGTTCTTTTGCTAACTTAAGCTCAAAACCTGAGCCTTTGTTTCTTGCGCCTCTACCTTGACTAGCCATTACTTAACCCACTCCTCTAATGATGCTTTGTACTCTTCCTTACCTTGCTTGATTATCTCCATATTTCGGTTATGAATAAACTTACCTAGCAGTTCATGTAGCTCAATTACTTGGTCCTCAGACAGGTTAATATAGCAATCTTCATCACCATCAACAAAATTACTCTGATGTATATGCAGACCTAACCACTTCTTGTCTACGTAATCTTCTTCTGTAACATCTAGTTTGATTCTCTGGTCTTCCTCATCATGCATAGTAGCTCTAATATCAAACACCATGTCATGTACTTCTATATATGATTGGCAATCCTCACAGTGATAACACTGGAAATAACCATCTTCTACAGCGTTCGTGTGTTTGCATTTAATATCTCTCATTATACACCTCCTAAAAGGAAGAGAGGCTTACGCCCCTGCTGTTTCCGATTGTTGTTTAATAATTTCTTCTGCTTGTGCTTTTGTCAACTCAGCAACTTTCTTATCATGAGCTTCAGCTACTTCATCAAACATCTCTTGTGTAGCACCTAATTTAATAGCTACCTCTTCTAGTACGTGAACAGTTCGCATTGTACGAGTTAATTGCTGTTCAAACTCCCCTAAGATTTGAGAGAATGCAAATCTAGCTAAGATAGTAGCATCTGCAATTGTTGCTGATGAGTTAGCAAATACAGGAATGAACCCTTCGTGCTCTTCTACTTGTACTTCTCCAGTCGAGATGTAATCTAAATAGATTTTAAGCTCCTCAGGTGTAGCTGAACCCTTTGATAATAATTCTTTAATCGCTGCTACCTCTTCAGTTAATTGTGCTTTTGTAAGTGCTTTTAAATTTTTAGTCATATTATTCATTCTCCATTTCTATATGTTTTAGTGTTTTGTAAAATTCTGGTTCGTAGTCTTCGAATGATTCTAAAAGATATCGTCTCACTTCATCCGGCATATTAAGGAAGAATATACGTAACCTAGCTTCCATCATGGATTGTACGGAGTCTATATGTTGAATTACCCCTTCTAGTGAATCTACAATTGCGTCTCCTACATCGGTTACACTTACATTCATATTCGCATACTGTTTTTGCAGCTGCAACATAGTATGACCATCGTTGTTTAACTTAGCCTCTATCATCCCATCAATGTAATCTGTAATTCGATTTTGCATTACTTCACTCCCGTTCCTCCATATTTTTTATCACCGCGAGCTGTCTCTGACAATCCTTCTTTAGTAATTTCTTCATACTTAGCTCGAACGATTTCTTGGAAGTGAATCTGCGCGATACGTTCTCCTTTTTCTACCATAACAGTTCCAACAGGGAATAGGTCGTAGAATAGACGTTGTTTTGCAGATGGTTTAGGTGCCACACGGTCTACCCATGTCGCCGCATCTTTCATATTTAATTGTTCACCATTGTTTAGTAAATGTTGGATTCTAGAAATATTACCTTCTCCGAACTCTCCTGTTTTACTACGTTCTAGCCAAGCGTTCATCTCTTTCTTGAAATCTTCCATACTCTCTGGTTTACCATACACTAAGAATTCACTCTCTTCTTCGAAGAATTCACGAGCTTGTGTGATTAAATCCTCTGGAATATTTGTATAAGGAACTCGGTTACCTGATGTATCGAATACAAAGTCTACTAAGCTACTCCCTACGAATGTGTTTCGTAGTAACACTCCAATTGTACCTCGATAACTAGCTTCGATAATACCTGTTGAGTTGGCTAAAATTAATGGAGTTTTATAACCCATTCCACTACGTGTGTTCAACTTTAGTCCATATTTAGCATCGAACTCAGTCGTGATATTCGTCGGAACTAGAATTGATTTGAATGTAGCTGGTGGTACTAAACGTCCTTCAGCTGCGTACACATCATCACAGAAGTCATCCCCATGCGCATTCTTAGGAATTTTAGCTCCGTCCCCTAGTACAACTTTAACTGGTAATTCCGATACTTTTAATTCGTCTGCCATAATTATCTCCTCCTTGTTTTGTCTACTATTAAACTATAACATATACAGTATACTTTGTCAACAACTTTTTTAAGGTAATGGTTTCCAGTTATATACACCATATTTGAAGACTGCATCCTGTCCATATTTATCAATAGTTTCTGTGGTATCATCGTAGAAATCTGCTGCCGTACAATTTGCTAGATACTTTAAATCTTCTGGTGAAAATAAGTCATCGATTGCAACACAGTAATGACTTGCAGCTTTACATATAAATAGTTTAGCAGCATATTCATCCGGATAGTCTTTTTTAATTTGTTCTATCTTCATATAACCCATCTTATCTCCTCCTACATATATAATAATTCTAAGTTCAGTATCCCCTCTGCATCAGCTCTAATTGCATTATTTACTCTTTCCCAAGCTTTCTCAAATCCCAAGTCATTCGCGTCAAGATTATCAGGGCTATATACAAAGTATACTTCTCGTTCTGGTTCTTTTTCTCTAATCATGTTAGCTGTGCGAATCATCTCCGCTTTAGCATCTCTATCTAGATAGAGATATATTGGCTGTTTCCATTTTTGAGTTGATTTGAGGATTAAATCAATCTGGTCATTTGTGACCTGTTTACCAAACGTAACTACCGCGCCATCTGATAAGGTGGTCATATTGAAGAATCCCTCTACAATAATAATCTTGTGATTGTCTCCAACTCTATCTAATCCCATTACGACATCTTTCCTAGAATACTCCCACTCTCTCGCTGTGGCGTTAAAAGACTTAATGTACGCATCACTATCAATTGAGCGAGTATTCCAGTACACGGGCTTACCTGCGTTGTCAAAAGTAAAAAATACGAGACTATTACGCAAAGTTAATATCTTATCATTCTCTAAATAAACAATTCCTTCTAACGTGTAATGCGCATCACAGTTTTTAATCTGCTCAAGCGATACACCACGACCATGTAGATACTGTAGAAACGGATACGCCTCTGGATTATTAAAGTTGTCTAACAATCTCTTACAGTTAGTAGGTGGTCGAGGACATTTCTTTTTCACATCTGGTTTTATACCCGTATCCACATCTTGTCCTCTATTTGCAATGAAGAGAAGCAATTGCTCCTCCTCAGTTAAGTCGGCACCGTATCTAGAATGAGACATGTTACCTTTCTTGTACTCTTCTGGGTCATAGTCGTACCCTTCTAGTATCTCTCTCGATGCCTTGTATGTCACTTCGTACAGCTTCATAACAAAACTTATAGGGTATCCAGCTTCACCGCAACGTTTACACTGCCATAATCCTCTAGGATTCGTTTCTACATAAAGTTTATGTTTGTCGTTACCACAGAAAGGGCAGTTGAAACGCATCTCACCGTTTGCCGGAACACCTATACCTAACTCTTGCTCTACAAAATCCATAAACATTTCAACTCACCCTTTCTAGTCTTCTCGTTGATTATGAATGAATAGTGCTACACTTCGCTCCCTTAACCTTGTCAATAGGTCCAGATACTCGTTCATTTCTGCTTCGTCGTAGAAGCATTCACCATGGTCTACCGTAGCTGCTAACTCTTCTACTAATTTAGTAATATAGGATTTATCTGATTTATGCATCCATAACACCTGCTCGTGCGCTCATTCGAAGGTATGCATACGTCTCTCCGAATAAGCGGATACGGTTCTTCTCTGCTGATGTTGCCACTTCGTGGAAATTAGGTTCCTCTGTTTGCGAGTAAATATCGTTATCTGACATCAGGTGTCTTGAGTAGTATCTAGATTTTAGTAGGGACTCTAACGAACGTAAGTCAGTTAGTACGCGTAAAATAGACTCTTGATAATTTCCTGTGAATACGTAGTTACCATCATACGTTACATACCCGTTTTGTTTTGCCCACTTAAGTGTAGCTAGATTCTTATTGAAGATATCCTGACTGAATGGGATACCGTTCTTTTGTGTCAACTTCTTCGCCCGTTTAGCTCGCACTACTTTATATACATTTGCTGTTGAAAGTTTGTCTTTCGTAATATACATAAACCCTCGTGCATCTGAGTGCTTGTATTCGTATCCATTGTTCAACGGGTACCAGAATACCATATTAGTTTTCGGGAAGAAATACGATACGTCGTCCTTTTCATTGTTTGTGTTCTCGAGAACTAGCTCGATGCTCTCCGCTGAGTGATTTTTAATTTTCATTTACTTTTTTCTCTCCTCTGTTTTAATTTTAGAAATCCCTGTGTTGTCTTTTGTAACTGTTATAACCTTCTCGAATAATGATTTAAAATGACTAGATTGTGTGATTACGAACACTGTACCAACTTTATTAGCGATGTCTTTCAATACCTCAATAGATGACTCAATACCTTTTTCATCTAAAGCATCGAAGAACTCATCACATACAACAAAGTTCGTATAGTGTGACACGATATCCTGTAATGCAAGAGAAATAGCTAGGTCAGCACGTTTCTTTTCCCCTCCGGATGCTAACTTGTAGTTCTTACCTCCTACACGGTTGGTTACCTGCACATCAAACTTGTCCGAGTACGTTTTGTCTTTCTTAAGTGTACGAGTAGTAAAGTTCAGCTCCATGTTTTCCCCTGCTAAACGTTTAAGGAACTCATTACCCTTCTTATTAAGCTCTGGTGTAATTAAGTCTAGTACATGAGATTTAACTCCATCGTTAGAGAATACTTTAACAACATCTTCATCTGCTAGTTTCTCTTTCTCTAGTTCGATAATCTCTTTATCTACCTTATCGATAGCGTCGGACCATTTCTTACGCTCTGCTGTACGTGGCTTTGGCTCCGGTGTTTCTTCTAGCATTTCTAATCGTGATACAACCGCATCCTTGTTATTCTTTAGTAATTGTAACTGATGCTCATAGTTTCGGATGTTGTTGTCTAGTTTTGTTATATGCTGCTGCATGCCTTGAATCTGATTTATCACGTCTCGTTGTTCTTTTCGTTTAGCGTCTAGTGCTGCGCTAGCTTTGTCCATAAGACCGGAGTATGGCTGGAACTTAAGTTCTAATTGCTTTAGCGCGTTAACGACAACTTGTACTTCTGTTTTAATGTTATTCTGTTCTGTTTTAATGTGTGAAACATCTACCTGTGAACCACATACTGGACAAATATCTGTAGCATCAAGTGCCTTGTAATTCTTCAATAGTGTTTTCTGTTGCATTCGCAGCTCTTTATCCTTATTCGAGAACTTTTGTAAGATGTCTTGAACCTTGGATACTGTCTCTTCCTCTTTACTTGTATCTACATTCGCTATCTCTGCTATTTGTTGCTCGAGTTCTTTCTTTGTATCCCTATCTTTCTCGATAAGACCAAAATTAGCTGCTGGATAATCGTTTAATTCTTTTACCGCTAGCTCTAATTGCTTACGTCCGTTGATGATATTATTTTTCGTAGATTCATAGTTTGCTTTGTCATTCTGCTCCAATACATCAACTTGTGATAGTTCCCATTGCAGCTTCTCTTTTTCTTTCTTCTTATCCTCAATCTTACCTTCTGTCTCACTAACTTTATCTTTAGCAATCTGCTGCGCTGTAGAGTAGACGTCTAGCTTTAAAACCGACTCTAGTATTTCTTTCTTCTTGCTATCTGTTAAAGATGCAAAAGAACCAATACCTTCTCCCTGTGCAAATAGAATACTATTGATGAAGGTTAAGTGTGAGATACCGACAAGTTGTTCGATAAGCGTGTCTGTACCTGTGTTGCTTTTCTCAGTGATGTTAGTTCCATTACGATATACCAGCACCTTATTACCAAACTTACTATGCTTTCTATATCTAGAAATCTCGTAACGGTCATCACCATCTCGTCCAATAAGCGTTACTTCAGTATCCTTACCAACCTTGTCATTTACAACGTCGTCACTTCCGCCACCCTTGGAAATCTTATTATATAAAACCCAACGAATCGGCTCAGCTACTAGAGATGATTTACCTGCTCCATTGGATTCGAACTTATCATCACTCTTATTCTCCCCTTCTATCAAAATAAGACCTTGATTCTCTAAGGGAATCTCAGCGTCGTTGATAGCTAGGAAGTTCTTTACAATTAACTTCTCCCAAATCATTCACTTTCCCTCACTTCGTAGTAATTCAAAATATCTTCTACGTAACGCTCTATTACATTAGCGTCTACGTACTTACCGTCTAAGCGGCTATACCATCCTGTTCCTTCTTCGAAGAACACTTGCTCTTTGTTGTAGTACCCATCGATAATTCGTTTCATCATACTTTGGAACTTGTTCATGTTTCTCCTCCTTTATTTGATGTAAACCAAATATATCATAATACCATAAAAAAGTCAAGAAAAAAAGACTATTAATTAAAATAGTCTTCGTCCATAGTTCCGTACCAGAAATCATCTTGGTAAGAAACCTTAGAGAATAATGTTCTAAGCCCTGAGCTATCTTTATCAGGTGTGATGAATAATACTTCGTGAACATAGTAAATTCCATCAATATCTGTAGTTGATGACTCTTCACGGAATTTATCACCAACCTTAATCTCATCAAATTGTATGTCATAACCTAATGGTGTAGCTTGGTTTTCTAGTTCTCTAGTAATTAATCTTTGATTTCCAGCTAAAGCATCTAGTGTATCTTTAGCAAAGATATACGTTCCGTTATTCACCTCTACTTCTAGTTTTTCTTTTAGTTCTTTCTCTTTTTGAGTTAGATACTCCATTCTACTCATTATCAATCTCCGCCTTTCGTTGTTTTGCCTCTTTAATGATTGCTATCGCCTTACTCTTAGTGTGCGTAAAGAACTCATCCGTATAAGCATCAACAATATCTTCTTCCGTAGAATCTACCTTAATATCAATACGTACTTCAGATTTAAATTCTCTCTGCACTTCTATACGGGCTGTCGGCACATCCTCTGTAATTGCAGCTACCTCTACAGCTAGTTCTTGCGGGATGACAAATCGTACATAATGGTCTTTCACGGCTTGTTCAGTATTCTCATCAATCTCAGTGATGGTAATGAACTGCTTATTAGGAATTTCAATGAATGTCGGCTTCTCGTAATATTCTCCGTTAACCAAGAACACACCTTTTACTTGTCCCTCATCAGAGAAGCTTTCTTGCAATGTGTTCCCACAGTACAACGCGTTATCCCAGTTACCGATATATTGTCGTTTATGGTAGTGTCCTAGAATAATATACGTAAACGTGTCTGGATGTAGGTCGGCAATAGAAAAAGCTCCACCTAATCTATGAGAATGACGTCCCGTCTCACTACCGTCTACACCTAAGTGAGCTACTAACATTGTAAGTTTATCTGACTGCGCTGCATGTTGTGCAAATCTATCAATCTGGTCTTTCACAAAATCAACATCATCAGAGTACGATACCGGATAGATGGTCACGTTGTCCGTCTGGTAAACTTCAAAGTCATCTAGTACAAATACATTATCAATTGCTTTGAACTGCTCTAGCGAGTGCTCAGGTATCCTAGATGAGTCAGATTGGTCATGGTTACCTACTACCATAAACAATTCGATATCAGGTCGTTTATCCATATTCTCCTTAATAGCATTGAATCCCATATTGAAAACTAGTGATTCTACTCGCTTACGAGCGTGATAGTAGTCTCCAGCAAACACGATATGCGCATTATGCTCATCCGCTAATTCAAATATTTTATCAATAGTATTCCACTGAGCTACTAGTCTATCAGTAGCTTCAATGTCCTTACCGTTGTAATTAAAGATTTGTGGTTTAGCGAATGTACTCCAGTTATGCCAATGGAAATCGGAGAAACAAATAATATTAGTCCGCATTAGGATGCTCCTCCTCTAGGTGGTAATCTGTTACTGTTATTTCTTTACCACTCTTAAGAGTTAATACAAGAACACCAGATTTACCTCCACGGTAATAATCTTTAATATCTTTCGCCTCGTAATGGACTTCGTTATTCCCTCGTTTAGCCCACACAGTCACACCGCGCTTCTCTGCAAGTGTCTTTTCTTGTTTCGTAGTACTCTTTTCTTTGTCTTCTGACTTACTTGCTGCACAACCAGTTACCACACCTACTAGTAAAGTACTAGATAGTGCTAACGCTGCTAATTTCTTTTTCATGTTATTTCCCTCCGACTGCTTTATTTATTTCATCACTTAAGTTAGGCATAGCTATTTTAGTTTGCGACTTCTTATGTCTATCTTTTCCGAATGACAAATCATCATTCTCCGCCTCAGCTAATACTGCTTTATGCGCTCGTTCTTCTTCCGAACTTTGATTACCAGAACCTTCATCAAACTTGTAATCCCGTATTAGTTGTCGAGTACCATCTACAACGAACCCCAGCATCTTATCATATACTCCTTCTGGAGGGTTACGTACCTTGTCTGCGTACAATCTCAGGAACCCTGCTTTATATTCCTCAGGTATCTGATTGACTACTAACACCAATTCACAAGCGTTCTTCTTACGTACTGAACCTTCCATGTGTTCTGATGTTCTGATGATTGCGTTGTAGGCTGAACGGTTTAACTGTGAAGCTGCCCAAGTTACTACGTTAAAGTCTTGTGCTACACGTCGAACCTCTTCAAATAGTTTACCACCATCATCAGATTCATTACCTGTTGCATTAGGGTTACGTAGTAGTTCTGGATAATCGATAATCAATACATCCACTGGAATACCTAAACGTAACATCGCATCGGATAATAACTGCTCAATCTTTGCTAGTGTAATAGTCTGTGGTGAATAACGAGAGAATAGTAAGTTTCCTAACTTACCTTTAAGTTTGGTATAGATAGCTTGTCTTTTCTTAAACTTATCTTCGTCTAGATTATCTCCGTCGATAATATCTCCACGAGTCTGAGATAGCATAGATTGCTCGAATCGTAGCGTCATACGGTCTTTCTTTTCCTCTAAAGCTACATACAGAACGTTATAACCTTTTTTAACGTACATCGTAGCTAGGTTAGTCATAAATAACGTTTTACCGGAACCAGATAAAGCTGCAATTAACCCTAGCTCACCTTTAGCTAATCCTCCACCGTTAAGTCTGTCTAAGTCTCTAAATCCAGTTGAAATAGTGTTACTTTGTATTGCTGATAGGAGTGCTCGTTTCTCCATCTCATCATAAAGCACGTTAAAGATTTCGTTTTGTCCTCCAGTTACGTCTAACGCCTCGACATCACGAAGGTCATCGATAACCTTTTTCTGGAACTCTTCGTCATCTAGTCGCATAGCCGACTTCTTTAGAATATCAAGACGCAAGTGTTTTTTAATGTGAGCTTCGATAGACTCATCGATTACACTATCATCACTCATATCTCGAATCTCGTAAAGGCTAGATACTGCCTCGTAATATTTCTGTTGTTTCTCTGCATCCGCTCGTTGTCTATCTAGTTTTTGCTCCACTAATGATAGTAACGTAGACTCTGTAGCAAGAGACGAATTGCTCTTGTAAAAATGTTGGATGACCTGAGAAATCTCTACATACATGTGGTTCTCTTCCAGTGTTGATTTAGGAAGTAAAGGTAAAATCTCCTTCGCAAATGAAGGTGACTCTACCCCTTTCCTAAGTATTTCTTTAATAATTGGTTTCATTAAATCTCCCCTCTCCTAGTATGTTACTACTATACCATACTTTTAAACTAATGTCAACCAAAACCTTGACTTGTAACCCACATTATGATATGTCTACCATGTTCGTAGCACTCATGGGGGATACACTCTTTATATTCGTCATTAAATACATACCCACCATGCCACCAATCATCAAACATCGTTGCAGCCTCGTATGAATGTTTTAGCGCTTCCGCATACGCTTCTTTATATTTAGCTTCGTAAATAATAGCAGTCTCTCTGTTTAACTTTTCCATCTGTTCATCACTAAGCTCCCCAGTAGTAATAAGTATTACCATAGTTTCATCTCCTCATCAATAGCTGATTGAATATCATCAGATAATGTAGATTCCTTCTTAATCTGTTCTGCTTTAATCTCATCACGCTTTAAGTCTAGTTCCGTTTTCTTGATGCTATACTTAGGTGTGTAGCCATCTATATTAGAAATAAAGCTCTCTTGTTCTAGTACAAATGGGGAGAACTCACGAGTAATCGCGTCTATATCTAGCTGACTAAATTTAGTTACAGGTACTGTGTTGAATCCGACTTCCTTAAACGCCGAATGTAGGTTGTCCCATGAAATATAATTACCTTTATACTCTTGGATTAGGTCCACAAGATTAAAGTAATTACGGTATTCGTCAATTTGAACCATGTCGCGTAACACGGTATTCCATTCAGACATTGTACCTTCTGCGTTAGGTAAGATGTACTTTCCGATTGTGTGACAAACTTTGTTATACCAATCTGTATCTTTGTTAATTGCTGACGTAGGGTTATCGTGCTTTGTCGAATTGCTCAGGTCCGCCAAAGTAGTACTAAACATAGCCGACATAAATAGTTCTGTCTTGCTAACATCTCGTGTTCCTCTTGTTAATAATAACGTTTGACGTACGATGAAATCTTTAATAGTTCGTTGTGTCTCTTCACTAATACCTTTAGCTATCATCGTCTCACTAACACTATTGAAGTAGTTTAGCATACTTAATCCTTTATTTGTTGTAGGAGTAAAGAATGCGTCGTACTTATTTTCTAACGTGTAGTTACTGTAATTAGTAGAAGATAACGCGTAATTACACATACGCACTATAACATCAAACTCGTACTTGTCGTAATTTGCTGCAACCTTCCAGTGTCGGAGCTCACCTTTGTCACAGTACTTAATATGATTCTTGTAAATCTCCATACCCTCAGAAGATTTAAGTGTACTTAAGTAAGGTAGTGAGTTATTCTTACCACCGAGTCTACCTGTAACAAGTGCATATCTATTCATCTGCGCGCTAAGGTACGTACCAATATCAATACCTTCCTCATCACACATCTTAATGAAGTTCTTGAAGTACGTCATTTCTTTAGAACCGAATACACCATCCTTGAACGGTGAGTAGTTTTGATTGATTTGAGGGATTTTACGGGTCATAACAATGTACGAGCTATCCTCTTTATTCGATTCTACATTCTTCTCGTGACGTTTATTATGAGTTTCGATAGCTAGGTAAGCATAACGAGTGTACATAATGGACACAATGTACGCTTTAAAATCCTCTACTGCGGTAGGTGACTTCTTAAATGTATCCCATCTAGGAATAACACCTTCAATAATATCGTTGTTTGCTAGATTATAAGCACTATCAACAGCACGGCGTTTCAATAAATCAGCTTCAATTTGCTTACTGTTACGACGCTTACGGTCAGTTTTAGGTTTACGTTTTGGAGCCATAGCTAATACTTCACCTTTAATTTCGTCTGTAGTACGTTGCTCAGGTTTCGTACCGTTAACTAAAGATGATTCTTCAGACGTAGCAAACTGAACAAACTCTTGATTGAACACGACTAATGTCTTTCCTCCACGACCGGATTTAGACTCAACATCGCATACGCCCATCTCTTTAAGTTTGTTTAACTGCGTGCTAATAGTACTAACAGACTTACCGACTAATTTACTCATCTCAGTCTTCGTCATTAGTACAGTCTTATCGATTGTTGTTTTAGCTATTTCTGTTAGCTCAACCAGTAATTGGTGACAGCTAACCCCACCATTCTTAAGGAATGATGTATTAATATATATACCTTGATTCATAGTAGTTTCCATGTTCTCTTCTCCTTATTATTTAGTTATACACCCTAGATAGATTTGTAACATAGACAGTATAGCACATTTGTTAGTAATTGTCAAGATGTTTTGTGAATTGTCTGTTAAAGGACGTATTTAGTTGTGTATAACTATTATAACACAGGATTAAAACTCAAGGTTTTCCTCGTCCATGAACTTCTTGTCAAAGTAGAATTTACCCATAAGCTTGTCCACTACTCCGTGGAAGTAAGCGAATATAGATTTATTGAATCGTGTACCAGATTTCATTTTCATAACTAGTTCTTTAAGCGCGATGTAACCAATATGGGCTTCTTGCTCTTTGTTGAATGCTGCTGTCGTGTTGTTTTGTAACACTACTCTCCATAGTTCTTCGATTGTTTTCGCTTTAGAGAAATAAGAGTTTGCTAGATTAGTGAAACGTGGATTTACCCAGTGAGCTACAAATTCCGCACTCTTTAAGTTGTTTAATGTATCTTCAGTAGAGATATTATTATTACGTTGTTTATATGTTTTAAATGTTTTTGTTTTAAGGTCTTGAGTGGTTGTTTTTTTAGCCGGACATTTAACAGGTGTTTTTGCAGGTTCCTTGTTGGACTCTTCCTCTTTTACGATTGGTAGAATAGTAACGATATTTGATGTCTGTCTCATATCTGATGGGCGCTTCATATCGTATTCTTTTACCATACCTAAATCACGAAGACGAATCATTAATCGTTGAATCGTTTTATAGCTAACTTCTAAAATCTTAGACATAGAACGTTTTGTTAAAAAGCTCACGCCAAAGTACTTGCAGCTGTGCTCCTTAATAATCATGATAAGTTTCGATAAGTTTTGCTTCATATCCCCGCGGATATCTAATTTCTTAATATCATCACGGTAAACACGAACTACCTCGTTCATCTCTTCTACATTTTTAAATGTTACTAAACTATTATACGTTTCCTCACATGCAACTAACTCGATGTTTGCTTTAGCCATCTGTAACTACCTCCGTTGTTTTTGTAATATAATACGAAGTATATAATAGAAAAAGAGAAATAGCAACAACTATTTCTCTTAGTAGGACAATTACTATTAAATTTTAACTAGTTTCACATCGAATTTCTCTTCTTTGTATAGACGTAAACGTTCTTTACTGTGGGATTTTAGTATGCGGTGAGTCATGTCAACAAAATCGAAAATTACAGTTTGGTTTCCGTCAACTCCGTTAAGTCGAAGTCCACGACCGATACGTTGTAAAATTTGTCTCATAGATTTACCACCGTTCAGTAGAACCATACATCCAATTGAGTTAATTGAGATACCCTCATCGATAATCGTAGATGCTACTAAGAAGTGTAACTCGTTATTATCGAATCTAGTTAACAGTTCGGTACGCTCTTCCAGTGTTAGGTCACCGTTAAGGAATCCAACTTCGTAACCTTTTTCTTGCAACATTGCGACAGCTCTGTTACCATGTTCAATATGAGTAACCGTTAGAACGACTCCGGCTTTCTTAGCTTCATAGAATGTCACTGCCATCTTAACGCCTAATCCAGTACGGTAATCATTTTCTGCGATACCGACTTTGTAGGCTTCTAGATAGTTCTCGGCAAGTTCAATATTTCGTGGTTCCTTAACTTCTAATACTCGGATTCTAGGTTTAGAAGATATACCACGTTCAATCATCTCAGCGTTCGACACCTTTGCAATGATATTACCGAACAACGCTTCTAGTCGATGACACATAATCGTATCTTTCGGGTCAACCGTACCCGTTAATCCGATACGGTATTGTGCATTTTCCATAGCTAGCGCATTGTTGTACCAAGTATCACCTTTCGCACGTTGACACTCGTCGGCAATTAGTACACGTACAGAGTTAACAAAGTCATTCGCTTGTTTCCACTTATCGAAGTTCTTCTTATTCTTCTTCTCTAACACTTTCTCGAATTTAACTTTGAACCCCATAAGCTCCATCTGTACTTTAGCTTGTGAGTACGTGTTATCGTAAGCTAGTACTGTAAGAGCTTCTTCAATTTCTAAATCATTCTTCGTTTTAGGCGTCCAGTTCTTCAAGAAGTTTTTAATGAGAGTTTTTGTGTTAACTGTTCCAATGAATCTAGGGGCAATGTCCTCACTCATCTTCTTGAACATTCGTTCCTTAGCTGTTAGTGATACACCCTTCTTCGGGTCCGATAATGCAGATGCAAGTGAAGGGCTCATTGCGAATACTAGTTTCTTATTCTTCACATCGAATTTACCCTCACCGATTAAACCTGTTTCTTTAATGTCAATACCCAAACCTTCACAAATAGATTCACGTGCTTGCTGCAAGATATCTTTTGAGTGAACCATGAAGCATATTCTCTCATCTCTGTCAAGTAGTGGCTGAAGTATCTTGATTAATCCTGTTGCTTGGAATGTTTTACCTGCGTTTGTTGCTAGATTGACAACTCCGGTTTGTTCTGCTAGGGACTGTTTAACCGATGCATATTGGTAATCGTGAAGCGTGAGCACTTCACCCTTTTTCAAAACTGTGATTTCCTCATCGATAGAATCTTGGTGAATCAGTGGTGACGGTCTATCATCTTCAATGGTATATGTCAACATTTTTATATATGTCTGCATGTGACGGATACCTTCTAGGAACTTATCAAGAAACCCAGTAGGGAATTTATCGTTCTTCATATCATAGTAGTCTGTAATTCCGTCCCAGTGTCCTAGCTTGTATACTCGTGAATGAAGTGCTTTCGGGTCCTTTAATCCAAGTTGATGATGCATGTAGTCTCTTACTTCATCTTGTAGTTTTACGTTATTCTGGAAGTCTACTGTTGTGTAGCTATTACCTACCTTAATTATCATTTAACTCTCTCCTCTTCTTTTGTATAAATTAAGTATAGCAGAGTTAAAATTTATAAAGAAAAAAGAGTCCACTAAGTAGTGGGCTCTTTTAGTTTAGTTAACAATCCTGCTAGTTCTTCTTTCATTTTTGCAACATCTTCCAAGTCTTGTTTTAACTTAATAGAGTTACGTAAATCTTGGCTCTGTTGTTCCATTTGTCTCTCCATATCAGGGGTTGGTACAAAGACCAACGCCCCAGATGAAGCTCTATATTCTGCCATGCTATTCCTCCTATGCTCTTATACGTTGTGTTACTGCTGCTGTGAACTTCTTAACACGAGGTCTAACAAGTCTGTTTGTAGAAGATAATAACAGTCTATACTTGACTTGCGTAAACTGTCTGTTTTGATTTGCCGCGTTAGCTTTTAAATCGTCAAGTTTGACCTGATAGTTGTATCGCATAAATTCTTGGTTGTCTACTACACTGGTTTTAATTGAGTGAGTTGTACTGCCCTCCAATGATAACCATCTGTTATCTCCATCTAACATAACTTCTGCCTTTACATCAGAACCAGCAGGTAATGCAGCACTGTACTCTAATGTTAACGTATCGAAAGGTGCATCATCTTGGAATGTTGCTAGCGTTGTGTAAGTTGCACTTTCTTTACTTACGAAGTTGACGAACAATAAATCGTCCAGAGCTAACATTGGAGAGATGTATCTATTAGGCTTAAACCTAGCTCGTAGTTTTACTTGAGATACAACAAAAGGTGTTGGAACACTCGCGTAGTTCGCTAAAGGTAACCACTCACCAGAATTCACGTTACCTCCGTTATTGTCTCTGTTTAATATTTTAACTTCCCACGTACATCCTGTGTTCTCAGGTGTTAAGTAAGACGCCATTAGTAGTAATCCATTAGAATCTACATCACGCATAACATCGAACTCTACAATAGTGTCGTTAACAGTATCGAACTCAGCTGTATATATTTTAAATTTCATATCAGTGGATTGATGAACTGACCAAGATACCGCGTTAGAAGAACTAAATAGCACACCGTTTACATAAGGTTGCGATGTTACTACTGAACCATCTACTTTGTTATTCTCACCCATTGTCGCTGTCCACATATTGTAACTAGGACTATCAGTAATGAAGACTACGCAATAGTTAACTCCTGCCTCTACCATAAGTGGGTCATCTAAAGCAATCTTTGTTTCTACTAAACCAGTGTCAGACACGTTAATCTGGTTTGGTTTAAGAACTCTCTCAGAGTACACTGTTCTGTTAGGTAGACCACCATCACTGATTCCTCGTACTTGCATTGTAATCGGTAGTTTAGGGTCTTTCGTTGCAAAGTAAACACCGATGGAAGATACTACACGTGCTTGCGGGAATACAAAGGATTGTGCTAATGGGTCATAAAGCTGGAATGTAACGTGTGTGCGAGTTATAGTATCTGTAGTGATTTTACTTGTCCCTTGAGCTGAGAATGTTGTGATAGCTCTACCATCACCATTCGGTTTAGAAGGGTCTCCAGCTCTGTTAGTAATTACTACTTCACGTGTACCTGTTCTAATATTTTGTGGAATCTTAAACGTACCTCGGATAACCCCTTCACCATCTGATTTAGCAACACCTACTTGACCTTGAACCTCATGACCTGTAGCTGGTGTAACAGATGTACGGACACCATCAAACTCGATATAATACCCAGACGTTAATGGTGCAAATCCATCAGCGCGGAAAGTAACATCGATAGAACGCATATACTCAATCATTTCGCTACGAGTGGTCTGTGCTGAGCTCCACATCTCACCTTCTGCTTTATCTGTTTTACTCCAACCAAGTGATGCCTCGTTCCACTGTGCACCACCTAGTAAGTTTGTATTGTCTACTAACCACTGATTGTAGTCATTCAGTTCCCCCCAGTTAGCTTCACCTACGTGAGCCCACCAACGGTTAATATTAGTAGTTGTAAATTCTTCGTTGTATAAGGTAACTCTAGACTCATCAATCCAGTTGTCGGAAGATGGTGTAAGTTGTAATGTACCGTTAGCTTGGAATACTTGGTACGGGTTTACGTTCATAGGACTAGTCGCAATATTCTGTACAATCTCGGCGGTCTCTTTAAATGGAGCAGTTACAATTCTACCGTTAGCACCCCACTTAGTAGCATGGGACTCATTATCTAAGAATGAAGGTCGTTTCTTTTTATCATCTGGAGTATCAGTTGGTATTGTAATGTGTGCATCATCGAAACTGAACGATACGTTTGTTTGTGCTTTATCCATGCGAGAGAAATCGGTGAATGGGTCTACAAACAGTCCGCGTAATCGTAAAGGTTCTTGCCCTTTTTGTGCGACACGCTCAAGAGCTAACACTGCTTGATTGGCTTCTACTTGTTCTAATCTAGATTTCATAACCTGTAAATCTTCAAATCTAAGTCTCGTTACAGCAGTGTTTTTAACTACCGCCTTCTCGCTATTAGGGTAAATGTGAATATTACCTAGTTTAAGAGAGAATGGGTCAACGTTACGCGTGATAGTTGCTCTACCTTCTTCATCTGGCTCTCCAGAATGTAAGTAAATTTTACCATCCGCACCTAACATAACGATATCTTCTCGAGCTAAAGCATAATCAAAGGTAACTTGTGCCACAGAACCGTCTGCGGGCTGAGAAGCTTGTTTAAATGTTATTTTAGTTGTGCTCCCTACTCCGTTAGCGTTATCTACAGTAGATACTGTATAGTCTGTAGTATCTATAAATAATCTAGAATAATCGAATGTCGCTTTATATCCGGTACCGTCCTTAGGTCTAACAGAACCTGCGGATGTTTGCCACTCAATAAATGTAGAGCTACCATCAACTACAAAACGATAATCTGTAAAAGGTTTAAATACGTGACCTGTTTGTGTATCTAGCGTACCAATAACTATAGAACCTTCTGTACTAGGATTCATGAACTTACTATCTATAGTATCTCTATTGCTTGCAGCGTTACGGTTAATAGCTAAATCTACTTGTCTTTGTTTACCTGATACTCTGTTTACTTTCTGTACGAAGGAACTAGCTACTGTAATAGGTACTCCTGTTCTGTACGTATACTCGGAGTTTACTACTGTAGACACGCTCTTCTCTTTAGGTACTTGTAATAATGTTGTGGATGGTTTTTCTACACGCCACCCATTAACGTGAGCGATACCTTTATCAACTGCTACAGTGATATAGTTACGAGCATCATTTTTAGGTTCTTCTTTTAGGTACATGTTGAAACCAGTAATCTGATATGAGCCTAATGTCTCGCTATCAAATGTAGCTAGTGCTTTGTTAATTAAATCCGACTCAGGTGTTACTGATTTTGTAAATAACTGACCATCGTCAAATACGTAAATAGTAGTTGCCTCGGTATCGTTATACGTTAGAACTACTTTTTCTTCTAATCTATCTGCACCTTCAGACGCGTAGTTAGCGACGTCTTGTGTTAAGTCTAACAGACTCTGGTCCATAGAAGATGTAATAATACGAGATACTAGCTTAACTCCAATCTCCTCATGACCTTTACCTGTGAACTTATCTGTTTCTTGCATCTCAAAAGGTCTAATTTTACCTGATAAGTAAAGTCTACCACTACGTACTCGTAACCCTTTAATAGGAGCTGTTTGGTCCGCTGGGTCTGAACCTGTTCGTAAGAATTGGAAGTTCATGTCATCTTGAATGTTACCGTCTTTAAAGATACTATCACCTAGTGCACCTAAGTAGTGACTCTGTATAGACTGTAGTTCGTTTAGTTCAGATTGCTGTAAAGCTCTATCCCCTTGGAACAGGACCTGAGTCCTGTTCTGTGTGGGATTAAATCTATCGTAATAAGGTTTATCTTTAAAAATCTCTTGAGCCATAAAGTAAGTCTCCTATTCTTTAGTTATTTTTATCATTGATTCGTGAACAATGTCTAGTTCATCGATGCGCTGCTGGATGTTATCTCCTTCAATATAGGGGATGTCTCCTTGTTTGTCATGAAGTATCGCGTTGCGGAAGTCGAACGATTTACCTTCTGAACCTGAGAATGGGAACACGATTCTGCTCATGATGTTAGTGCAGTTTTTAGGAACGTTAGCCTTAATGCTGTACGTTTTCCATTCTGGAGTTAAGGTAACAGTCTGGATAGCCTCCTCATGTCGGTTAGTAAAGAAGAAATGCTTAAGCATAACTTGTGTTCCTGTGTCTGCTCTTAAGTCTACACTAAATGTTACTTCTGTACCTTCTTTGATGTCCTTGTTACCATCGGTGTATCCTCCAAACTGAATGAAGGCATCTAGTGTATTTAAGCACCTAACATTCGCGTATCCTTCGTGCTGAGTGTACGCTGCGCGTGTAACCCGCATGAATCTATCAATGTTTAGTATTGTGAATACTTCGCCTTGACCATATGGTACTTCTTTAGCTGCACTACCTCTTAATATACGGTTAGGAGTGTAAGATGGATAGTATTCTGCGATTCTAGTAGTACCTGATGGTTCATTAAAGTCACCTGCGTTCATTGTATCTTCATACGTTAATCCAGCTCTTGCAAATGTTGGAGTTTCTCGAAGATATATACCGCCGAATCCTTTGTTATCTAACATACCACCTTTTATTGTAGCTGCTAGGTAAATATGGTCTGCACCTTCTTCTCGTATCTTATCGAGCGGAACCATGTACCATTCTTTACCTGCAAATGTTAGTTTAGGTAGTGGTCGAGGATTAGAAGGTAATGCTTCAGCTACAGGGATAATTTTCTCTAATCTCTTATAACCCATTATACCATTGTTGATTAATGCGAAATATGTGCGGTCCTTATTATTCACCATACTTCTCATGAACTGAGCTATGTCATAGATGTTTACATTCTCACCTCTATCTTCTGGTGCATATCTCCAAGCAGCTTTATTATCTGCCCCTAGATAGATAGACGGTCTAGAAACACGTACGTAGTCACCAAAAGATTGTATGTGTATTCCACCAAATATTCTATCGTAAACATCAGGTGTTAATGTTTGTGTTGTATATATTCTCTCTTTAACGTTCATTCCTGTTGTTACACGTAACCAAGAACCTTGATATGATATGGGTCCGTTACCTTTTGCATAATTAATTTCCGTTCCCATTCTATTTCTATTTTGACCTAATTCCGTAGCAACACCTTTAACTATCTCAACATCGACCGCAATAGTTACGGGTTGTCCCATGAACTCTTTAAGTGCGTCGGATACTGTATAATCTTTACCTTGATTACCTACTACAGGTGCGAATAAATACTCTTCGGGTGCTTGTTCATATGGTCTGTTTAGTTCTCCTGTTGTTGGTTTTTTAATCAACATGTAATTGGCAAACTCAAACGTGTTACCAGCGTTAAGGTCGGCTACTTCAAATCTCGCATATTGGTCATTACCTAAAGATGAGGCAGTTACCGTAAACTCAGTGAATACCCTTGTCCATTGGTTTGTGGCTCTACCGACTGTTGCTCCATTACCTATAGCAGTGTTCCAGTAGGCGTAAACTACTTTACTGTCCGTGGAAGATAACTGAGGTATTCTAACATCTGCGCTTAGTACCACTTTGTCTCCGACTTTAATAATGTCTCTATCTTTTAGTGTCCACATTTTGTATCTCATGGAGCCCCAGTTTGCGGACGTAGCGTAGACGTCACCACCATTATACTTCTGTCCTGTAGGTATACACGAATTATTTCTCCACACGTTCACTCCTTTATCTACTTCCGCAGCACCGTACGCTGTACCCCAGTCTTTTGTCCATAATAACAGGTTTCGACTTTGACCTAATGGGATAGTCTTAGGGTCTGGTTGAGATAGTCCTGCAAGTAGTTTGGCGTACTTTAGGTCCAAACTAACATTACCGGAATAACCTTCACGCAACCTACTTCTAATGTAGATACTTACGTAACCGTCTTTACTAACGTACGTATCCCTGCTGTTTAATGGAATTACGAATGTATGCGTTTGTGTTTCGAAAGTTGCTGGGAATGTTGTTTCTGGAAATGTCTTTGTACCAACCCACGCGTTATTTGCGTAACTAAATATAGATATTTCACAACCGTTCCCGTCTCTTCCGTGTTGACCTCTAGCGACAATTGTATAACCTAAGTCTGATAAGAGGTTTTTAGATATTTGAATTTTACCATCTTCATCTTCAACACCACGGAATACGTGTGAGCCTATACCCTTCTCTACAACATCCGGTAGATAAAAACTAACCATAATCTGTGCTGGTCCCCATCTCTGTTCCTCAGCGACTTTGCTTGCCTCTGTTGTGATATACTTATCGTCATTCTCTAGAAGCTTATCGTAATCATCAGAAGGTATTGGTACCCAGTCAGTACTTGTAGGTACAGGTCTTATTCTCGGTTCTGTACTCGTAAATACTGTTGTACCTCTCTTAAACTCTACTTTTGTTTCGAACTTATCAACTGCAAGTCTAGTATAAGTGTTTACATCTTTGTTTGGTGTACCAGAAATACCAATGTACACATAACCATCATCACAAATGAACGATGCAATATCTTCTGGAACTATTGTGAAGATATTATCGTCATCTACTGATGTACCTAGAACTACCTTGTTATCTACGTTGTCCCATTCATGCTTAAGTGCGTCCCATCGTCTTACAGTAAACCATGTTGGTTCCCCTGCTTTCCCTGTTGCACTGATTTTTAAATCTACTCGAACGTTTCTAATTAAGTTCTGTATAAAGTCTTGTTTCTCTTTAACGGTTTGCTTATTTGCGAAGAAGTTATCACCATATCTATCTTCAAAAACTTTAAAAATATCGTACTGATATACTTGTGTAGGTACTGCATTAACTATTCTTACTGAGTCTGCGTTTAAGTATTGCCCATCTTCTTTGTTTATCTTGTCTAGTTCTGTCTTTGGCTGTGATACAAGTGCATTACTTACTGTTCTATCTCCTCTAACTATCTTTAAGTTAGTAATTTTAATCGTACCCTTCAGTTTATCGAATCTGAAGTTAGCGGATGTGTATGGTACCACTTCTCGTACTGCGAGTCTGGAGGATATATGATAGCCTTTAAAGTTACCTGCACTACTCTTAATATCCTGTGAAGCTAGTAGTCTCCAAGGATTAGAACCTTGGATGGATATACGACCATCTATAACTTCATTAGGGTCATCAGGAGTGAACTCCCACGCAAAGTATATTGTATAATAGTTGTCATCCAAATTTACAGAGGTACCTGCATTAAACGAGCCACCGAAAAGACCTTCATTTGTTGCACCTGTTCCTTTAAACACGAATGTTTGTGCAGGGTTAATAAGGTTCTCACCCTCAATGATTCCTGTAAAAGGAACACCACCTAAAGGTTGTGTTATTGGGTTTGCTGGAGTACCTGCGAGTAATTTCGTGTTTATTGGAATAATCTCATCATCGTAGAAGTCTATACGGAAACTTCTTAGCTCAACAGAACCTACAAAACCTCTAGCCATGACATAAGCAAAAGCTTTAGTTACAGTTTTATTTAAATCAGGTAAAGCCGCTGGACTAAACCCTTGTTGCGTAAATGTGTCTGTGACGATACTTGTGTTAGAGTAGTACATAGTTGATGTACCTGATGTAGCTTTAGGTATCTCTCCTACCCCGCTCGTATCTACCGCTCTAAAATGCCTATACGTACCGTCGGAGTAGTCTAGTCTCATTTCAACACCTACTACGTAACTATTAACACCTGATGGCTCTGCTTGTGTTACGCTTTTTGTTAAGTTGAATCCTAATCTAAAGTTTCTGTGATTTAGCTGTTTTACTGCATCTGGGCTAAGTTCTAATGAACGAGACTTAACTGGTTCACTAAGGTTTTCTGAAGTGAATGTGTGTACACTTGTAGTTGTAACTGGCGCTAGTATAGATGTAGTACACGCATAAGAACTTCTAGGTATAAACGCATTGCGGGGTTGTAGAGAAGAGGTCTTCTCGTTGAAGTCCGGAACTCCTCTAGAACCTGCGGGTCTCCACATTTCTAATGATATGTCAGAACCGATAGCAAAGTTTCGGTCACGAAGAACTTTAGATTCTTGAATACCGTAGCTAGTTCTCTTTCTGTTTGGGAAACGAGTTAATTTAGCTGTAACACCTGCCGCTTTAAATTTTCGTATCTCTTCAATAATCTCTATTGGGACATGTTTAGTAAATCGAATGTCAATTACTGCGGATGTGTAGTACTTTCCTAACAAGTGGTCAGGTCCATTTAACTTAGATTTATTTAAAAAGAATATGTTTTTAAATGGTTCGTAGATTTCTACATCTGCATCTTCGTCATCTAACCACTTCTCGATTGCATCTTTGATAGAACCGATAGTTCCTCTCTCAGTAAGAATCCAGTTGATGATACGGCGACGGTAATCCTCGTCTGATTCATTATCCTTACGGAATACGCCAAAGATGTCTCCGTACTCATCTAACCATTCACCTGTTGCAGTTTCTAAGTTTGCATCAGTAATTAACTCCATAGCGTCTTTTTCTGCTTCTGTAAATGCGTCCTCTATAGAAGCAACGACAGCAGTGTGGCTGTCGTTGACTTTTCCTAACATTGATTTCCAAAGTGGATGTAAATATTTAATGAAACTCATGAATACCCTCCTATTTTAAGTTTACCTTGACTGTACCTGCTCTTATAATCTCACTACCTTTTGTTAATAGATTACTAGGCGGTTTCTTATAATCAACATCGTAAACTAATCTCTTATCTACATCTTTAATTATACAAGATAAATCTGTCATGATAAGGTCTTGGGACACCTGCATGCTATTTAGGTAGTTTTCAATAGCGAATCTTATGCGGTCATTTAGTGCGTTTGTAATAGCTGATTTAGGTTCGATGATTACATCAACATCAACTTCAACACTTATACGTGTTACAGGTAGAACATCTACACGTATTCCTGCTGCTCTATAATTCTCTAAAGATTTTTCTATAGCAGTCTTAACGTTTTCTGGCAAATCTCCGTTATTGTCGTGCGCATATACGTTAACCTTACCCGTAAATTCTTCGATATAAACACCTGCTACTTCCGGAACTAGTCTTGTACCATACTCAAGTGCTGGTTTAGTAGCTTTACTTAGTGATTCAATATATTGACGAAATCTTGCTCTTAGTAATTCTAGAGGCTCTTCATCTTGACCAGTTTGGACAGCTGATACGTTTGTAGATGACTTGATATTTGTAATCGGAGTAACCATGATGTCGATAGCATTCGCGGGTACGTTACCTATTGTTCCGGATTTTGTACAGAACACTTGTACAACTGCGGTAACTGCTCCTACAGGGATATAGTAGTCTTCTAGTGTTTCATAAACGTTTGCATACTCTGGGTAACTTGAGGTGAATCTTGTACCTCGGGGTATTGGTTGTATTACTTGTGTTGGGTTGTTTAACGTTATTGTGATTGGAGTATAAGCCTTCTGCGGCAACTTTCTTTCGAATCCGAACGAGCTGTACACACCCCTAGAGATAGCTTCTAGTAGGTTCTCCTCTGTCATTACATAGAATGACTCTAACTCCGTTGCAACGGCTTCGTAGATAGCTCTAATAGCAGAACCGACAGAGAAGTCATTAATCTTATCTGTAGACGTTAAAGTCTTATCTACCATCTTTCTATAAATTTGACTCATACTTTTAAATTTCATGTTGACCTCCTAGTTTATAAGTGATATGATACCACTAGTGTTAGCACTTAAGGCGAAACTAAATGCCTCTTCAGTTGTTATAGTTACTATTGACATCTCGACTGTTAATGTGTTACCATCAAATGAGTTAGTACCTCGCTCTACATGTTTTACCCTTCCATCAGTACGAATACAACGTTCAATCTCATTCACCGCACGTAACGCTACTTCCTCGGACTTCTTACTACCCATAATGTCCGCTAGCGTAGAACCATAACTAGGGTGGTTTAGATAACTACCTCTTGGAGTTAATAGTCTGATAAGGATAGATTGTTTTAGATTTTCTATACCTCTACAAGTTTTAACATCCTTCTTATAGTTAGTTGATTCTGGATGACTAACATCCCAACCATTACCGTTGAACCCCAATATCTCTCCGTCAAAACCAGCAGCTCCGTTATCATCAAGTGCTGGTAATACATCGATGTCCATACCCAATGTGATATCGTATATATTAGATGCATTAAATTTATCGCTGTACCTCAGTGATGTCAATACCGTAGCTCTATTATCATCGTTAACAGCAAATGTAAGTGTATCACCAACAGTTAGTAAGTGCTCAGGATTCTTCATTTTTTCTGCGACTGTACTAACTATGTAAGGGTAGCGAAGTTTATTAAATTCTGCTAACTCCCTCCATCGTTGTGCATCTCCTAGTTTATGCTGCGCAATTGACTGAAGTGTATCACCATGCGCTATTATCTTTTCGATGTACTGTGCCATCTATTTTACCTCCAATCCATGTGTAAGTATGGATTCAATCTGATTCTCCATATAGCCGAACGACATCTCAAATCCTCTAAACGACTCTATCATGTGTCGATATTTCCTCTGTGTAGATAGGTAGTCAGTAATGTAATTTACGTTCTCGCGTATACGAATAAAATCTTTTCTAGTTATATATGAAATATCGGGTGATTCACTCTCTATCGTATACAATATAGCGAATGCTTCTAGAACTGTAGATACAATCAATGTGTACATTCTAGGGTTAGCGCTAGCTAAGTCTGTATTTCTTGTCAAGTCAACAACAGTGTTTCTGTCGAGCTCTAGTTTATTTGTTGATATCTGTTCTGCACGTATCTTCTTTAAGACTAACATTGCTACAGCAGATAATGAAAATACAGGAGTATACATCTCTGATTTGAACATTGGTGTGTCATTCATTGTATTGAATGGAATTACTCCGTTCTCCATTGGATATACTCCAGAACAGAACGTTACTAGTACTTCCGGTTTAGATTGTACGTCTTTCATATTAGTTCCACCTTCCGTAATAACCTATACTATACCCTAAACCTGTTGTTCCATAGTTATATGCACCACTGTTAGAAATCTGTGGATTTACTGTTGCATTGTCGTCCTTTGGTCTGTAGTATCCTCCATCACCTTTATTGTATACATCACCGCCAACAGAACCGTCATCACCGTTAGGTCTAGTAGGTGTAGGTACACTTGTATTACCTGTAGGTAAAGGTGTAGGTAGTTGCGGGTACTGTGTTGATGGTCTATAATTACCCCCACTCGGTAATGTAGGGAATCTATTACCTATCTCAGGATTTACTACATCCGCGTCTGCTGGTTCTGAAGACGCTCGGATAATAATGAACTTCATATTATATCTGTATAGAAGAGGAGATTGTGCATCTTGAGATATCGTTATACCTTCTGGTGCTAATGTAACAATATGACTCTCATCGTTTGTAAAGTTATGAAAGTAAAACTCATCCTTAGACAGTTTCCCGTTACCACCTGTAGCTGAAAAATCAGCTATGAATTTCTTCATCTCTTTAATCTTGTTAACACCTCTATCAGAGGACTGACCTGTTGGATTAAACCCTGTAGTACCTGATATTGTCAACGTAGGGATGTCGTCTTGGAAGTCCTCTACAATGATACGGCTTTTTGTTTTAAGCGCAGTTGTTCTGTGAGGTCTTGCTTCTTCCATTGATTCTGGGTTTAGTGCGAATCGAAATGTACGTCCGCCTACTTCGAATGCAATACGTTGTAATCGTGATTTACCGTTTGCTATAGTCATTTAAACTCTCCTTCCTTATCGTCTGTAATATAGCAGATAAAGAAAAAGAAGGGAGCTATTAGCCCTCCTTCTCTCCCTCAGTTTCTTCAGTTGTTTCTAGATTATTCTGCGATTCGTTATACAATCGGATTAACTCATTATTCTCTTCTTCAGATTGCCGCATGTATGCTTTTAACATTAAGTTCTCTTTCGTTTTCATCTCTAGTTCCTTTTCCAACGCTGCGATATAGTGCGCTTCGTTTACTTTAATCTCATTCATACTAATTCCTCCGTGTCTATATTTTCATCATTTCTTAGTGGCGTAAAAGTAAACCAGTCTAACCCAGATAATACATCACTATCTGTAGTGTTAGATATCAACTCTAAAAATTTAATTAGTTTTGTATCTAGCTTCTCTTTATGAGAAATAACACCTTCGAAGACTTCTATGAATTCTTGCTCATTATGCTCTACCACACCGCTATCCTCAGTGAACCAATGAACTACTTGTTGAGTGGTTGTCTGTAAGAGTACACGAACTCCTATGAAATCGACTTGCTTGTTTAAGGATACGTCATACATATGGTTTGTTGGAGGATGGATATACCCTGCATCTAAATCCATTGTATACATTTCATGTGTTTCTGCTACCTTAAGTTGTTTATGAACATCTAGAATGTACTGCGGTGTTACTTCGGCAAATGTAATACCGAAGTTGTTTGCGATGTCCATTACTAGTTCATTTTTATTTGATGTTTGCATGTTTGCATATCCATTATATAACAAATCCTCTTCATATGATTTCTTAAATTCCATGACTTTACCTCCCTATATAATCTTTCTTGGATTAGAATCCATTTCTAGAATCTCTTCTTTTGTTGGAATAAAGTTAGTAAAGAAGAAACGTTGTTTACCTAAAACTACTTTTCGTAGTTTAGCTCGAATTACCTCGAATGTTCGTTTATCAATGAAACGGAAGTCAATACCATCCAACTTAAGTGGGTCTGCATACGGCTCTAGTGTTCCTTGGAATACCCCAATGTCTACAAAGTAAAGTACTAGAGAGCTAGGTTCTGTGTATAGTTGCTCTCGTACGTCTTTTGCAAAACGTTCGTATGCCTCTCTGCTATCCGTATACTTCATATTATAATTACTAGTAATCTCCTCATATATTCTTGTAGGTTTATCTGTAACTAACATTTATTTTCCTCCTTCATTCTGTTTAATCAGTCTTTGTGTAGCATCCCACAATGTACTAATCATTGCGTATATAACTACTGCGTCATCCTTGTCATTGGTTATAGAAGAGTGTAAATCATTCGCCATTACACCCAGCATCTTCTTGGTTTTATTATGTGATGGCTCTTCATACTCTTTACGATAGTTATATTTAAACACATCCGCGTTTTTAACTATCTCCCATGAGTCAAGGTCATACTTTTCTATATCTTGCTTATACTCTCTCTTCGAACCAACTGTACCGTCGTGGTTTGAATATAGCTTATTTATGAATAAATCCATTCTGGAACCGGGTCCGCCATTCTCTCCATTCTCTAGGTATATAGTACCATTACCATTAGCTCCGGCATTACTCCATATAATGCCCTTTCCATCGCTAAACAGGATTTTGTCACCATTACCTTTAGTAGTGAACTTAAATAGAGAGGTGCTGTCTTTAAACATCTGCACATCTGCACCTGAGCCTTTTGCTTGAAGTACTACTGGTGCGTTTTCGGCGATAAGTCTAACAGGTCGGTTAATTCCTATTAATTGTGTCTCGTAATCACTATCTCTTCTCATAGGTATTAGTAGTCTTATGGAGCCATCTGCATCTTTAACTGACCAAGCTGAACCTCTGTGATTTCCAGATTGACCTATAATATTACCATATTGGTCAAGATATGTTCCACCCTCACTCTTTGAGTAAAGCTCTCCGCCTAGTCGAATGTTACCTCCACCCATAGTTCTAAATATGATGTTATTATCAACCTGTATAGTATCATTATACAACCAAAAAGAATTATAGTCACTGTCGGGGGATGTAGGTGTATGTGGTGAACCTATCTTAGGGAAAACAATAGCTCCAGCTCTTATCGTACCTTTAACGAAAGCTCCACCATCAACTTGTAGTTTGAATCTATCACCTGACGGTACCATGTTTACACCGAGGGCTTGTGTTTTGGCATCCATAAACGCTATAGGTTTACCTTTACTGACTACTATGTTTACTTGAACATACCCTGACAACTTATCTTTTACTCTCATCTGAACTTCGTAGTTTAAGTTTGTATTAAATACTACTCGTGTTTTATGATTAAACGTATCTACACCTGCTGGAGCTGCATCGAAGTTCTTCCAAGCGGTCCATGTAGTCGATGCTGCACCCAATTCTTTGCTACGATGTTGTGGTAATTCTACTGCGTTTTTATTTGCAGAGCCTACCCTTAATGGAGATAGCGTACCTGTAGCAGTTAGTGTTGTCCCTTCCTCGAAACTATTATCCCTAGCTCCTGTTCCGAAAATAGTAGGGGGTGCATAAGGTAGTACACTTACATTGCTTGTAACCTGCCTCTTATATCCTCGACTATCTACCGCATTTATCGAACATGTTGTATCTGTATTTGTATTTATAACACCTATATTTAGTCTAACGTCACTACTGGTACTATAATTAGCTGTTACAGTAACACCATTAACCACTGCCTCGTATCTTAGTATTGACGCTCCGGTAAATGGTTGGGCTCTATTTGCTACAGGAATTACTACGTATGCATTTGAAATACCTTGAATCATAATTCTGGAGTTATTTGTTATAGCGGTTGATGTACCATTACTATCTGTAACTGGAAATGAACCAGAAAATATAGGTTGTGCTATGCTACTATCTATTGAGTACGAACCATTGGACCACATATCAGAGTCATTATTTACTTGGACACCCTCCATTCGCATTATTACTTGGTATGTCATCATGCGTCGGTCAGTTGTAGGTATAATGTTATATAGTTGCGTCTGTTCAGTAGAATTAAATGCAATGTTAAATTTGTCTGACGCCACCTCTATTCTCTTTTTGAACCTGATATTACCGTCACCTAAACTAGGTGGAGCACCTACACCGTTATACGTCCCATGGTCTACGCAGTAGACTTCAAAGGTATACTTTCCGTTATAGTTTGCTAGAGTTGCTGGTGTACTTTGTGATATAACATTTGTGCTTACGGCAACAAATGCTAAGTTATGTCGAATAACACGACCTACACCTCCGGCTGTTGTACTACCTACCTTTACTCCATTGTTGTATGTTTCACATCTAGCAAATAACGGCGCTTCGCCTCTTCTGTCTAATGCAGTTGCTAGTCGTCTACGTAAATCTGCGTCTGTACTAACACTATAATATGCCCTTGTGCCTACATTGGTTTGAGTATTAATAACGTACTCACTTCCATCTGCTCGTCGTGTAATAAGGTGAACTGTATGTGTGTAAGAGCTGTTTGCCCTGTTTATATCAATCCATATATCATCTCCTAGATACGCCTGAGGTGTTGATGATACTGTACTTTGTCTAGCTATTTTATCTGCTATTACGTCTCCACCATTGTTATTTAACCAAAACACGTCCCCTGTCTTTGCGACAGAGAGACGGAATCTTAGGTCACCATTACTATCGTGTGGTTGGTCCCAACTAGCACTTATTACCTGCGTACCTTGACCACCGTTAGGGTTTGTGAATTTCCAATTTCGGGTACCCGACCTAGCTTGTTCCCCGAATGATGAGTAAAGAACGAAGTCGAAGTCACCCTGTGTAGTAAATCCGTAGTTGGTACGATAGAAGAACACAGATACGTTAATTCTACTTTTGTTATTTTGTGCGTCAGCCCATGCATCCCAATAACACCTTCCCTCTACGAACTGATTGGTCGTAGTAATCGTAAAAGAACCACTTGCCATAATTATACCTCCTAGTTATTAGATATGAATGCCCAACCTGCGGTAGTAGGACTTTCTACTTTTAGAACTTTTATCGGTCCCATGTTTATTTCTTCTTCCGCTCGAAGTTTCTTAGTCCACGTCTCGTCCTTATCCAACTTAAATATTTCTTCTGGTTTTCCATCTCGGATGTAATAACCTGCGAATTGACTTGGTGTAATGACCGTGAAACCTATTTCGTTACCTTTATCGTCAATCTGAGATACTCGAATACCATCTAAGTTTAGACGGACGTTTGTATTATAGTTTTCACCTGTTGCTAGTGTCCACTTTATCGGCTTATCTCCTATATGAACCATTATACCAGAAAGGAGAGCAGTACACTGTGTACCAGCCGTTAACTTCAGTCGAATCTTATTAGTATCCGGTGTGAAAGCGAAGTACATTGGTGTATATCCACTATGGACTGTATCCATGTTATTAGCGATACCTCCATTGTTAATATTAACCCAATCTAGTTCACTTGTTGGGTTTTCCTTGGTTGACCTTTGTAACTCTATTTTAAATCTAAAGTTTTCGTTAGTCCCTCCTGTAAGTTTCTTGATGTAGTAGCTTACGATGAAAGGTTGGTTAGGGATAACGTTAAGGACTTGTGCGATTGTTCTAGTTCTACCTCCGGCTGTCGCCGCATCAAACATGAATCCACTATTAAATCCAAGTGCATCCAGCTCATTCGTCTGTACTTGTGTAGGTATAGGTAGCGACTTGTCTAGGACATCATCCCAGTAGGTGAATACATCTCTCGTACCTACTGTGCTTTTAGCGAAACCAATAGAGTTCTTAACGACATTCATTCCACCTGACGAGAAGAATCTTGCTGTCCACGAACGGTCCAGTTGCTCAATCTCTGATTTTTGGACATATGGCGAAAAGTCAATGTTTTGCATAGCCTCCGCTAATGCTTGTTTGTACTCCTCACTAGCTGTGTTCAAGTCATCTTGAGTCGCAAACTTATCGAGGTCATCTTTATTTGCTTTTCCTTCTAAATCAGTTAAGTTAGCTTTGTCCTTTAAACCTAACTCGTACTCCCTCGAACTAAATACTACACTCTTAATGGAGTCTGTTTCTACTTTCTGCTCGGCGTTCGCTAACCGTCTCTCTAAAACTGGAACAAGGTAACGAGTATCTTCCTGCACAGTGGCTAAGTTAGTACCGTACATGAATTGACCATCTTTATTATTGAATGGCGGTGTCCAATCTGTGTAGATATATCTTATAGATGTAGGGTGAGTTCCCTCAGGGTCTGCTAGGATGTCAATTGCTCCAGTGAAAGAGCAATATGATTCGAAAGTAGTTTCTACCTGATACACTATTTGCCATTGTTGACTAGAATACTTACTTACCATAGTTGGTGCTAGGTCTACAGGTCGTTTGTATTGTGCTGATATCGCAATGTTGTTTTGAATAATCATATCGTTTTGGTCGTAGTTTATAGGTGTGAAACTAGGAGCTAATCCACCCGAACCTGTAAATGGTTTAAATGTGTAGTAAACTCGACCGCCTGACTCATTTCGGATAGGGTCCCCTTCATATAACTTCCACCCACGCATAAAGAAGGCAATATCTTCTCCACGAACATTAAATGTTGATGTGATGTTTAAATCTTCATCTGATATTAGGAATGAGAAGTTTTGGTTTGCATAGTCTACTTTGAATTGGTTAGGTTTCGTAAAGTCTCCTGTTACTAATCTCTCTAACTCTTCTCCTTTGTGATTAGCTAATCTAACTGTACCGTTGTTAGCTATTCGTCTTGTTGCTGCGTTATTCAGTTGAACTTGTCTGTATCTTTTGCCTCCTAGTGTCACATTCTGGTTTTGTATTGTCATGAAGTATCCTGTGTCTAGTAGCACATCTGCAAATCTATTGACTTTTGTTGGAGTTCCGTCTTCTAGCCATTTAAACTCATCTCGGTTAGTACCGTCTCCATGGAAAATCTCACTAATAGTCATACTAGACCTTGTTGATTCGGTATTGTCTCTAACTGTATAGAAAGTAGGGAGAGTGATACCTGCGATTGCTCGGTTACGGTTAAAGTATCCTTCTTCTGGTCTCGGCGAGAATTCGAAAGTTTCTTCTGTGACGTCTACGGCAATCATGAAATTAGAAATAGTTACTGTACCAGTTACACCATCCATACGCATATTAACAGATGTGAACCCCGAAACATTTAGTGGGTTTTTTGTTGTCATGTATACTCCACTCGTATTGTTAGGTGTGATGTAAACTCTAGGTGCTAGCTCTGGGTAAGGGTTACTACCCTGCATGTAGAATGAACCAGCAGGAGTTGCGTTTCCTGTAGGTTCAAAACTCCAGTAGTATCCTATAACAAACCTTCTAGAACTCAACAGTTGTGTAGCACCAGCTGCGAAATTATATATATTCTTAGTCTCGTTACCTTCTGGTCTACCTGTTCCCGTATGTTTTTGTGGTGTAGAAGTTCCTAAAACTAAGTTCAAACCACCTACTTCTAGGTTGTTTTTGGTATTACCTTTAAAAATAGGTAGTGCTAGTGTAGTTATTGGAGGGCTAATCGCCGTTGATGGAACTGTCAAGTCTACTAGCTTATGTTGACCGGATTTGCTTATGTTCTTAATGGTTTGGTCTATATCCTCAATCTTGTTTTCTGTGAACTCTTTTTGTTTCTTTTGAACAAGGACGGTTAGTAATGCATAAGCAGAATCATAAGCGTTCCACCATTTATCCCAATCCGCACGTTTAACATCCATGATTGTATCACTTGTAGTATCCCATGGGAACACGTTATTACGTCCGCCTGTTTTAAGACCTTTAAGGTACGCTACGAGCTCGTTATACGCTTTTTCTAACTCTTTGTATGTCGGGTCGCTTGCGCTGTCCACAGCGATGTCTCTGGCTTGTTTACGGATAGCGTGGAAACTACCTCTGTTCCATGAATCTGCATCCATCTGAGCTACAGTAGCTGGTTCTTGCGTACCTGACAGAGAGACACCTGTAATGTCTGCTAGTTTAACTTTGACCAAACTGCGTTCGAAACGAGTAAGAAAATTGTCGTCACCTAATGCATCCATATTGAAATCTGTGTTGTCTGTGTCTCGTCTTGTATCCTCTGGAGCAGGAACCCAGTCGGCAGGTATTACACCTTTTACTAGGATATGTGACTTAACTTCTAATCTACCACCTACACCTACAGCGGACATACTAGTAGGTTCTAGTCTCAATGTTTTATCTACGTTGTTTGGGTCATTTACAGTATCCATCATTTGTTGTGTAAATGTGAACGTACCCCAAACCATCTTCCATTGCTGGGTAGCGATAGTTGGAGCGGGATTTGGATTACCTTGTGAAGATTTGTCATATGCCACAATAGATTCTGTTGTTCCTGTGTTATTTGTAGCATACATTCTCACAGGTATTCCTCCTGATGGAGTTACCCCTCCGACACTACGAACATAACAAGAATATGTCAGGATGTCTCCAACAGAAATAACGCCACTTGCAGCTAACTTACTCAACTTATAATCCATACCTGCCCAAGCTTCTGCTGTAGAATTTATCCACGTATCTTGGTTTGTTGCGTTTTGGTCTGGAGGTCTAACTGAGCTTGTTCCTCCTTTGTTTAGCCATCCTCCTGATGTGACACCTTGTGCTGTCTCTCTATTAGGGTCTGATGGGTTATTTGAGTTTTGTGTACCATAGTCACGAGAACCAATAAATAAGTTACGGATATTGACATCAAATCTGTTAACCTCTATCCATGAGCCTTGTTGCCACATCCATACGATACCTGTGCCGCGGTCATACCATAAAGAACCGTCACGTGGGTTTGTTGGTTCGACAGTACCTACCGTAATATCTTGGATGTTAGCGACTGTAACACTACCTGTAGCTAATGGAGGGTTCTTATAGTCGCAGAAGAATGTTGCTCTTTCATTTACATCTGCTGCATTAATATTGAATGAGCGACCAGAGTTTTTGTGTGCAGTGTTCCACGCTGTATCAGAAGCAGTATTATTAGATACACGCGTCCATACGAAATCGGTAGCAGGTACGGTTGTTGTTATATCGTCTGGTCCTTTTGTAATCTTAGCGGAGATAGTAGAGTTAACCCCACCATTAACGAATATTAGACCGTTAGATGACGATACCTCTACACGATATGGTAGATTTTTAACTGCATTATCAATCTGGTCTTGTATGTCATCTAGTTTAGAGCCTGTATTATTCTCTACCTGTGTGATTTTCATGTCTAAGTCAATAAACTGTTGAGTAATCTGCTCAGAGCTAACCTTTATAGAAATCATATTATATAGTTGAGTTAGTACTGCGCTCTGGTGTAGTGATTCTTTATTTGCGTAGTTAACCGCGTTCTCTGCTGCTTCTTTAATACGCTCAATTTGACTAGCATCTGCTGCTTTGTCAATTTCCACTATCCATGAGTTTAAATCGTTCACATATGTCTCAGCAGCAGATGCAATATCGTCTTTCTCTTGCTTAGTTATTGTGTTGTCTGCTAACGTTAGTTTAACAACCGTGTTTAATGCAATATGGTCAGAAGCTAGTTTGTCTGCCCACTTCTTAACTGCCTGTTTTTGGTCATCTGTTAAAAATGGGTCAGTCATGATTGTACTTGTACTTCCGTCAAGAATCGATTTCTTATTATCGATGTCATCGAGACGCTTAAATATTTCTAGTTTTTGTGCATCTGTTATATTGTTGTTGACGTCATTTGCAATGTATGTTACCATATCCTCAATAGCTTTTTGAAGGCTATCCTTATTCTTACGTGCTTGGTCTTTAATCTCCTTAATACGAGCTTCAATCTCCGCAGTATCAATAAAGTAAGTATCTTTACTTACCTTCGTTTCAAGACCGCCTTCAACTTCTGTAATAGTAATCTCAAGCATCGTAAGTTGGTTATTAATTTGTTTAATTATTTTGTCAAGCTCAGGGTCAATACCACCAGAGCCACCAGAACCGATAGGTTTACCGTTTACAAGAACACCGTCTTTAGTAATCTCCATTTTAGTTTCTGGATGTTGTAACACTACAGTCCCGTCTGGTAGAATTTCCATAGATGACATGTCGAAAGACTCTTCCTCTGGATTCACCGTATCATTCTTCTTAACAATTGAGTATGAACCATCAGGTTTAAGCTCTTGGTACGTAATACCTCCACCATCCTTATGTCTAGAACCAAGACGGAATGTCCCATCTGATTTGACAAAGAAAGTAGTTCTATGATTATCGTAAATACTTTGATGTACAAATAACATCGTAGGTGCATCTGGTGATTCTGGCTCGATTAGTTCTCCGTTAGCATAACGTGAGTGCGGAAGGTCCATATAATCAAAATGCGCATCCTGTACATAGTTATTCTCTTGGTCAGTATCCGTTGCAATTAAGAATGTTTTACCGGAAAATGTAACTTCTCGGTTACCTCGTCCATCTATGTTTTCGTATGTCATTGATGGATACAGGTTGAACGTATTCCATAGTTCTTGTTGAATGGATTCTAATGAGTCATCACCAGAAACCATGTCTGTTCTAGCTAGTTGTTGCTGGTCATCTGTCTTACCATACACGTTAATAACGATTGGCGTATCTACTTGTCCATCTATAAAACCTATAAGTACACGAGTACCGATAGTAACTAACGTAGTAGAACCATAGATATTACCGTTTGCAGTACGACCTGACATGTGTGTAGGTAGCATTGCAGAGTACTTACCATTATCGTTAGGGTTTTTAGCTGTAGAGTTTTTATCTCTCACTGTGATTACATCAACTGTGTTATACTTATAGTTAACTTTTACGACATCAGCAAGAGAGAGAGTAACTAAGTTGTTACCCTCTTTATACTTACGTTTCATTTCTTTACCGAGTTGTGATTGGAATCTCATTGTTTGTAATGGTTCAAATTCTGGCATTTATATATCTCCTCCTTTTTATATAGTATAGCACAACTACCCAACATATCTTTTTACGTGTCCTTTAAACACTCTATCCCAGTAAGAACTACTCATGTCTTCCTCAGTGATTCCTTTATCTTGAGAACCGATAAACTTACCGTTACCAGTGTATATAACAATATGACCATCAGTCTTATATGTGTCAAACCATATAAGGTCACCAACTTGCATTTGTGCTTTAACCTGTGCTTTGTCCGAGCCTCGAGAACCAACTGTCTGTAACCTTGAGTCATTCTTAATAGTATCTGTAGTCATTCCGTGCTCTCCACCTTTAAGCTGGACACCATTTAGATTAAATATCCACCAGATGAATGATGAACAGTCGGTCTTGATTGGGGATTTAGTGAATGGGTTACCACCAGAACGACCGCCACCGAATACATAGATAGATGGTTTAGTTGTCATCTCTTTAGCTATGTTAACTGCGTTCATTGCTACTGGTCCACCTGCAACTATTCCACCTGTTCCTGTGTTACCTGTTTGACCTCCACCCGCCATCTGTGCCTCTCGTGCCGCTTTAGCTTTCTCGTATAGAGTAGCTAGTGTGTCTTCACCTAAATATCCACCTTTAAAGTCCTCTGATTTACCCCATAGATTCGCGAAACGTTTAGCACCTCTATCTTGTAAACCTCTAGTTACTCCAATGATAGTAGAATAACCATTCGTATAACTAAACTCGTGCTGTATAGACTCAATGTAGAACTCCCACTTTGTCTCTTGTTCGAAATCTTGGTAGTATAGTTTTGTTCCTATACGAAAGGCGGGGTTACCTATTACACGAATGTCTCCAGAATAGAAATTCGGATTCTCACAGTACCAGTTATATAGTCTATCTGTAAATGTTTTTAGTTTAGAGCTATCTGCCGATTTTTCATTATTATTTGACTGGTTGACATCTCCTGTAGCAGATGATATAATTTGTTTATACTTATCCGGATTAAAGTTACCATCCGCGATGGCATCGATTATGCTAGTAGTCATTGAAACTGTCATCGAAGGGAACTGCGCTTTCAATGAAGCGGACATCTCGGATTTCTTCTTACGGATAGTCTCCTTATCCATGAAACCATTCTGGTTAATGTACAACATCAATTCATCAAATGTTGGTTGCTTAGCGGTATTCCCAGTACCATTGGCAGCATTACTAGTATTCACATTACCTGTTTGCGCTTTTGTTGCAGACAGTAGATATCTATTAGAAGCATCTAAACGCTTATACCCATACTTTTTAATAAGCTCTGGATGGAAACGAGGATACACCCCTAAATCTAAACTAGTAAACTCCGCAATATTAGGCGCGTCCACGCAATAAACTGAGAAGGCTTCGTTATCATTTCTGCTATAAGACTCCTGCAATACAATATCACTCGTTATTTCGTAAGATGGTAGAGCTCCCCATTTGTCTTTATCGAATGGAGTAGGTCTCATTAATGCGATACATCGTCCGTCTTTAGTGAATTCAAAGTATAACTCATTAAATGGTTTAGCTACAACATCCTCAAGGAACTGTCTCATGGAACCTTGGTAGTTTACGAATGGTGATGGGTCTTGTAATGCCTCATCTGCTTCCCAGCTCTTAAATTCGTGAGTGAAATAATCTTGTAGTCCTGTACCATCTGCGAATGCATACTGTGCATACTTATATAAGAATCTATCCATAAGTTCGTTACCAATTCCAGCAGCAGTGTTATTAGAAAATTTAAGACCTTGCTCTGTCCCATCAGGTAACCAACCTATATCAGGAGATATAGCTGCGAACTGCTGTATTACTCCAACTTGGAAGTTGATAAGTGCTTTAGTCATTGCTTGCCCTGTAATACGATATACCAGCGTACCATTAGCGTATTCTCCATCTTTTTTAATATCAGATATTAACCCTACCATTATCCATGGGTTATCTGGTGCTTTATCTGTTACATCGGGTATAGCTTTAATACGTATTAAATCGTTAGGTCCAATTACCTTATCCCATTTATCTTGAGCTGTTACGATGATTGAGAAAGCTGGACTATCGTCTGACATCGCATTCTTTGTTGATAGTGATAGAATCGCGTTATCAAAAGCTTTTGTTGTCAATGCTTCCCCTGTATCGTAAGTGATTTCATAAGTAGTATTTTCTGTTATTAAGTCAACCTCTATACGAGGGTATCTAGTTACAATCGTAGTCATGTATTTTCCTCCTTTGTATACTTATAATATAACAGAAAAAGGGTAGGTGAGCTATGCTCACACCACCCCATTAAGCTATCGTCATCTCTCTTCCATAGAAACCAAGTAGACTTCCGATATCCTGTCCTGTCTTTTTCATATCCGCGCTATTCTTAACTTTATCCGAGACTTTTTCATCCCCAGTTACATTAACGTTAATTGTAGCTTGAACATTACCACTTCCCGAACCTGTTGGTGCACCTGCCATGATTGACGCTATGTTAGGCGCCCATGTTGCGTTGGTTGCGTATCCTGCGGCTTTCATCTTATCTAAATTCGTTCTTCCTTTACCGTAATACTTTTCGGATATCCACTTAGCTCCACCCATGATGCCTTTCTCAGCGGCAGAACCTCCGCCATCTTTGAATTCATAAGCGCTTGCGTATGGACTATTGTCGAAAGCACCAATACCGAAGAAGTTTCCTTTGTCTCTAGCAATCTTAGAGGTACCCCATCCAGATTCTTCTGCTGCGTGAGCAATCAAGTAACGAGGGTCTAATCCGTATTCTTGTCCTGCTTTTAGGAATGTCGCACCCATTCCTCGCATCATAGAATCTTTAGGTGCTTTAGAATTAATCCATCCATCTAAGTCTTCTGCTGTAAGTTTAGAGTCTGTGAATCCTAAATCATGCTGTTGAAGATTGTTTGTAGTCCACTTTTGACCTTCACCTACGAATTGTAACTTACCTTGCCCAGAGAATCCGCCTGTACCTCCTGTAGCACCTCCAGCTCCGCCGCCAACACCCATGATACCATTTTGGGCTCTTGCTTGTGCAAGTATCTGCTCAGCTCTTGTTAACACGTTCTCATACATTGTAATGTTTTCTCGTTCGTAAGATAAGTTGTCACCTTTCTTGGCTTCTGTCATCTTTTTAGTATTTGTATTCTCTTTATCCGTCATGTTTTGAATCTGGTTGTCTTGTCCGGAAGAGATACCTAAAGCTGATGCCATGGCTCCTGATGATATTCCTAGTGAGGATGCCATACCGTTAATCTGGTCCATATTAGGTGCACCAGTAATACCCTGTGACATTTGTGATTGTATTGCAGATGCTCCTACAGCTCCACCAGTACCTGCTGCTGCGGCTAGTGCCGATGCAGAAGTCTCAGCTTTAGCTTTGTCAGCTGCTGTTGGTTCTTCTTTAGGTTTCTTATCAAACCATCCACCTATTGTTTCACCTATACCAGAACCAGCCCAACCACCTGCAATTGCTCCACCGATACCACCTACTGCTGTTCCTATTGGTCCAAGGAATGAACCTACTGCTGCTCCGGCTGCGGCTC